GAATCGAACCAAGCACCCCCGCCTTATCAAGACGATGCTCTAACCGAATGAGCTAAGTGGGCAAGTATGGTATAATCTACCAAGCATATTGTGCTTGTATCACAGTTAGTTATACCATTAACTGGTACACCCAACGGGATTCGAACCCGTGTTACTGCCTTGAAAGGGCAATGTCCTAGGCCTCTAGACGATGGGTGCCTAAATGTTATTAAATTGTTAAAGATATTAACTACGATAAAAAGAATTATACATCAAATAGGATTTATCGTCAACAATTATTTTTGTTGCTAGTTTGATAATTTGGTCCGGCGTCCAGGACTCGAACCTGGATTTACAGATTAGAAGTCTGTAGTATTATCCCTTATACGAACGCCAGAAATTAATTAGACAGTAAGCATTTGTCTAAGATTGTCTAATTCACTTTTAGTTAGAAAAAGTTCAATCTTAGTTTGCTCCGCATCAGAGTTCTTAGCAAATTCATATTTGGTAAAAATACGAACATAATAGGTGTCCGGCGGGAAATCAATTTTTTGTGTTTCACAGAAAAGTTTGTAACCTTGTGCTTCAGTAACTAACATAATATACCTATAATACAAGAAGTTTGGCTGTCTAGGTAGGGATCGAACCTACGACAGGGTGATTAACAGTCACCTGCTCTACCGACTGAGCTACTAGACAATAAAATGGTGCTGGCGAAAGGAATCGAACCCTCAACCTACGGATTACAAATCCGTTGCTCTACCGTTGAGCCACGCCAGCATAAAACTATTTAAACGCAATCATATCACACAAAACATTTTATGTCAATGTTTTTATTATGATAACAAAATTCTGCTATGTTTTGGTACACCTGTCATTAAGTATTCCATTTGATCAGCGAGAATATTTCTATTTTGCAAAATCATTGCTTCAAAGAAATTTGGCTCATAGGGAACATAAAGCAATTCCATTCGTGCCTCTTTCAATGTTTTGTTGTCTTTCTTGTTATTGCATGGAGTACATGCAGTAACCACATTCATCCAATTGTTTGCACCACCTCTGCTTTTAGGTAAAATATGGTCACGACTTAAGTTGTTTGAATTCGAAAAATGTCCGCCGCAGTATGCACATACATGACGGTCACGCCCAAACAATGTTTTATTAGTAAGTGCAACTTTGCCATGTTTGCTAGGATCAAAACCATGTCCTTTAATGGCAATAATACTAGGAGTTTCAAGATAACTCATTTTGCCATTATTTTGAATGCCACCACGATAACGTGCAACAATTTCACCAATACTCCATGCTACCATCTCTTTTGCATGGTAAGTGATTGCAATATCGTTTGAAACCCATTGTCTAGGGATTCCTGTGATATCCAAAGCTAAGACAGACATTTTAATCTCCTATATAAAATAGTATTTACTTTTGGTAAGTCCTGCAGGAATCGAACCTGCATCAATGCAATCGGAATGCAGTATCTTATCCATTAGACTAAGGACTCATCAAGTATAACAAATAATTTAATATTTGTCAAAAATTGGTGCCGACCCCTGGTAACGCTCCAGGCCATTCTGTTCTTCAGACAGACGCTTCCACTTGGTTAGCTTGAACGGCATTGGTGCCCTGAGAGAGACTCGAACTCTCAACAATCCAGTACCTTAAACTGGTGCGTCTACCAATTTCGCCATCAGGGTATTTGGGGTGAAGGATGGGGCTCGAACCCACGACGACCGGAATCACAATCCGGGACTCTACCAACTGAGCTACCATCACCATTGAATGTTTTGGTGGAGGATAACAGAATCGAACTGTTAATCACGGCTTGCAAAGCCGTTGTTATCCCATTTAACTAATCCCCCTAACTTGGTACTATTTTTGGTATATATGGAACTGCTCTAGGCCCACCATACAATTGTTCAAAAAGTTTTTTAGCCTCTTGCGGTGTATCCGCATAAATTCTTTTCTTTTCTTCGCCGCTCGGCGTTCTAACAGTAGTTTCATACATTGGCATAATATTTCCTTTATTGGTAGTAGAGGTCAGACTCGAACTGACGATAAACACCGTATGAAGGTGGCGCATTAGCCGCTATGCTACTCTACCGTAAAAAAAGGTAGCATAGCTACCTTTTTGCCCATCAATGTTGTATATTAGCGATTTGCAATATACATAGTGATTTCAAAACCAAAACGCATATCCTGTGCTGTAGGTTTAGTCCACATGTTTACCTCCTGTATAAGAACGCTCATATTAAACAAGCAAACGTATTTAGTCAACAAGAATGGTACCCCAAGAAGGATTCGAACCTCCGACTCCTGCGTTCGTAGCACAGTACTCTAGTCCACTGAGTTATTGGGGCAATGGCTGGGGATGATGGACTCGAACCACCGAATGCCGGAATCAAAATCCGGTGCCTTACCAACTTGGCGAATCCCCAATTGTAATTATTATTCTGAAACATACTATTAACGGAGTTGAACCGCTCATCTAAAAGGATCCATTACGGCATCCCGACTGTACCCTATATCACTGAGTATGCTTTAGAATAATGCGAGTTATCTCGCATTATGTTAGAATCGACGTTCCAACCAGTAGTCTTACTATATATGTTTTCGCCATATACTTCATGTATACTGTCCGCCCGTTAAAGATTTTTTATAGTGAACCTAAGAGCCTCGTTCTCTCTAAACACTTGTATAAAAATTAGCAATCAACCTTGTCTATTTGATAATTTTTATACCTATCAAATTTGTTTTTTATTAACAAATCTAGTTGTTCTTTTGATAACACATGTTCTTCATACCACTTTTTGTTATCAAGCGAACCGAATTTTATATCATTTTCTGTTATTTTGTCAATCATAGTGTTGTATTCCTGCAACAAAAAACCCTGGAGATTTTAAATTTCCAGGGTTCGTATAAACTTTTATAATGTTACTTGTTTATTCCGTTCCCCGGTAGCCGCTTTGATTATCATTTGTGCCACGGATACTTGTTGGATATACAGGCGCAAAAGACTCTATGGCTAAAACTGACCATAGCCCTTCATGCAGCATCGTATTTTTACAAGTAAAGTTCATCATAGTAAAGTTATTTAGTCCTGGCATAATAAAAGCTTAAATTATCTAGCTTTTTTACGCATTTTCAATGTACACATTGTACAATAAGATATCTATATAGTCAAATACTTATTTGCCCGTTTTTTCTAATAAATATTGTCATGCTATTCAAAATTCAAAATTATCCAGTCGTTTTTCTAAGTTATCAAGAGGAAAACAAAGAAGCCAATTACTTACGCTTACTAGAAATTTGTCCAAATGCACTGCGTGTTGACAATATAAAGGGAAGCGACACTGCACACAAAGCTGTTGCAAATCTTGTTGAAAATCATAGTCACGTTATTATTGTTGATGGTGATAACTACGTACACGATAATTTATTGCAAATTGAACTGAATCTAGTCGATACCGTAAACGTATCCGACAGTGTAATAAGCTTTAGTGGTAAAAACAACATTAATGGAAATACGTATGGTAACGGTGGTATCAAAGTTTGGCCAGTAGAAAAACTGAAAACTATGCGTACCCATGAAAACAGCTCCAATCCTAATAGTGTTGATTTTGATTTTAAAAATTATCTACAATTAAATCGTAGTTTAAGTGATGTAAACATAAATTCAAGTCCAAAGCAAGCTTGGAGAAGTGGGTTTAGGGAAGGCATCAAACTATGTATGGAAAATGATATATTCGTAAAAGAAATTTCAGAAATCAACTGGAGAAATTATGAAAGACTTTGGAGATGGATGCATTTAGGCACAGACGTTGAAAATGGAGTTTGGGCTATATTGGGCGCCAGGCAGGCAGCATATATCGCATTGTCAAAACAAAATTTTAATATAGGGGATATCAAAGATTTTGAACATTTAGATAACCTATTTGAAGCTCAGTATGAATTATATAAAGATGATATATTGTTTGAATGTAATCGATTAGGTAGATCGTTAAGTTCTATAACAAATGATGGAAGAATTGTAGATGTATTTCAACCAAATGCTAGCAAAGAATACAAAGAAGAAATTCCTGTAAGCAGAAGAAGTCCTGAAACATTTATAAAATACAAATACCCAGGTGAATTTGACGTAATATTCATAAGCTACGGTGAACCAAACGCTGAAAAAAATTTTGAACTAGTACTTAAAAAATATCCAAAAGCAAAAAGAATTGACGGCATAGCAGGGATACATCAAGCACACATTGCTGCTGCTAAGATTGCAAAAACAGATTATTTTTGGGTAGTAGATGCCGATGCATCATTAGTTGATGATTTTTCTTTTGATTTTAGTGTACCTTTTTATGAACAAGCCAAAGTTAGAGTTTGGCGCAGCGTTAATCCAATTAATGGGTTAATATATGGGTACGGTGGTGTAAAGCTATTACCCAGATTCTACACGTTACATATGCAAACTAATAAACCTGATATGACTACAAGTATAAGTAATTTATACGAACCTGTAATTAAACTAAGTAATTATACTAATTTTAATACGGATCCATTCAATACATGGCGAAGTGCATTTAGAGAATGCGTAAAGTTAGCAAGTCAAATAATTGATAGACAAAACTCAATTGAAACTAACGACAGATTAAACGTTTGGTGTACAGTAGGCAAAGATAAGAAGTACGGCGAATTTGCAATTGACGGAGCTATTGCAGGCAAAGAATTTGCGATGGCTAACAAGAATGATACAGAAGTATTAAAAAGGATAAATGACTACGACTGGCTCAAAGAACAGTATGATCGATTTTACAAAAATTCCATTTGAGAAAATAGTAAAATTTGGTCAACAAACTTTAATAAAAGATGATGTCTTTAATATTAGTTGGATTCTTGGTAGGTTCTGTAATTATAAGTGCAGCTATTGTTGGCCTTATGCTAATAGCCAAACGCCTGACTATTCGGATTTTCAAAAATACATTCAAACAATAGATTCAATAAAAACTCAAGCAAGGCAAAATAGATTTAATAAATTTCATTGGTCCTTTAGTGGCGGAGAACCAACTGCTTATAAACATTTATTATCTTTATTAAAATACCTTGAAGATGGTATCACCCCATACCAAAGTATACACATGACTACTAATTTAAGTCCAAGCAAAAAATGGTGGGGAAATTGGTGCATGTCTACTGAACTATTTCAACGCAAATCAATTACTGCAAGTTATCATAGTGAGTTTGCGAATGAAAATGAATTTGCAGAAAAATGTTTATTCTTAATGGGAGAAAATGTTCACGTAACCATTAATCAAGTTATGGTACCAGATCAATTTTATGAGTTGTATGATAGGTGTAATAGATTTCATGATAAAGGAATCAATGTCACACTAAAGCCACAGAGTAACGACACCGCCAGTGCAATTGTAGATGGATACACAAACGAAATGATTGCAATAATGCAAAATGGGTTCCCCCAAAAGGCAAAGGAGCAAGAAATATATCAAATAAGCTTGTATGACCAAGACAACAATGAGTACTTGTTTGACCAAGCAGAAAGATTTAATTCTTTTGGTTTTAATAATTTTAAAGGTTGGTATTGCAATTCAGGGTATCAAAGTGTTATAATACGGGGAGATGAAATTAAAAGAAGTTATAGTTGCCACGACCAACCATTAGGAACATTAACTGATGGTTTTAAATTATTTGGCTCGCCAAAAAAGTGTATAACCCCTAGCTGTGTGAGTTCGGCAGATAGCAAAATACCAAAATGCAAGTTAACAGAATAGTTGAACATGAATATAGACACTGAACACTTGCATTATTGGATGTGTGCCATTCGTGAGAGCAAAGACCCCAAACGTACACTAGACGCCTTTTGGCGAGGACAGATACAAAGCAAAGAGTGGTTAATTGAAACTTTAGAAAGTTTTATCAGTTCAGAACAAGATAAAAGTTTAAATTTTCCTGTCAGTATTGACATACACGGCGGGTGGGTCGGCACTCTTGCTAGTTTTCTTTTTCAAAGTAAAATTTCTATTAAGTATATTCGTACCATCGATATAGATCCTAGTTGTGAAGAAATAGCTAGAACTATGAATAAAAAAGAAGAAATGCAAGGAAGATTTACAGCAATTACATCGGATATGTGTGCAATTCACAGTAATGCAGATATTATTATCAACACTAGTTGTGAACACATTACACAAGAACAATATGATACATGGTTAACTTGTTTACCGCACAATAGTTTGATTGTAGTACAAAGTAATAATTACAAAATTGATGAACACATACGAATTGCCAATAGTTTAACTCATTTTATAGATCAATGCAAACTACATGTTTATAATGCAAAAAAACTTGAATTGCCATTGTATGACAGATACATGATTATAGGAAAGGCGAATGTTTAAATTTAATGAATTAAAATCTATTCACATAGAGCTAACTAATAATTGTCAGGCAAGGTGCCCCATGTGTGCCAGAAATCATCACGGTGGGTTGCCTAATCCATATTTAAAATTAACTCAGTGGACACTAATTGAGTTTAAAAAGATCATCTCTCCTGAAATTTTAAACTTAGTCCGATGTATATATTTTTGCGGCAATTTTGGTGATCCTATGCTGCATGATGACCTAATAGAAATGTGTGTGTACATCAAACATGTGAATCCAAATGTACGAATTGCCATACACACCAATGGCGGAGCTAGAAAGCCGTCATGGTGGATAGATTTAGCTAAGGCACTTCCTGTAGATCACTGTGTTCATTTCGCACTTGACGGATTAGTTGATACGCATTCATTATATAGGATAGGCACTAATTACAATACTGTAATAAAAAATGCAAAAGCTTTTATTGATGCAGGGGGAATCGCCGAATGGACATTTATAAAATTTAAACACAATGAGCATCAAACAGAAGAATGTAGGGTAGTAGCCAAAAGTTTAGGTTTCTCAAAATTTGTTGTAAAAAATAGTTCACGCTTTTTAGTAGAACCAAAATACGATGTTGTAGATAAAGAAGGAAACTATACACATACAATTGAACCCCCAACTGAAACTACTATTAAGTTTATGCCAAAAGAGGTAATTAATTCTTATAAACAACTTATAGCTGAGGCAAAAATTAACTGCCATGTTTTAAATCTTAAAGAAATCTACATTGACGCATACAAAACCATACTTCCTTGTTGTTGGGTAAGTTCCATACCCTATACATACTATGATCCTGAATATATCAATCATAATGTAAGCGAAGATATAAAAAATCAATACACTAAACTAATTGAAGATTTTGGTGGTGTAGAAAAACTTAATGCACTAAACGGAATAAAAAATGTGATTGATTCTGAAATTTGGCAAAATATTTGGCACAAAAAATGGAATGAAGAAAAATTAATTACCTGTGCCAGAGTATGCGGTGAATTTAAAAATGTAGATATAAGTCAACCCAATGATCAGTGGATAGAAACTAATTCTTTGACTTAGAGGCTCGAATATCAGTAGCACATGAACAAGCTAAAAAATTACATTTCAGTGGTTCAGCCATTATTTCAGGAGTCAACTCTAAGTAATGGTTAAATTTTTTAATCCCACAATTTGCCCATATGGCTTTGCCGTCATCAAATATGCATATTGATTCATTACCGGCTTTACACTGCCAACCATAAAAATTGTTTGTGCCTGTGCGTATCATTTTAAATGGATCTAGTGTAACCCTGTTTCCAGTAGTGTCTGTTGCTATAGATTCTGTATCCGCTAACCACATGTGAGTTTTTCTTAATTCTGTTTCTCGTTCAACAGTAAAAAGCCATTTAGATTCTGCCTTTGACAAATACTCTAATTGTTCGTCACTGTAATTAGCGTGAAAATTTGCACCTCCCCAATTGTTCATAACTCGGATTGGTGTTACTTTTAAATCTTTTAATTTTGATATTTGATCAAACCAGTCTAATGATATCTCCCAATAATTAGGATCCATCATAACATAAATCACTAGAAAAGAATGTTGTGATAATAATTTTAATTTTTCTAAATCTAATTTATGTTGACTAGGATGTAATGTTATGCACCAATTATCTACTAAATGTTTTACTTCATCGTAGAAGCGCAATGTCCTAACACTGTTAGAATCCACTAGTACATTATAATTAAAGTCTTTAATTAATTTTATAACTTCCTCAAATTGTGGATGAGTAGTGCATTCACCACCTGTCAATTGAACGGCCGTATTTCTATCCGTAAATCTACTAAGAAACAGTTTTAAATCATTTAAGTTTATATCTCTATGTGTACCGTAATGTAGATCATCCGGACAATATCTACATTCGTAGGTGCAACTACGTGTCATTACAAAATTAATACGCAATGCATTAGGATTAGCTATTTCTATTTTTATTAGTTTATTCATGGTGCAATAGATTTTCTATAAGACTTTTGTTATTTTTACATTTGCCGCAAATCGCTGCACATATTGCATTTTTTCCTACGCTAATGTCTTTGTTCCATGACTCTTTAATTTCATTAAAGGTAACTGATTTTAAAATTTGTTCTAGAGTATTGTTATGTAAATTAATTTCATTAAGATTAAATTGACTTTTTGTTTTCCTAATCCAACTATACGGTTCAGGTACCATATTATCATCTAAAAGTATAATGCTAGCCGTGTGACAACAAGGGAACACTAAACCTTCAGCAGAAATATATAAGTTACTATTTTCTATGGCATAACATTTAATATCTAGACTATTTAAATAGTTTTCAGTAACATCAAGATTAGTAAAATCTAGTTTATTTCCGCTATGTGTATACATAGGATTTTTTGGTGGATAGACTCTAGTTTTTTCATTTTGCTGTTGATTTAATAAATCTCTATGTGATATTTTAATTTTAAATTTATCGAATCCCATTTCTGCACTTAATTGTTTAGCTAACTCAACTTGATGCTCGTTGTGTAGAAAAGGTATAAACTGCCATGTTGCCTTCGCTCCAGATTCTATATATGCTTTTGCATTTTGCATTAGCAGGTTCCATTTAACTCCAATACGGTATATATGATTAGTATCCTCTAGTCCATCGATGGCAAATATCACATTACCATTATGTCCAATAACTTCTCCTAATTCGCTCCAAAACTTTGGTTTCTGTACGCTGCCGTTCGTGTATACTTCTACATAAATTTTAGGGTTTTGTTTTCTAAACCACCTGATAATATCAATCAAATGTTTATTCATTGTAGGTTCCCCCACATTTCCACTAAATGAAACTATTTCTAAATTTATTACTACTTGTTTAGGAAAAAAAATCTCAAAAAAAGTATCAGTTAAATTCACTTGATTAAAAAAATCATAGGAACCATTTTGTGATTCTCTCATGCATTGAGGACATTTTGCATTACAAAAAGAAGATGGCTCAATATCTAAAATTTTTAAATCAGAATTGTAGAAAGTCATTTATGTGGCGCTTAAAGATATACTAAACCCTTTATCTTCTAATTTTTTTATGTAAGGATTAAGCACGATTGGATCACAATTTAATAAAACTTCTCTTTCGTTTACCTTTTCAAATCCTGTAATAATTCTTTCTTTAATAGATTTATTAAAAAAAGTCATTAAGGTAAAATATGCTTCCTGTTTCCAATCATAATCGCCTCCTGTAACAGTTAATTTGTAGCCAGGGGATTTAAATTTAGGAAGTAGCACTCGAATGTTTAAATGTATTCTAGTTCTACCTCCAAAGTTTGCTGCCACATGTGTAACACTTGTGTCCATATACCACACTGATCCATCAGCAGGCAAATGATACATTTTATTGTTGTCCAAATCCATAATATAAGAATATAGATTGGTTATGATAGGAACATGTATTCTATCATCTGGGTCAGAATGTGCAGTATAAGATTCTCCACTTTCTAGTTTTAATAATCTAGCTTCACCTACATTTTCAATAGATTGTAAAATATTTCCTAAAGGAGTATTTAGAAATTCGGGTTTCGTTAGATAAGGACCATTAAGTAATTTTCCTGTGGTATAATTAATGGATAAACTTTTACCAAAATTAAGTTCACTAACTTGTTTTACTAAACTATCTACGTCTACAGAAAGAGTCAATTTTGAAAGCATGAAATATTTATAGTAAATAGTCAGTGGATAGAATTAAAATTGCACCCGATTATGATAGTAAGTATTTAGAAATAGAAAGACCACAACCACTTACAGATAAAAAAATTGACACTCTAATACAACAAGTGTTGCATGGATGTTTGGACAAAGACATTAGTAATGAGGTTTATAATAGATTTAAGTTTCGATTTGTAAATTGGTTATCAGAATCTAAACGTAATTCGTTATATGGATTGAAAAAATTTAACCGTATAGATATTATTAACGGATGCACTCAATTTATCGATAACATTTATATGCACCATCGGGTACAAACACTAGTTGATGACTACAGATACCACAGTAGATTAAACTTATCATACCTTGTTACCCCAAAAAATTTAATACATGGTGTGCCTTTAATTATCGCTATGCCATTTCCACAAATAGGATCTATACATAATAATATGCAGGATATACTCAGTGAGTGTGCAGAGAAAAAAATTGATGTACATATCGACGGAGCATGGGTTACAACATGTACTGACATAGAATTTGATTTTAATCACCCAAATATTAAATCGGTGGGTATTAGTTTAAGTAAAGGATTAGGGTTAGGTTGGAACAGAATAGGTTTACGATGGTCAAATGAAGATAGCGATAGTATTACAATAATGAACGATTTCCATATGAATAATAAGGCATTAGTAATGATTGGTTCATATTTTTTAGATGAGCTAGTACCTGATTACCTTTGGAATACTCATGAACATAGATATAAGACAATTTGCAAGGACTTTAATTTAACTGAAACAAAAAGCATTTATTTAGCATTAAAAAATGGCATGCCAGTCGGTGTTTCACCTTTAATTCGTTATTTAGAAGAAAATGGAATATAACATAGACGGCGTTAACATACCCTATGATAAAGAATGGCCTAGTATCGCTGTCAGTTTAAGTGGTGGTGCCGATTCGGCGCTATTAGCATATCTATTATGTTCACTTGCAGTAAATGAAAACCCTAATCTGAAAATTCATATCATAAGTCATATTCGTATGTGGAAAACTAGACCATGGCAAGAATATGATTCAAAAAATGTATATGAATACTTAACAAAGAAGTTTCCAACGTTCGAATGGACTAGACACGTAAATTTTATTGCACCGGATATTGAATATGGTGCAACTGGTCCTGTGCTTATGGACGAATATGGTAAAAAAGTAAGCGGAGATAATATTCAAATACGTGCGTATAGTGAATATGTTTGTTATCACAATAAAATTAGTGCTTACTATAATGGTGTTACGAGAAATCCAAAAAATAAAAACTTTGATGGGATGAAAGAAAGAGATATTGATCCTACTGAATTTAATCAACACCTGCGTTTAATGAAGCACATGAATGTATATGCCATACACCCATTTAGATTTATTGAGAAACATTGGGTAATTCAACAATATAGAAAAAGAAACTTATTAGACTTATTTTCTATAACAAGAAGTTGCGAGGGTGAATTTGAAGGGATAACTTATGAAACATACATACCTAATCAACATGTACCTACATGTGATATATGTTTTTGGTGTAAAGAAAGAAATTGGGCTATAAGTAATGCAATGTAATAGTAAAACATTTTGTATGCATCCTTTTACCGGATTAGCAACAAGAGAAGATGGCGCCATACAAGTGTGTTGCCGCAGTCATCCAATTGGTAATATACAGGATAATACTTTAGAAGAAATATGGAATAACCATACGATGAGAAGAATACGTTCTCAAGTTTTGTCCGGAGAACGTCCACCAGAATGCGAACCTTGCTTCAGCTTAGAAGACCAAGGTGTAGAAAGTTTACGTCAACGACATATTAAGGGTGAGATACCAGAAGCCCGTATAAAACTTTACCCAAATGCATTTGATGATCTTCATCCGACAATGACCATGCCTTTTAAAATTCCTACTATGGAATTAAAGCTGAATAATCTATGTAATTTAAAATGCAGGATGTGTCATCCCGGCGATAGCACTAGCTGGAATGACTGGGCAGAAATTAAAGACTTTTATAAAGAATCCGGTAAAGTTATATATCAATTAGTGGAAGATCATAATTTAGAAAACAAGCCGCTATTAGATAAATTTGAAGACAATCCCAATTGGTGGTCTAGCTTAGAAAAAAATTTACCATACTTTAGGCGAGTAGAGTTTGCAGGAGGTGAACCTTTGATGGATCCGCAGCATTATCGCATATTAAATATGCTCAAACCATATGGACATCAAATTGAAATTAAATACGCCACAAATTTAACAATGTTAGGTAAGGGAAATCGTAATATATATGAATATTGGCCTTATTTTAAAAGCGTTGCATTAAATGTCAGTATAGATGGCATGAAAGATTCTTATGAATACATTCGAGGTAATGCTGAGTGGGATATATTAATTAAGAATATTAAAGAAGTTCAAAGTATTACTAATATTAATCGAATAGTAGGAGCTGTAGCTGTTCAAATATCTAACATATTAATATTAGACGAAATGATTGAGTATTTCTTAGATGAGTTAGAAATTGTTTTCTATACTAATATGGTTAGATATCCAAATTGTTTAAGTATACAAGTATTACCTGAGCAATTAAAAAACATTGCTAGTTCTAAACTTAAACTTGTATCTGAAAGACTGCAAGATTTTAAAATGGTTAAAAAACACCCGATGTTATATGAGTTGACATTAAATCAAATAAATGGCGTTTTGAACTTTCTAACAGCAAAAGATGAGAGCCATCTTTGGGTAGATACAATTAATTTCAATATGCGATTGGATAATACTAGAAAACAGAGTTTTTTAGAGGTGACTCCGGAATTTAAGGATTACATATGAAAGAGATTTTTCAAAATATAGAAGGTTACAACACCTTAGAAATAACTATAAGTTGTCGTGTAGGTGATCTAAAATTGAATTATCAACTCATTGATAATCCTGTACAGCATATATGGCAACAGATACAATTAGAAACTAGTGAATATAATACAGGTATTCAAATGAATACGCCAACTGACAAGGTATTAAGATTAGCAAATGACATCTGTACAACAATTAATATTAAAGAGATTCCTAAAAATTTTACCAAAACTGATTTAAATAAAACGCATAGTTTACTAGTCAAATTAACTAACGAATCCAATGACGATACATTATCTACATTGAATAAATTAATACATGTTTTAGAAAATAAGATTAACAGTAAATATTCTGAATACAATTCGAATATAGTATTCTATTCTGCAAATAGTGAACAATACATACCCATAAAAGAAGAATATAAAATATGGCTAGAATCTAATAATAAGTGGGGCGATTTAATTTTAGGTTACGGCACTTTAGGCAAAGATTGGTTAGACTTGTCTACGGACGATGATGATTATACAGAGTTAGCAGCCCAAAATACAATTAGTTCAGAAACTTTGTTATTTTTTAAACCCGAATATAATTTTCCAAAGGCTAGTGAAATTTTCTTTTACCGGTGGGCAAAACAGTGCAAATTTAATATCCCATTGCATGACTTAAACAAACTATCATTAGGTAGATATGTATTAGGTAAATTAATAATTGATCAAACTCTTTTAGATTACCACAATAATGTTGGAGATTGGTATATACCAAATCATCTATGCAAATTGATGTGGAATAAAGATATCTTAGGTGATAATGTAACTGTCAAAAATTTAAAGTTTTATAATGACAATAAATATCACGAAATGTCGATTGACCATGCTCAAATAAGATCAATATTATGATGCAAAAAATAACAAGTCGTTGGCATCATCAAGACAGCATTAAGGTTGAATGGAACTTAGGTAAACGTTGTAACTATGATTGTAGTTATTGTCCTAGTAGTATACATGACAATAATAGCCCGCACACTGACATAGAGGTACTAAAGGCAACGGTAGACAAACTAGTAATATTGGGTAAGCCTATACGACTTAGTTTTACAGGCGGAGAACCTACAGTACATCCTGATTTTGAAGAATTGGTTCAATATTGCGTTCACAAAGACATTAAATGGATAAATGTAACAACTAATGGAACAAGAAGTCCGATTTATTATTTTAGATTGCCAGTAAATCATATTGTGTTTAGTCTGCATTTTGAAAAAGACTGGAAAAGAGTATTAGACACAATATTACGTTACGCAGCAAGTGATGTAGAGCCAGGCATGCGCAAACCTTGTATGATTAATATTATGGCTCATCCTGATAAAATGAAAGAAGTTAGAATCGCAACTCAAAGGTTAGAGGTTTACAACGTACCGTACACGATTCGTAGAATTCGTTGGACAAATGATGATCATAATATATTTGATGATATGCGCTACGATCAAAATGATTTAGATTGGATATTAAGTAAAGATGCTACTGTTGAACCCAATAGTATTATTGATGACAATATTAAAATGCACGCCAATGATATTATTAAAAAACACTTTAATAAATATAAGGGTTGGAGCTGTAACGCAGGTTTAGAAAGTTTGATGATTAACTGGGACGGTGAAGTGCATCGTGCTACGTGTAGAGTTGGAGGTAGTTTAGGAAATATATACAAAGATGATTTTAAATTACCCATAGACCCTATAATTTGCACTAGGGATTTTTGTACTTGTGCGTCTGACATTCCATTAACAAAGGTAAAAAATGGCTAATAAATATTTTTATCCTCATATTCCTCCCGCATGGATCGCAGCCAGTCCTATGGAAAAAGTAGCGGGCACTACATTTAAATGGGCAAGCAATCTATTTCCTGAGAGCCCTGATAATCCTAAAAATGCAAGATTTGATAGTGATGATATTGTTTACACTGTAAACTCTTTAGGTTATAGAGAAAAAGAATTTGAAGAATCATATCATCAATATGATGAATTATTTTTGGGGTTTGGGAATAGTTCCACAGCTGGAACAGGAATAGCCGATCGTGATATATTTCTTAGAGTCATCGAACGCAGTTTGCCAAATATAAGAATACTTAATTTAGCAATTGCTAAAGCTGCACCAGATACAATTGCTAGAATGGTATCTTGCACAGTACCATATTTTTTACCAAAATGTAAAAAACTAAGTGTTATTATTATGTGGCCACAAGATGTGCGTAGAGAAGTGTTCTTAGACCACCATCATGAGGCAGTTACTGCATATTCAAAACCACCGTATGATGGGTATTTTTTTGGCATTGATAAAACATCTTGCAAGTACAATAGAGACAAAAATACACATATGGTAGAGTTAGTCCGTCAAGTGTATAACGTAGACTTATATACAGTACCGTATAATTTGTATATGGATTCAACTGATGAGAAAACTGTTGGCAATGACACGGCTAGAGACGGTGCTAGTCCTAGTCCTAATTGGCATAGAAAATTTGCGAAGGTTATACTTGATCAAATAAATGCGAAAGCTCAGGAAAAATTTGACTAGAATTTAAATTTCTTACAGCGTCTAAATTTTTAATATATTCTTTAAAGTCATCTAATAAATGAGAATGATCTTCTGCTTCAACGAATTTTAAAATAGCTTCCCATCTTTTCCAACCATATGGATTAATGTGCCAAAAATTATCATCCTGTGTGTAATTTTTCCATAGCCATTGTTTAAAATCTAAAATAAGTTTTCTAATTTCTAACTTATCCTCTTTTGGTAAAATTCTAGCACTCAAAAATGTAGGGATGTACAATAAGTGCAAGTTAATTATTCCACCACCAGTTTCATATTCATCTAATTTAAATTTATTGATTTTTTTAAAATTTTGGCTTATTTTCCATTTAGCAAATTCTACTATGTGTTTAATGTTAAGTGCTTGTACAGCACATGCAATCGCACAATGAATATGTTCAGGTGTATTATCCATTAGACGCAAACTACTTTCAATTTCGTCCCAATTAGCCGGATATCGAATATAATGATTTCTATCAAAAATAGCATCTAAACTAAAAGCATATCTAACTTGTTTAAACTCTTTCCAAACGTTTATAATATCTTCATTAACAAATATTCCGTTACTGTTATATCGTAAACTAATGTTTTTTGCATAACCACGCTTAACTATTTCATCTAAAAATTTACGATGTTCTTTAATCATCAGCGGTTCGCCACCTGCGAAATATAATTGTGTTATGTTTGGTATCTGTTCAAACACTTCATCCCAAAATGTAGGCTTTTCGTACCAAACATTGTTAAATGATTCGGCATCAAAGTTTAATTGAAACTTAACAACTTGACTTGTAGTACGATTCATTACTTTGTCATAATCTTGAAGCCAACGACTAGAATCATGTGGACTACACATTACACATTTTAAATTGCATGTGTGCCCTAAACGTAAATCCATATACCTTATAATTGGAGGTACAGTGCCATCTTCCATCGTATCTCTAATTAATTGATTGAAATCTAACCCGTCCCTATTCCATTCATACAGTTCCCATAACCTTTTACTTACTACGCCGTTTTCTTCTTCTTCAAAGCATTTTGTGCAACTGGCTGGAATATTACCTGCTAGCATAGTTGTTCTAACACTACGCATATAATCATTATTAAATGCGTCTAATAAAGAATCTTTTCCAAAATTAGCCGGCTTGCCATTTTCTTTTTTCACAAGCCCAACCGTGTGGTCACCGGTTGTGGCTCCGCTTGCGTTCGTTACACAGCAAAGTCTTGCGTCGCCGTTAGGCCTAGTTGCTAAGTGTATCCAAGGTAGTGCGCAAAATGTGGGTGTTCCTGTTTTTTCTTCTACTAGTTTAATGTAATTTTGAATTTTATCTTTCATATCTAAGAGCTATTTACACGATAAATACCAGATGGATTTAGAAAACTGGAATTTATATTATAAAACTCATGAGTCCACTGGTGAGCTAACAACAACTCAAATGTGTTATGAACCCAGAATTAATCCTGAGGGCAATGTTTTTTGCATGAATTTTTCTTACCCAAATGAATATCAATCTAAACAGGTAAGATTGTGTTATGATAAAAATCATATTGAATTTATGTTTGAACGTGAGTGTAAATATTTAAAAATTTTTGAATCAAAACCATATGCACCCGAAGTATTAGATATTAAAGATAATAAAATTTTCATAAAATGGTATGGTAATACCTGCAATGATTTAATTTTTAAACATAAAAATTTAAACGAAAATTGGTACGAAGATATAAGTACAATAATTTACGATCAAGTAAATTTAGGATATTTAAAAGCAACGATTTATCCTCATAGTCATTATTATGATACTAATGGTCAAATGCATTGTATAGATTTTTATGCTACCGTTGAAAAAGAAAACCCATTTGTAGAACTTGAAAATGTAAAAAGTATCATAGGATTTGATACTGACAGATTTAGCAAAGCGACAATTGAAAGTAAAGTAAATGTAGAGTTATTGTTTAAATCAGGATTGACACATTTTGGAAAATGGCCAATTAATTTAACAGACATACACAAAAAGATATATGGATAACAAGAAAAAAATATTTATTTTTCATTATAATACATGGCAAATGAGTCATGTGTATTTGCCACTCATGTGGTATGAATTTAAAAGATATTATGAATTAAATGGAAAACACGTTGAACAATGGGAATGGATACCACCTGTTACAGACTATGAACAATATTCGGTAGATGACATTGTTGATGATGCCGTAAGTAAAGATGCTGATGTTTACTTATTTAGTAGTTACATGTGGAATTGGGAAATAGTAAAGGTAGTTGCTAACGCAATTAAAGAACGTAAGCCAAATGCAATTTTATCGCTAGGCGGTCCTCACCAACACACAACCTACACTCAACCTTTTTTATGGTTTAAAAATCATCCCTATTTTGATGTTGTTTCTAGACCAGTTGAATACGGTGAATTTTTTATAACTGACATGTTAGATATGTTAGTAGAAAACGAAATCAATTGGCTTAAGGTAAGAGGTAGTTATTCAAGAAAAGGCTACGGTCCGGAAGGAGACAAAAGAGAGTTTAAATATCCACCAGATATTATAAGAGCAAACATTGATCATGCTAGAAAAATTGCAGAATATGCTAAAAGTAAAAACAAAATTTTAGGTGCTATGTACGAAACAAATAGGGGTTGTATGTATAAATGTACCTATTGTGAATGGGGAGGAGGCACAAACACTAAAGTTATTGTAAAAGAAATGGAAAGTCTTGTTGATGATATTTCTTTCTTTAGAGAGTTAAATGTTCATACTGTTTGGCTTACTGATGCAAACTTTGGTATCTTAAAAAGAGATCCCGATATTGCAAATTTACTGGCTCAACAAAATGATTATATGAAATTCGTAGGTATAACCGGATTAGCGAAAACTAAATCTGCCAAAAGGCAAGCAGTATTAGAACCTTTGATTCAATCAGGTCTTGTAACATTATATCAAATAAGTCTACAAACAATTGATGAAAAGATATTAGAAAATATCGAAAGAACAGATGTTACACCTGAAGAAAATGTAAGCCTAGCAAAATATTTAATTGAAAAATATGACATTGATGTGATTGTTGAACTTATTTTAGGTTTGCCTGGTATGAAAGTAGAAACATTCTATCAAGAAACAGCCATAGAATATTCACTCATGAATAGTATTAAACCTCATACTCATCATGTCCCATTATATGTTTTACCTGATGCACCTATAGGTAATCCCGATTACTTAGCTAAATTTGATATGAAATTAGCACCAATCGCAATAGATGAATCAATGTCTTTACTAAATGACAATGAATCAAACGCCTTACAATTGTATAGATCAAAAAACTTTCCCAAAGAAAATACACTTCATATTCCAATCAGTTGTTATTCCTACTCTGTTGAAGATTGGAAAGAAATGTTTTTTATGAATGACATGAACTTAGTATTAATGAATATGGCAATGCTTACTCCATTTATTGACATACTATTTCATATTAAAGAAGTTCCGTTAGACGTTGTTTTCAAAAAAATCTTCACCGCACTATCTAAGGTTGATAATTTTTATAAGCCAATTTATGATGAATACCTTACCCCTATAGCTGAAGGTAAGTTTTGGAATAAGTCATGGAGGCAATTTGAAATAGGACCGATTAAAGGAACTTGGACTGTTTATGCTTCTTATGCTTGGCTGTGGTGTACTAATCGTGATGAAATATATGAATCTTTAAGATGTGAGTTTGTTGAAATAATAGATGATTTACTTGAGGATTGCTTACTTTACTGTAAAAATAGTACATTTGCAGTGCCTGAAGAACTCATTTGGGATAACAAATATCGTTGGGACATATGGGAAGAAGAAGGTAACAAAAAAATATTACCTAAATTAGAAACCGTAAGTTTAGTTACAAAAGCTATTGATGTCGAATGGAAAAACAAATCCAGTATGTATAGAAATTTTGCAACATTTAGAAAAGACACAAATGAGAGAATTAAAATGAAATTGTTTCAAATGTCGAGAGCAGGAAAAAAAGATGAATGACAGTTTTTGGGACGATGTAGTTTTGGAAATATCTCAAATGCAAGGAGAGGTAAGAACGATTGGTTTAGATTTTTATAAAAACGAAAAGGGAGAATTTAATGAAATATCTACTTTATGGGAATCTGCAAAATATACATCGGTGCAAGTTGAGTGGATAAATTATTATCCAAATTTACATTACAATAAAGAGGTTGAAAATAAATTTTCACAAATTGTAAATTGTAAGCCTATCCGTTCTTGGATAAGCTGTCTAAGACCGGGAAAAAATGCACCATGGCACCAAGACGTTGATGACAATTTAAGTGAATATAATAAATTAGGAAAACTTGTTAGATATACTTGTTTTATACATGATCCGGCTTATGGTCAATTATTAATGATCGAAGATAAATCCTACTACATGCAATCAAAAAATACTATAATTAAATGGAATAACTTTTTAGATTGGCACGGTGCTTCTAATTGTGGTTTTAAAAAACAATACTTGTATCATTTTTTAGGCTACGTATGAATACCTTTGATGTAATATTAGTCACTGATACGGCGACATTTCCTACTTGGTCTAGAGGATATGGAGCACACAGGCTTGCTAGTCATTTACGATCTAACGGGTTTAAAACTTTAGTAGTTGATTTTTCTTCTGCTCTAACTTTAGACACATGGAAAACTATATGCAATTTGGCAATAGGCGATAACACTAAAATGGTTGGTTTTTCCACAACTTGGTGGCCATATCGAACCCCTTTCGTAAAAAATAGTAGATTTAGTTCTTGTAATATTGCCTGGTTTACAGAATCAGGTGAAAGTCCTACGATTAGCAAAGATAGTTTAACATATAGTGCAGTTATGGGAGAAGTTAGTGATTGGACGAATGTTGTAAAAGAAAAAAATAAAAAAATTAAAATAATTTTAGGCGGACCAAAAATTGAATTTTACAGAGATTTTCCTGCTGATTATTTTATAAATGGTTTAGGAGAAAATCAAACAATTGATTTATTAAAAGACCAAAAAAGATTATGGCCTAAGATAATACAACACGATATCAATTCAAATTCTCGTGATTGGGGTTGGAATTATTGTTCAACTATCTATACAAAATATGACCAAATAAACGCTAATGAAATTTTAAATTTAGAGATAGCAAGAGGATGTAAATTTAAATGCAATTTTTGTTCGTTCCCTCTCATTGGACAAAAGGATGTAGCTGGATATACAAAAACAGAAGATACGATATATAACGAACTAATTAGAAATTATAATGAGTTTGGAACTACGAAATATTTTATTGCAGATGACACCTTTAACGACTCAATTGAAAAATTAGAAATGATGGCGAGAGTAAGAAACAAATTGCCTTTTAATCTACAAACAAAAGCTTACATTCGTGCAGACATTATCGCAACACAACCAAAGCAAATACCTTTACTCAAAGAAGGAGGACTTTCATCTTGTTATATAGGAATAGAATCATTTCATCCAGCTGCTGGTAAATTTGCTGGTAAAGGAATGAATCCATCTAGAAGAAAGCAGGCTTTATATGAAATGCAAGAACACTGGGGAGATACAGTATCAATCAATGGCGGTTATATAGTTGGTCTTCCCGAAGAGGATGAAGCATTTGTTAGAGAACAAGCAGATTGGTTTTCCAAAGACGATTGTCCTGTTAATTACGGTGCATCATTTTTAGGATTAATAATTCATCCTTATTATGAAGGATCTACGATTCATCCAAGTGAAATAGATAAAGACCCAGAAAAATTTGGATATACCATTCCTGACAAAAACAAACCTACACACTGGATTAAAAATGATGGGACAGATATTTTAACATATGCACGGGCGCATGAGTTAGCGACAGAATTAAATCATAAAGTTTGGACTGCAAGAGGTCCTAGAAAAGATAACGTAGATTATAAGTTAGGAACAATTGATAATCCAATAACTGATTATTTTACCCCCTTGATAGATAAATTAAAAAATGGCTGAACTTATTGGAAATATTTCACACTTAATTGACTGGGATTCTATAATTTCTGTCTTAGATAACAAAGAACCAGGATACATAGGACCTAGACACAAAGGTACGGATGAAATTATAGGCATAAAAGAAATGGCGAAACTTTGGGAAGAAGCTGGTTTCAAGCTTATAAAAGATGGCGGTAACGCAGGCTGGGATATGTTTTTTCCCGAAGTACACTTTGATGAAAAAATTGTCACTATATTTGCTGATTACGTAAATGTAGATCCATTAAGTTGTTGGATTAGTAGAATTAATCCTGGTTACATGACACCATGGCATTGGGATTGCAATGATAATGAAGCTTATTATGAAACACTAAATACAGCTAGATTTACATGTCATATATCAAAACCTACTGTAGGACATGCAGTAATGATAGAAGATCATTGTATGTATTTTCAAGACCAAGGTGCAGTTTACAAGTGGCCATCAAGAACTAATTGGCATGGCGGCATAAACTGCGGATTTAAACCTAAATATCTATTCAATTTTTTTGGAATTATTAAGGAACAATAATGGAAATAATAAAATCATATCCAACTCGCGGCTTATGTAGTACGTGTTACTTAGAATTACCTGCGACGATTGAGTATAGAAGTGATGGCGCAGCCTACATTACTAAAACATGCCCTAATCATGGATATGAAGAATTCGTAGTAGAAAAATCTTATGAATTTTGGGAATCAGCCCCTCAATTTAATCCTAATAATCCCACAACTATGGGTTATAATCAACTTGTGTGTATTGACATTACTGATAGGTGCAATGTTATGTGTAAACATTGTTATCATAACCCAGATAATAAAATTAAAGATAAACCAAAAGATTTTATAGTTAACAAAATAATAAGTGCTCCATTTAATAATGTATGTTTAATGGGAGCTGAACCCACAATGAGAGAAGATTTGTTCGAAATAATAACAGAAGCTAAAGAAAAATCTAATAAAATGATTGGGCTCTATTCTAACGGAATAAAACTTGCAGAACCCGGTTATGTTGAAAAATTAGAAGCGGCAGGATTAGGAACAATAAATCTCAGCGTTCATAATCCAGAATACCATAAAGAGCAATTGTGGGAAAAAATATCCACCGGAGTAGAATTAGTAGTACATAACACTAACATAGGATTAGGACAAGTATCATTTACTGTAGAAAACATTGATGAAGTTAGATATGCAATTGACAAAATGCTTTGGTTTAAATCTCAAAATAGAATACCAGGTAATTTTTGTATTCGTAGTCCTGCTGAGATAGGCACTGCTATAGACGATCAAGAAATTTTTGCTAGCGACATTGTAATATGGATAGAACAAGTTGCCAAAGAAAAAAATCTTAGTTTTGAAAAACACCCAAATGGTGGCAGTAATCCTTATCATATTGCATATTTGTTAGATGGTTTATTCTTACAAGTAATTCATTGGGCGAGTGTAAAAAATGTTGATTTGTCTTGGATGAATATGGGTCCTTGGGCAGATTTTGTTCCAGTAACACTTGCTACTTTGCATTTACAAATTATTTTAAGAGAAGGTTGGAAGCGTGGTTGGTGGCAAGGGCAACGTCTTGTTTCTGACTCAAAACAAGTAAACACTTTAAGTTTTTCAAAAAACATATGAAAATATTGTTGCTAGGTAGTTACGGAAATTTAGGTAAAGAAATATTAAAACTACTATGTGACAAAGGATTAAATGTAACCATATTAGGAAAAAACGAAAATTTACTTAAACAGCAGTCAAAAGAAAATGTAGAGTATGTGTGTGACACGATTGAAAATTTTGACGGTTACAGTAATTTTAATTTAGTAATTAATTGCACTAATAATATTAACTATCAAGAAAATTTATTAAAAAAAATAGAAAAAGCTGACACTAGTTTTTTTGATTGTCACTCTCCTGCTCAAATAAATTATAATCTTCTTGAAAAATATAAATTTTCAAAAAATACCTATGTCTTTGATTGCGGGGCAACTTCATTTTTACCATTTCTTCAAATGTTAAAAGTAGAAAATGAATTAAGTATTCTAGCTCATTTTAAAACTTGTTGGAGTAATAGAAACCTATCTCAGCAAAACATAGATGAATACTTAACAATACATGAAAGCAACCAAATTCTAGATTGTACCTTAGTAGATGGTAATTGGATTCCTACTAGTACAAGCCAACAAAAAAAATTTGATATCGGATATGTAAATCCTATTCCAAATTATGAACTTAAAGTAGCAAAAGAAAATTTTTCAAATATAAACACTGCAGGTTTTTATATGCAAATGGATGAGATAAATTTAGGAGATGAATATTCTAAAATAATAATACAATCAGAAAATCAAAAATTAACAATTAAAACATTTTCAGGATATTATTACTCTGCTTGTTTAGTTGTTTCAGCAATACTTCAAGACTTAAACTTGACCAAAACCGGATCGTATTTAATGGGAGATTATGTAGATTCAACTCGATTTTTGAAAGAATTAAAATTTTATAAAATTGAATACACATTAGAATAAAAACCTATTAAAATTAAGAAATAAATATTACGATGAATTACCTTCAGATAACCGATGAACTATCAAGTGTATATAATAAATTTTCATCTTTTCATGACATTGAAAGAGACACTTACTTTAATAACACAGAGCAATTAGAAGGGCTAGCTGCAAAATTACCAAAAACAAGTAAAGTCTTAGATGCGGGGTGCGGGACTGGATATCCTGTAATTAAATTTTTTCATGATTTAGGGCACGAAGTCACTGGATCTGATATTGCAGGTGAAGCATTACAATATGTAAATAAACACGCTCCGAATGCCAAAACTGTTTTGTGTGATACCTGTGAATTATCCTTTCCTGAAAACACATTTGATTTAATAACTTGTTTTTACTCAATCATGCATTTGCCTATGGAAAAACAAATTATATCATTTAAATTGTTTTATAAAATGGTAAAACATAACATGCCTGTATACGTAACTTTAGGATGTAAGGAATTTACAGGACATGAAGAATTTGAAAATTATTTTGAATATCTTGGTTATCCATTACCAGTTTTTCATACTTCTGTAGAAAAATACAAATTAATATTTGAAGAAATTGGATTTAAAAACATCACATTTGAAGTCAAAAATACTGGAAAAGATTTGACTTTCTTGTGGTTTTACGGAACAAAATAGTTTAGGAAAAATTATGGAATTAGTAAATTCTTACTTTACTACCGGATTGTGTAAAGTATGTTATAGAGAACTACCAGCTCAAATTGAATATAGAACTGACGGTTCAGCCTATATTACCAAAACCTGCCCTTCGCATGGATATCAAGAGGCAATGGTTGAAAAATCATATGAATTTTGGGATAGTATAACGCAAAAAGATCCTGATAATCCATGTTGGGATATTTACAATAATGTATCGACTATAGAAGTTACCGATAAATGCAATGTTCAGTGTAAACATTGCTATCACGACCCTGATAACACTTTACAAGATAAATCATTAGAGTGGATAGTAACCACTGCCAAGGCTGCACCTGGTCAGGTTGTTTGTCTTGCAGGAGCAGAACCAACCATGAGAAAAGATTTACCTGAACTTATAGCAAAGATACAAAGTATTCCCTACGGTAAATCTCACAAGCTTGTTACTGTATACACCAATGGAGTAAAATTACAAAATAAAGATTACGTAAAAGAATTAGCAAAAGTCAAACTTTCAAGCGTATGCATGAGTATTCATCATCCAGAGTATCATTCAGAAAAGGTTTGGAAAAACGTGTCATCTGCACTCACGAATGTAATTGAAGAAGGCATAGCATTAGCACAAGTATCATTCACAGTAGAAAGTAGAGAACAAGTAAGACATGCAATTGACAAGATTCTTTGGATAGAAGAAAAAGGTATACAAGCTACTAACTACTGTATTAGATCGCCGGCAATGATAGGTGTGGAATTTGAAAGAGAAAGAGAAATATTCGCAAGCGAAATTTATGATTGGATTTCAGAAATTGCTAAAGAAAAGAATTTAAGCTATCACAGACATCCTAATTATGGTAGTAACCCTTATCATATCGGCACTGTTTTAGAAAAAAGCCTTATACAAGTAATTCATTGGGCAGATGTAAATTCGGTTGATACAAGTTACATGTACATGGGTCCTTGGGCATCTTTTATTCCAAACACCCGTGGCACTTTTTTAATACAAGCAATATTAAGAGATGGTTGGAAAAAAGGTTGGTGGCAAGGACAAAAATTAGTTAGTGACAATCAGGGAATATTTTTTAAACGATGAGCCTATATCACGGACTAATATTTACTGGTATGGCTGATGACGATTTAATATTGAGACCAGCCGGAGCATTCAGAATACGTACTTGGTTAAAGAAAAAAAACTATGAGGTAGAAGTTATAGATTTTTTTAGCAAGTTTACTGAAAATGAAATTGAGCAATTACTCGAAAAATACATCGGAGACAAAACACTATTTGTGGGTGTAAGTATTACTTTTTTTAATAAGTTTAACAAAGTTAATTTTTTATTTAAAACTATAAAAGAAAAATACCCTCATGTCAAAACTGTGATTGGCGGTACTGAAACTACCCTATCTCAGGGTGATGATAATTTTTTAGAAACCAAATATGTTGACAGAATAATTTGGGGATACGCTGAAGAAGCTATATCACACTACCTAGATTATCTAACCAAAAAACGTTTAGATAATCTAAATTGGGTAGAATATAAAGGCACTGTTGCAATAGATGCTGAAAAATCTTACAAGAACGATGATACAGATTTAACCATTGAATGGCAAAAATCTGATTTGGTTGATGCTTGTGTTTTACCTATTGAGATAAGCAGAGGATGTATTTTTAAATGTAAATATTGCCAATATCCTTTATTGGGTAAAAAGAAAAACGATTACATTAGGTATGAAGAAAATTTAGCCGATGAATTAAAAAGAAATTATGAAATGTATGGCGTTACAACCTATTCATTTCAAGATGATACCTTTAATGATAACATAGTTAAACTTGAGTCAGTAGCAAATGCAATTCAAAAAAGTAACGTAAAAATTAAGTATTCTGCATTTTTACGAGCAGACTTATTAGCAAGATATCCTGAGATGATTGACATACTTGTTGAGACTGGTCTCATCTCAACCAGTTTTGGAATAGAAAGTTTGAAAGATAAGACAAGAAAAATTATAGGAAAAGCAGGTGACTTAAATAAACAACTAGAGGCCATAAAAACATTAAAAGAGAAGGCAGATATTTGGACTCATACAGGATTAATTGTTGGTTTACCACATGAAACTGCTGAAGATATACAAAAAACTCATGAATGGTTTTTGAATCAAAATGATCAATATTTTAACCGTTGGACCTTTTTTCCATTAATAATAAGAACCAATGTTATGACAAGAATGAGCGAATTTGACAGAGAGTATAGTAAACATGGATACACCTTACAAGTAATACCAAATAGTATTTATGGATTTTGGACAAACGATCTAATGAACTTTTCCGATGCTGTGCAGTTAGCTAGTAAACTAAACAATGAGGTTGCAGAAGCACGAAAAGAAACTCACTGGGTAGAGTATAGAAATTCTGGCAAATATGAATTTATGGAATTTGTTGCTTCGGGAATGAGCGCAAAAGATGTAATTGAAAGAAATTACAATCAAGAAATTATTGAGGCTTTTAATGAAAAGCGACAAAAACTAATTTTAAACTACAAGATAGAAAAGCTGAAAAAATGAATTTTCAAGAACTAACCATTCCTCTTACAGAAAAACAACAAATAGAAGTTTACAAAACTGAAAAATATTATGTTCACACCAGCATTGGTAAACTACTAGATGCTCACATGGGCAACACAGCATTTATTTTTGGATTTGATAACACTCACATCAAGCAACGTATGAGAGAATTACAAGACAAAATTGCCTACGTTCACTGTAAACCAAATGAATATTGCAAAGAAAATAATGAAATAATTGAAAAGATATGTACTGAAGGTGATTATTCTGCGCTTGCTTGGGCAGTAAGCGGAAGCGATGGAGTTGAATGTGCTATTGCTATGAATGATACTTATTGGAGAAATTTAGGTGTAAACAAAAATAAAGTGATATGTTTTTCCCCTGGTTGGCATGGAACTACCTACATTGAACGTGCAATGAGAAAAGAAGAATATATGGATAAATTTATTGTTCTTGATGCACCTAATTGGCAAAATGAAATAAGCAGAGAAGAACAAGAAAGTAATTTATTAAAGCAAGTAGTAGATCAGATTATTTTAAATCCTAATATTGGTGCGATTATATATGAATCTATTCCATGGTTAAATGGAATAATGCCATGGAGTCAGAATTTTCATATAACTCTAAAACAAATATGTAATCAATATCAAATAAATTTAATACTAGACGATGTAATGGGCGGGGTAGGAAAATTAGGAGAATACTTTAGTTTCAAAAAATTTAATATACAGCCTGACATTACAGTATTAGGTAAAGCCTTTACAGGAGGATTTAGTCCTCTTAGTTGCGCATGTACAAATCAAAAGATTGCCGAAGTTATAAAAAATAGTCATTATTACAGCCATACTTGGCAACCAAATATGGCAGGTGTTGGGGCAGCGTTAGGAGTATTAGATTTATTTGATACAAATAAAATTATAGAAATAGAGTCAAACTTAAAAGATTTTGGTAATTCTCTAGTCAAAAAAGGTTGGATAGAAAAATTTTATTGTGAAGGTTTAATTTTTTATGCGAATACTATTAAAAAAATTGATGTTAATAAATTTTTAGAAAATGGTATAACCGGATTAGGTGGATGGGCGTTAGAAGCAAAAAACATAAGTTTAGTTGCTCCAACTATTGCTGATGATGAATATTTTCAGACATTATCAGACCGTGTATTTAATTCCTTAAAGGATATTTAATATGAAATGCATTGTTACAGGGCATACAAATGGAATAGGAAAATCAATATACAATCATTTTATCTCTAAGGGATTTGAAGTCAAAGGAATGTCAAGATCAAATGGATATGATATCAATAATGATTTCGATAAAATAATAGACCAAGCTAATCAGTGTGACATATTTGTAAACTGTGCTTGTAGTAAAAATGGACAGCTTAATTTGTTAAATAGTCTTTATACACAGGTAGGTAATATGATAGTATTAGGATCAGTAAGTGCTGATTATTCCCGATTAGATATTGAATATGAAAATAAGTTACAATTAGAAAACCAGTGTAAAAAATTATCTAAGAATTCAGATAAAAACGTATGCAATATATTATACCTAAAATTATCCTTTTGCGAAAATGCAACCTTGCCAATTAAAGTAGATTCAAAATATATTACCACTTTTAGTGAAATAAATGATGTTATTGATTTGTGGTTAAAAATACCAAAAATATTTTCGATTGAATTTACTTTAAAAGAAACCCTAGAGTTAAAAAACTTTGCTGAAAAATCTTATCAAACTACATGACTAACTCTACTATTTGTACAGCGCCGTGGTTGGCAGCAGCAGTTTTTCCAGATGATTCTGTACGACCATGTTGTAGTTTTTCTCCAAATGAAAAATTTTTAAAAGAATCAACCGTCAAAATAGATTTTTTAAATAGTGAGAGTTGGGAAAATATTAGAAAAAATATGTTAGAGGGACGGCCGATTGAGGGCTGTCAAAAATGCTATAACTCAGAAAAATTAGGATCTACTAGTAATAGAAAAATGTTTCTTGAATGGTTTAAAGAACCAAAAGATGTCCAATTAGAATTTTTAGATATCGGATTCAGTAATACATGCAATCTTGCATGTGTGCATTGTGATTCACAACTTTCATCTAAATGGGGTGCTGAAGATTTTAAACACAAAAGAATATTGATACAACCTCAAAAAGTATCAACAAATTTTAATTACGCACAATTAGATTTACAAAAATTGAGTGTGTTAAAAATTGTAGGAGGAGAACCATTATTAGAACAAGATAAGTGTATATCTTTATTAGAAAAAACAAAATTAGAAAATTTAACCTTTACATTAACAACAAATTGTACTATTTTTCCAAATGACAAATTATTAACATTATTAGAAAAATGCAAAGCTGTTCATTATTTTTTAAGCGTTGATGGTTTAGGATCAGTAAATGAGTGGTATAGATGGCCTACAGATAATAAAACAGTAGAAAACAATATTCGAAAATACTACGAAAGATGGGAGAACTTTCCCAATATAATTTTGATGTGCCATACTGTTATAAATTGCTATAATATATGGACCTTAGGAGACTTTGTTGTTGAAATGAAGCATAAATTTCCAAATATAGTATTTGATTTTGATTTTTTAAATAATCCAAATTGGCAAGAAATATCAATTATTCCAAATGAGTATAAAAAGGGTCTTGAGAAAAAATTAAAAATTTGGAGAGATTCTGTTACTGGTATTTGGGCTAAAAATAGTAATCCGTTTGATGATAGTATAAAATATCTTTATAAAAAAGAATCGTCAGATGAAAAATGGAAGGCTTTTCAAATAAATTCTTTAAGACTAGCCGAAGAAAGAAAATTAGATTTGTTTGATATGGTTCCGGATCTTATTGACAAATTTTAATAATATTCTAAATTACTTATACCTAATTTTTTACGAAATTCATCTGTAAATGTGCCATCAATTCTTAGAGCATAACTTTGTTCCATAATACGTTCTCCGCCGTGCCAATCTGTATCATTCCACCAAGCAGCTCTAGTATTAATGTAAATTTTATTTTTCTTTTCAGGGTCCCAAATATAAAAAGCTTTTTTTGTGTTAGGACGAATGTGAATAAATTCATTACGATGAGGTTTAACAACATTGATGCCATTTTTTGCATCTAGGTCTCTGTGTTCAAAAGGGATTCCATCTGCTTCACAGTGAAAAAATATAACACGACCTATATCAGTAAATATTGATCCTGTCATTTTTTCTACCCAATTTACTACGTTAGGAAAATACTTTGCCTCTGGTGTTAGTTTTCTAGGAGCAGTTCTATCATCCCATGAGCCTTGTTCCCATAAAAAATAATAGATGTATGGATCGTATCCTCCCATAGCCATCTTCACATACCTAGTAAATTTATTTCTTATTTCAAAGTTATCAAAGTCACGATATAGATCAATACCACCTTGTTTAATTGGATCATCATCGGGTAATGCTAAAAAATCTTGTATTGATTGATATATAGGCTTCCATGATAATTGATAACTCATATTTTCAAATGTAAAGCCTGGCGTCATCCATGTGCCTTCTTTGGCGAATTCTCTTGCTTCTGCAAAACCACGATAAATTTCTGGCTGTAGTGTATCAAATGTATCCATATCGATATATGCTTCCATATCAAAATATGGTTTATTATTAATTCCTCTTATCATTAAAATATTTATCGACTATTATCATTCTATAAATATTTGAATGGGATTACGATATATCGGCAACTACATTGATTGGGTGAAACCTGAGTGGATAGAGTTCTTTAAAAACACTCAAGGACAACCGCGTCCACCTTCGATTCCAATAGATCAATATCATACTAACGTTTATAAACGTGCAGCAGAATCTGGTTATGATATGACGGCGGTGCATTTTTGGTATTTTAAACACACTAATGTTCCATTTGATATTGTTCCTCCTTGGATAACTACCAATAATTATTATTGGTGGATGGTTAAAATGATGCCTGCACAATATATGAATATGCATCAAGATCCTGACGTAGAAAAAAATGTAGTGAGATACTGGATGCCATGGACTGATTACGAATCAGGGCATGTTTTTATAATTAACGATGAGTTAATTACGAACTATAAAGCAGGAGATGTTTTTGCTTATGCAAAACAAGATGCTTATCATGGGTCTGCAAACATTGGCTACACAACAAGATATGTACTACAAGTTACAGAATTTTTAGATGAACTATAATTATTATTATAATAATGTTCCTAATGTTGGACAATGTAGAAACAATTTAATTTACACAAGCCTTATTTCAGAGGACAAAAAAACGTTTGTACAGTGGTATTATAATGACACAGAATATCATAAGGGACAAAATGAGGTAGTAGACCCTGAAAAAATGGAAGAAAAATGGGCTAGAGAATTACAATACATCTATTTAATGTCTAATGAATATCCTAATTTGGTTCCTAAAATAAAACAGATTGATTTAATCAATAAAAAGATTTATTTAGAAATAGACGGTCCTGATTTTTGGGAGCGAGCTGGTTGTGTTACAGAAAATTATGATAGTGTATTACCTGATTGGCAAGATCAAATGTTAAACATTATTAGGGCTCATAAATCTTTAGGATTATACAAATATAGTATGCACCCCAGCAGTTATTTTGTAGTGGATGGTAAACTAAAAAGTATTAACTATTTTTTTACTTATCATGAATCTGAGCCATGGTTTAGTATTAAAGATGTTGAAAGCCACATTTATTCTACAAGACGAAATATACTAAAAGAGAACACAGAAAAATTAGGTATAGTTTGGGATCAACCTCAACCATTTTCTTTACTAGAAAAACTTTGTTGGCAAAGTTTTAGAAACAACTATCCTGAAGATTTTATTAAGAGGCTTGATATAGGTTAATCATATGATTTACTATTTCTTCAACCAATTCAAATTTAACGTGAATTCCGCCATCATAGTAGTTTTCTAATCCTCCTATTTTGACTGTCTCAAATGAAGGAAAATAATCAATTAAAGGATTAGAATCAGATAACATTGATGCAACTAAACGTAAGGTGCTTTTACTTTCTTCATTCGCTATTATAGGATCTTTACCACTAAATGTAACCTTTAAGGGTACCGGGCTTATGGTCAAGACTATTGGAATATTAATATCTGTAATTTTCTTAAGTGCTGTGTTTAATAACTCAAAACAATTTTTTACATCTAAAATTCTTAATTCGTACCTCGATGGATCAACATTAAAAGGTGGTATTCTATTTAAATAAAAATTAGTTTCTTTATCATACCATACTTCAGTTAATCCTAAAGTAATAATTACGAGATTTGCGTCAGGAAGGGTTTTATATACTTCATTAATTCTTTTTCTTCTTTCAATAATCCATTCTATATCATGTGACTTTTCACTATTTAAAAGTAGGTCTACATATTTTTCATTTTTTAAATAAATGCTTTTGTCGCCAATATCATTCGATTCAAACGCCCATTTAATTCGTTGGGCTATAGAACCTGCATTGTATTCATTCATCAACGACATTAATCCATTATTTTCAAAAGAGGCCAGTGGTACTAACGTTTGTACATTACAATTTTTATGTTGTAGTTCTAGTTCAATCTCTCTAGCAAAGCAACTACCAATACAAAATACGTTAAAATCCTTTCCCCAATTTAAATGAAATTTTGGTTCAATTTTGGGAACATAAGTTTCAGAAGTCAGAAATGGAAAATATTTTTGATAATTAGGATTAGAATTAATGAGTTCAGAATTGATCGTTTGCATAACTATATTTATATGCTACTTTTTTATGTTAAATATTTAAATGTTTAATTTAATTGCATGGGATAAAAATTTAGACTTATCTGAATTCTACGCTGAAGCTTCACGTAGGGGATTTATCAACAATATAAGCAAAGAAAAATTAGTTGATTGCTTTAGCAATGAAAGAGAAAAACAAATTTGGATATTGTATTATAAAAATGATGCAATAGGTAGTGTAGCTGCTCATAGTTTTGATGATGTAATGGGCCCTAATTCCTATAGGATAGCTGCTAGGACATGCGTATTCACAGACAAAATAGATGGTTCTTACGGATCTGCTTTACGCACAAAAAAAGTAATTACAGATAATCAAAATCCAACAGCACAATTTTTAATTCCCAAATGCATTGAATGGGCCCCAAAAAATTCTAAATTATACATTACAAGCAATGAATCAGAAATTGGAACGCAACGTAAGGTTCACAATATATTTGCGCCATTGATGGAAAAAGAAGGTATGATGAGAAGGGTTAAAACAGTTTTTTACAGAGGCCACGAACAGACAGTTTGGGAATTGTTTCCCGATAAGTTTTACGAAGTTTTAAATAAATATCCAAGGTGGAAATAATGCAAAGATATAACGTATTTGATTATAAAGTAGCAAGAACACATTGCGATGATGAAGCAATTTATAAAGGACCAACTATTACTGAAGGTTTAGATAAGCTATTTTCTGATCCTAAATTATGTCCTTGTTTAGAAGATCAAAACGGTGTAGGTATTAGTACATTTAGATTAGAGAATTATTTCTTATTTAAAAATGTTGAAGGAATAGAACCATTTAAGAAGTGGTTTGAAAAACAGGCATTAAGTGTTAGTGATTATTTTGGACATCCTAATGCAACCGGTATAAAATATTTTAGAGCTTGGACAAATAAAATTTGGAAGGGCTGTTCAGGAAACGTGCATGATCACGATCCTGATAGCCATGCCATGGCAGTTTTTTATCCGTTAGCCCCGCATAATAGTGCAGACTTTGGATTCGTAAAAGATGGGTGGGCTCATGCTAGAAATCATGAAATAAAATCAGAAAATTTAATATGGCAAAATATTAAAGAGGGTGATTTATTATTTCACGAAACTAAAGCGTGGCATACAGTATCAGAGCATAAAAGTGATGAGCCTAGAATAGTTTTTGTGATTGAATTTAGCTATATAACTGATCAAAACAATAGTTTGTAATTTTGGTACCTTGTAATCATTTCTAAAAAACTTTCCCCTTCAACAACTGGAGCCAAATCGATTGGTTGTTCTTTTTCAGCTGGTACTGCTAAAATATTGCTTACACCATATGCCTCAAAAGGATTTTCATCTGTTTGTTTGTAAGTAGGTGCCAATGGTTTGTTTCTACATGTAACCCAATATTGTTTATATTGCATATCACGTAAATAGCTTAGGCAAGGTTCGTAATTTTCTCTATCTATTGCTTCATAAAATATAACAGGTCTACTTGAGTTTAAAAGTCGTGTAGCTCCATGCAATACATCTAGCTCTAAACCTTCTACATCTATTTTTATTAAGTCACAATGTGTTAATTCTTCTAAATCATCAAGTCTAATAATGCTTGCATTTATTGTACCACTATTATCAAATTTTATCTCGCCATAATTACCAAAACTCTCAGGATCAAAATCTTGTAAAGTGATAGTACCATTATTATTTCCCACTGCCGTATTATAAATTCTTATTGGTTTATCTCTGCAATTATATGCAGCAACAGAAAAATGAGTAGGGTGAGGTTCGAATCCTCTTACATGACATCCTGTTTGTGTAAACACTGCGAGGGCATGATAACCGATGTTTGTGCCAACATCAACATATATACTAGTATTATCCAAATAGCGTGACATAATGTCAACTTCTGCATGACAATACTCGCCATATAATGCTAATGACAGACTGATTATGTTATCATTCTTGTAAACCAACATTTCACCAACTTTAGTATCTGTGGTTCCTAATATTGGTTTAAGAGTATCTAGATGTTCATTTACATCAAATTGCTTTTGTTTAGATTTAGATTTTTGTTTAGTCATACAGTATGTATCACTAAATTTTATACTCTAAAACTTTCTCCGCAACCACAACGATCTTTTTCTTTTGGATTAATAAAATCAAAACCCTCATTTAAGCCTTCTCTTTTATATTCCATTGTTAATCCGTCAATATATGGTAAATCTCTACCATTTATCCAAATATTAACTCCGTTACTTGTGTATTGCATGTAGTCTCTTGTTACAGGTGGTTGGTCTACATATTCTAACTTATAAGCTAGACCTGAGCATCCGGTTGTTCTAACGCCCAATAAGATGCCCTCACCCTTACCCCGTTTAGATATTTGCTGTTTAATTCTATTTGCAGCAGTTTCAGTTAGTGTAATCATTTTTATAAGGTTTAATATAAATGCAGGAAGCAGAAACACGATATCTAGTAATTTGCCATGAATTTATAATTTTATCTTTGGCATCTAAACACTCTTGCCTAGTATTAAAATACATGACTAAACTACCATCATTTTTATTAATTGGCGATCCATTTAAAATCGCAATGACTATTAGAGCGAACACTTTTTCCTATAATCGTTAATAGCAGATTTTATAGCATCTTCCGCCAATATTGAACAGTGAATTTTGACTGGCGGGAGAGCCAACTCTTCCGCAATTTGCGTGTTCTTAATTTCATCAGCTTCCTGAAGCGTTTTTCCTTTAAGCCATTCCGTAACAAGCGACGAACTAGCAATCGCCGACCCGCAGCCATACGTTTTGAATTTTGCGTCTGTGATAATATCATTTTCTACTTTTATTTGAAGTTTTAAAACATCACCGCAAGCAGGTGCACCAACAAGACCAGTGCCAATGGACAGATCGCTAGCATCAAAACTACCCACGTTTCTGGGATTTTCATAATGATCTAGAACCTTTTCCGAATAAGCCATGTTAGTCTTTCCTAAAACTGTTTAACAATCGAGATTGTATATTTTTTGCGAATTCAGGCTGTGGGAAGTTCCATCCTATAAACATTCCCACAGCTAACCAAAATAGTGTTTCAAGCATGATAGTTCTCCTATTATGCTTTATTTATATTTTTACAGAATTCATATAAACGACTACTTACTGTAAAAAATATGGTTACCTATTTTTTTAACCTTTTTATACTTCCATTCTGGTGACACGTGCGTAGCATGGAAGAAAAGTGTTGACTTTGGCACAACCTCTTTATACTTGTCATGTGCCAATACGTCATATGCAATTTGCATAGCTTGTTTAAAGCGAGGATCATTTTCTTTTGGTTTTCCTAGCTTTTCACAAACCCATGAAAATTGACAAACTTTTACTTTCATATCATTTCCCCTGTTAAAGTAATTTGACTGATAAATTACCTTGCAAGGGGTAGAAGCAAATCCATGTTTAACTCGATTTACTACTACTCTAGCAACTGCGGCTTGACCCGCTAATGGCTCCATTCGAGCCTCATAAAAAATATTAGTTGCTAAACACTTCACTTGTTCTACGTTTACCATTTTCTTATGGTGCCGACGAACATTATCCATACTTGCTGCTAATGGGATACATGTAGTAAATCCCAAAACTACGATTGTGGGCATTAAAAGGGCCCTAACCTTATTATAAAAATTGTGCATCATTTATCTCCTTTCTTCCATGGATGTTGGACACCCACAGTTGTTAGTTTACACAATGACAGCGGTTAAATTAATAACTTATCATAAAAGATCCCAGCAATCACAGTTACAAAGAGTTACCTCTTCTACTGCTATGTCTGGTGCTAGTACAGACTTGTCCGATGGTTGGACTAATATACTGAGATTGTCTGGTACTAACGTAGTTTCAGATGAGCCTGCTAGGCTTCCTAAAACTGTTGCAGCACCCGTAATGATAGGAATATCATTTAGAGTGTCGCTATTGGGGTATCCTTCTATAGGGGATTCATTCAATGTTGATCCTGATACCCTAGGCAAAGCTAAAGTTGTTCCTACAAGAATTTGATTATCTTGAGTTAACCCAGCTAAACCTAACCTTTGTGCGTTTCTCGCCTCACGCATGGCCGCAATTAAATTATTTCCTCCTTCTGTTGTTATATCTGCTATATTTTCTAGTACCTGCGCAGCACCTTCAATTTCAGTATTATTTGCATACTGTTGCAGATTATCAATAAACAAAACAGTGTCATTAACACTACTTTGTAATTCCGTTAAATTTCCTAAAGCCAAACTTCTTGCATTTTCTTCTTTGGTTAACTTAGTTCCAAAATCATTATAAATCGCATTTATTGCACTACCTTTACTTAGATTCGCATCCAAAATATTTATAATTTCATTATTGGCTTGTGTAATAAAATTTTGCAAATTAGTATATGGACCGGGTCCAGCAAGTAAACTATACATGTTTGTGTATATTGATGCAAGTGAAACGGAAATTAAACCCGATAAACTATCATTTAATAATTTCCAATTGTAATGTAAACTAGTCATAGAACCAAAAAAATCACACATTGTGTAAAGGTTATTTTTTCCCGAACCTTTTGCTATTTGTGTGATAGCTGCATTAGCGAAACCGGTATTAGTAGGAATGTTAGTTCCATTTACATTTTGTAAATCGCTTACATTTTCTAAATTAGTAACTACTTGACTAAATTTTTCAATACTAGTTGTTTTTATGTTTTTAATTTGCATCATACTTATTGCAAATGCATCTGCGGCATAAGCAATTTCAGGTGGTATAATGTTTAAAAGTCGTTGCCCAATGTTTGTACTATTGTCTACGTTAACTTCATTTCCTGAATAAATTAAAAAGTATGTTTTACTATTTGTTGGTAATGGTATACTGTTATATTTGGGGTATGTGAGTGTTGCATAACTGTTTGGAAATAACTTTTTAGGATCCAATAAATCAGCTAAAGTTTCTAATCCTTGTGTTTGACAATTCAATGGCACACAAACATCACTTAAATCATTTCCAATAATTAAAGAAAATGCAGCATACAATAATTTTAGTTGTTCCGTTGTAGCAGGAACACCATTGCTTAAACTTGCGATATCAGTTGACGTTAAGCCGGCACTTAAAAGACAGGTATTTACCGCTGTAGTTAGTGCCTGATTTTTATATAATGTCATTAATAAATTTTGTGGATTTCCAAATTTATCAATGTATAATAAGTCTAAAGCTTTACCTAAACTAATTAAATCTTGTCCCCAATAAAATGTACTTAAACTTACTCCAGTAATATCACCAGTAATTAAATCATTCATATTACTGTAGATGCCATCTAAATATGTTGTAGATTTATTCAGAGCATTTATAGTTTCATTTTGTAAAACAAAAGTGCCATACGAACTGTTAAATGTTGCTAAGAAATCACTGTAACTTCCGTTGTTAATATAGAATTCTTTGTGAGCTTGATAAGGAAACAGTCTAAGCCAACCATAACTAGTTATCTCGCCTGTATATGTATTTGTATAAGTTGATGGCTTAGATAACCCTAATATAGGTATACTTGCGGAGCCAATAGAAATAAGATTGTTATAAGTGCTTGAAGTAACGCCACTGCCAATTTTAGTAAATGCTAGTCGTATAGCATCACTTAAAATACCTAAACTGTTTAAACTTATTAAAGAACCTTTAGTGTAATTATTAAGAGCAGTACTCGAACCCATGTACCCTACAGATTCTGGATTTATGTATAATCCTTGATTCTGTACTAATGCTCCTAATGTATTAACTTTTAACGGTGTTAAACTCATGGCACGAAAACATCTGGACTCCCCTTCACAATACTGTGTCCACAACTGTTTCCAGATCCTACTCTGAGTACAGGTGCGCCTTCTGCGAATACAGTTGGGCTACCGTTTGTTGTGACTGCATTATGATGGGGAGGGTGCGGGGTTCCCCAAGGGGCGTGAGGTGTAATGGGGCTGACATGCAGTCCTACTTTAATTCCATTACAGATAACAGTTTGAGCACCACGGACTATCGCACCTCCGGGCTGATCTGTATCTCCTACACGACTAAGTTTTGGCATTTAATTTATCCTACTAAAATCTTTTTATCTGGAATACTTATTCCAGTAGTTATCTCAATGTACTTAGTTTGTATGCTTTCGTCGGTCTCTGCATACACACTAACACTATTAATATTTAGCTTGGCCTCACCGTTAATATCAGCAGTGAATAAGCTAGGAATTAATCCGATTCCCTTACCGTTTGGGGCTACTGAAACGGGGTTTTGTATTACGATAAACTTAGGACCGTCGCCTACTATTTTAGCAATTATCTCTTCACCTGAGTTTAATTTAAATGTGTAAATTTTGTTTAGTTCCATTATTTGCTTTCAATTAGCATTTTCTTTAGTTCTGTAAACCCACCTATGAGTTTTCCATCTACGAAAATTTGTGGTACTGTTCTTGCAGTAGGTACTTCTTCTAGTAAATCTTCTCTAGTGTACCCATCTCCTATTTTCTTTTCTACGTACTCTATCCCTTTTGCTTCTAATAATGCTTTTGCTTGGTCACAAAAAGGACAGTGGTACTTGCTCCATACTACTGCCTGCATACTTCTCCCCTTTATTATTTTTTATAGTACAGGTAGTTCTTCTAAACTAACCTCGTCAGACATAACTCCAATAACGTAGTTAGTAGATTCATTCTCTTGCAAAGCTACCTGTTTCTTGTTTATGTTCACGTGCTTACTGAACCAAGGAATAGGACTGCTTTTTGGATGATTCTCTAAATATTTAATGCCTATGTCTTTCAACCGATTAAAAGCTGTGAAGTCAACAAAGTCCTTAAGAATATCGCTGTTTAGTCCAATTACTACGCCCTTACTAAACAAATATTCTGCCCATTGTTTTTCTTCTTTAATGACGCTAAGATACATTTCATAAACTTCTTTTTCACAGTCTAGTTTTGCTTTTGCAAATCTGTGATCATCTTTTACTACTTGATTAATTAAATATGCTGTCCATTCGGTATGTAGTAATTCGTCTTGTAAAATAAGACTTATGATATTACCATTACCAATGAATATTTTATTTTCTACCATCGCAAGACTTGTAGCAAAACTAACCATAAAGCGCAATGCCTCAAGTGCGTAACTTGCATTTAGTGCTAACCAAATAGCTTTAATGTGATCATCTTCTGATACCATAGCTCCTGTTTCTTTGCTACAGTTAAGTTGATGTAGTTTGTCATAATACTCACCTACATTTGATGCCATTTCAACAATTTCTTTTGTGTCGTGTATCTTATTGAATTCTTCTTTTGGTACTCCATATACATTACGAATAATGTGGGAATATGATTTACTGTGAATATTAGTTTCAAAGAAACTCCAGTTATTCACTAATGCTTCAAGTTCCGGTACACTAATTACTGGACCAAATACTTGTGCAGGCGCACGACCTTGAATACTGTCGAGTGCTGTTTGACGTAATAAATTGCTTGTGAAAATATGCTTTACTGTATCACTTGCTTCTTTATGGTCTATCTTGTCTTTAGTCAAACTAATTTCTTCTGGCACCCAAAAGAAACCACGTGCAGTTTCTTCATACTTTGCAATCTTTGGATATTTAACTTCTTCAAAACGCTGCACTGTGACAGGCCCTTCTATATCCAAAAACATATTTCTTTGTAAATAATTTACCTTTTTACCTATATCATATTGTTGTTTACTCATTTTTCTACCTTTTCATACATAACTGTGTTTGTGTCTCCTAAACTCCATTTAGGATTGGTTTCTACTACATATTTTTTAGAGCATACTATAAAATCAGGAAATAACAATGTATTTGGATTACTTGCTGCATCTAAGAAAATACATCTGTTATTTGGTTGTGCTGCATATTGTCCATTGTCTAATTCTATAAAATTAAAACTTTTGTGATCCTCAGGATATTCACTGTAACTTGTATCAATTATATTTGTGTCTGGGCTGCAATGATCAACTGTGAATAAGTAATTACCTGAATAAAATTGTTTATCCTTAGCGTAAAATTTAGCTGTTAAGTTTTTTAAAAATGCCTTTTGTATTACAGTAAAATCATAACTAAAACAATCCCATATTTGTAATGTGTCTAAGGGTAAGAATTTATCGGCATCTAAATTATCTGTTCTACTTACAAACGCATTAAGTGGCAACTTGTCATACAAAGCTCCATAGTTAGGTAAATAGGCTTCAATACGAAACGCTTGTCCACGAATACTTTTTATTGTAATCCAAATGCATGGTTCATATTCGCCGAACCCTTTAGTAAAATCATAAAGGAATTCTTTACGAATATAACAATGCACTGGTGGGAGGTTAGCAACTAAATGCGCCATTATAGAACGCAACTCTCGCAATATTCTTCGTCCTCTGTTTCTTTAGGACTTTGAAAATATACTACGTTATTTTGTTCTTCACTTAAATTTGCTTTAGCACCAACTTTATTAATGAGGCTATAATATATTGTTTTTATTCCCCACTTGTATGCTAGCATCAAATTTTTAGCAATTAGTGTGCCTGGCACTTTACCATTGTAAAATGCAGGATTGTAAAAAGTATTTGTACTAATGCTTTGGTCTATGTATGCAGCTAAGACAGCACTTGTTTTCAAATAGTCTACGCAATCTTTTTGTTCCCACATTAATTGATACCGATTTTTTAAACGCTTATATTCAGGAACTACTTGTACAAAGCTACCTGCTTTGCTTTCTTTTACACTAATTAATTCCATTGGTAATTCAATACCATTCGTGCTGTTTAGTACAACACTGGAACTCTCGACAGGTGCAATAGCCATTAGTGTAGCATTTCTAATACCATATTGTAACAGTTTAGTTCTTAATGCTTCCCAATCTAAGTTTGTACTAGGTGCAAAGTTAGTGAGTTCATCGACCCCTTTGTTGCGTCTTTCCCAAGGGAATATGCCTTTACCATAATATGTTTGACCACTCAATTTACATGGTCCGCGCTCTTGTGCTAGTTCAACACTCATTTCTGTCAAGTAGTAAGCCTGATGTTCTATCCAACGTTTTACTTCTGCTAAACTATCTTCCTGTCCATATTTCATGTTACGCTTTGCATGCCAATAAGCAAGATTTGTAATACCCACACCTAGTGGCTCAAAATCTTCATTTGCTAATTTGCTTTGTACACTTAAGAAATCTTGATATCCTAAAAGATTACTTAAACTTCTGACTAAGACTCTACATGCTTTGCGCATCTCTTGCGGAGTTTTAAATGCTCCCCAATTAATACTACCAAGTGTGCAAAGTGCTATTCTACCGTTCACATCTTCAATTCTTTGAAATGGTCGGGTAGGTAACAATATTTCTTGGCAGAGATTACTTTGATAGATAGGATCTAATTTAGTATCGAATGGGCCTTGATTTATGACGTTATCAATAAAAACCATATAGATACGACCGGTATCTGTTCTTTCTTTCAGTATACCATTTTTGATAATCTCTACTGCAGGTAATACTTTTTTCTTTATATTTTTCTTATGCTCATACATTTTATAGAGTTTTTCAAATTCTTCTGAATCTCTATAAAACGCTTCGTATAAATCAGGTACCTCATGAGGATCGAACAGTGTAATGTTTTCATTGTTTTTAAAACGATTCCAAAACATTTTATTAATTACTACACTATAATCCATTTGACGAACACGTGTTTCTTCTGTTCCTTGATTATTTTTAAGTACAATTAAATCTTCAAACTGATAATGCCATACAGGAAAGGTAACTGTGCAACTTGCATTACGCACACCACCTTGACTACAACTACGTAAGTCACCAAACCATTTCTTTAAGAAAGGAATCATGCCTGTATGTTTGATTTCACCATTACGAATAGGGGCACCTACTGGACGAATACGCCCAATCTCTAATCCTATGCCAGCACGTTTGCTAGCATATTTTGCCATCATTTCACCAGCTGCAAAAATTGAATCAAGAGTATCATCACTACTAATAAGGACACAACTACTAAACTGTTTTGTAGTTGTGCCAAGACCCGCCAACACAGGGGTAGCCAACGTGAAATGCCCGTCACTAGCGCATTCGTAATATTCTTTAACATATTTTAATCGTTTCTCCTTTGGTTCGTTATGAAATGCTGTTGCTGCGGCAATAGCATATCTTACTTGCGGTGTTTCATAGATTTGACCAGTAGCACGGTTCTGAACTAAGTACTTTTCTGCCAATTGTGCGATAGCCGCATAGGTATAATTTTCGTCCTTGCTGTGGTCAATGAATAAGTCAATAATATCCCATTCTTCTTTTGTATACCATTCTAACAACTCAGGAGTATACATTCCTAATTCAATATTTTTCTTTACAATCTCATACAATGGCGGTGGAGAATATATACCATAAACCTCTTTACGTAACATACTTACTTTTTGTCTTCCTGCTACATACTGATAATTGACATGGTTTATGTCAGGATTTTCTGTTTCATCAATCAAATCAACCATTGCCTTAAGCAATAATTCATCAATTGTTTCTGTGCTAATGCCGTCATGCAATTCTATTTGCGCTTTAATTTCAATCATGCTAGGACTAACATGTTCGATTCCTCTGCATCCATATTGCACTTGTCTTTGAATTTTGCTTATATCTAATGGTACTATTTCTCCGCTGCGTTTGATGACTGTGATATTATTCATATTTTACCTATTATAATTTTTGTAAGAGTGTTTGTATGTTGACTGTTCGATTGATACGAAAGTCTTGTAGACAGTTATTTACTACCGTGTCGGGCCAATAATTAAGTATATATTTTGCACTGTCGATTAGGACTAATACCACATCATTACCTAAATTATCTGTTGCTTCAACCATTTCTATATCATTAACGCCGGTCATGTATAAAGTATAACACATTCCTAACGCTCTTGCAACTTCACAGTAGGTATTTTCTACCAAAAGTTCCCAAGGATCAGGCCAAGAATCTGTATCCATTGTATGTAAATAACGGTTTACTAAAGGTGCTTTTTGCCACCAATTATCAATCTTTACACACTTTTCAAGTATATCTAACTCCCTAGACGATTGTTTAAGATTATACCAATCCTGTAATCTTGTGTCGTAGTCAGTTTGGAATATATTCATTTTTTTGACTGTCTCCTGGCATTACTCTAAAATTATCTTCTACACTATCTGGAGTACTAACTTCAATAATAGTTCCTGCTTCAATGCACTCTATTTGATGAGGCACTAATGGTAGATTTCTCCATGTCATACCTTGCTCAAGTTTACATTCGTGCATGTTGGCATTGTTAGTGTCAATAACTTTAACGATAAACGACCCATCTAATACATACCAAGATTCATCTTTTTTAGCATGAAAATGCATACTAAATTTTGCACCTGTGTTAAATTTCAATAACTTCCCACAGTACTGATCGTTGGTAGCCCATATTAATTCATGGCCCCAACCTTTTTCTACATAACCTTCTAGTCTTGTCATATTATTTTTCTATTTCTTCTAATGTTGGACTGTAAACACCTATATGCTGGATTGTGACATTTGCTGCTTTTATAGCAAAATTTATGGAAGCAATAATATCTTTAGTTTCGCAATACTTATAAGCAAGAGATGCTAAAAACGTATCTCCGGCTCCACAAACATCAAAAGCTTCTATTTTAGGAATTTTAAATGTTTGATTTTTATATTTAACACCTTTATCTCCGTTCGTAACTATTAAATCTGTGGGATATGTTTTTGCTGCCTCAAACTCTGATTGATTGATTTTGACATAACATCCCTCACATCTAACTAAATCTGTTTTTTTTGTGTCAACAAAAATAGGACCATCATAGTTTTCACGAACTTTTTCGATTGTTTCATATTCAATTGATCCTTTATTATAGTCACTGATTATTATTGCATCATATTGTGATAGGCTTTTGTAATCTATCTTAATCACTTTACTCGGAGAATCCTGATCTATCCTAATTAAATGATGTTTGGTTTTGCTATCTATAACTCTAGTTTTAATAGACGTTTTTATCCCATGAATGAATTCAACTTGGCAGTTTAGTTTTTCAAGATTGTCCTTAACATTAGCTGCCATGCCAGGTTTGGTTACAGTATGTGTATAATTCAATACAGGTACAGGAGCTTCAGGACTAATTCTCGTCACCGTTCCATATTGATATTGATCAATACCATTATCCCCTAGTAGTAATATCTTGAATTTTTTCTGTTGTACTGTATCCATCTATATATTCAAAAAATACTAATTCTTTGCATTCATCTTGTCCAATTATTTTTTTATCTTTATAATCGGATCCCTTAACCATAACGTCATGTTCACTAATTAATTTTACTAAATCTTTGTCAGTATCAAACAGATACACTTTATCTACTGCTTTTAGATTTATTAACATCAATGCTCTTTCTTCTTGACTATTAATTGGTCTGTCTTTACCTTTAAGTTTTTTGACTCGGGCATCACTATCTATAGCTACGCTTAATTCATCTCCTAAATTTCTAGCATAGTTCAATAACTCTAAATGGCCTCTATGCAAAATGTCGAATGTGCCGTTTATAAATATTTTTTTCATATAAATTTAAAATTAGGGTTTGAAAATAAATGTTCAGGACTTACATCCTTGAACAAAATTGCTACGATTTCACCATTAACTTTATTGGTGAAAGCTTTTATATTTAAGTCCTGTAAGATACTATTCATAGATTTTAATGTAAATCCTGTTTTATGTGCCATTGGTTCTCCGTACTTTTCAACTAAGACACGTGAACTATATAAAATATCTATCGGACATATAGGTCCGACACTGCTATCATAGACAGGTGTAAACAAATCATCTTCAATCATATGTGCGATTGATCCTATGTCAGGTACACGAATAATACCAAATCCATCTTTTTTTAATACTCTTACCATAGAATTAAACATTTTTGGTAATTTATGATAATAGACATGTTCCACAACATGGCAGGCCCAAAAAGCATCTACAGTCTCATCTGGAATATTGTTCAATGTCACAATATCATCAACTATATCTGGTTCAGCTATTTTAACATCAACTGTTAATTCTTTGTAATCTTTAAACAATAGTGTTTGTCTATGAACCGAAGTGCTGCCGGCTCCCAAATTTAAAACAATTTTTTTATCAGTTTGAAATAAATGTTTATAATTTTGTTTAGTATCTTCGGCGAATTGATCCCATAATTCTTTCCAATCGATATAAGGATCTTTTTCTGTGTCAGCTTGTGCGTGTAGGGCTAAACTAGGTATGGGAGTAAAAAGTAGACATCCTCGTTCACTAAACAATCTGTTAATAGTTGAATCTTCCATTATATTATTAACAGGGTGATTTCCCATAGCGTCAAATAAATCAAAATGTTTTATTAGTGTAGCATGGTCTACCATAAAACAACTTGCTGTACCAAACGCTGTTCTCCAGTGTCGTTTTATTCCTAAATGTACTGTAACCATTGGTTGTCTATCGACTGGAATACCATATCTATAAGGATCATCAAAAGGATAAATGCATACAGGAAGTTTTGATTTTTCTGTAAACCTAAAATACGCATCAATCATTTCAAAAATACAAGTTTCATAGTAAAGATAATCATCCTGTGCGAAATAAACTAAATCTTTTCCATGGTCTCTGCCATACTCATAACACGCTAAAATACTAGGCATTATTCCATAGGTGTCTAAATGTTTTAGATTTACCTCAAACTTACAGTCCTTCATCAATTGTTGAAGCTTATCTAAAAAACTACTGTCACTATGATCATCTAATATTTGAAGTGTAATTCTAACTTCGTTAGGCTTTTCTGTTAAAACATGATTTAATGATTTTATCAAAGATTTAATGCAACGATAGCTGATTTCAGCTTTATCGTTAGACATATATCTAGTAATCTGTTTTTGATTATTAGATTTACTATGACTTTGTAATACTACTAATAAATTTACCATGTTTAGCCCCATTTAAAATCGGGGTGCCAGCTTTCTTCATTGTGTGCAGGTTTTGCAGGATGCTCTACATGCTCTTTTTCTAAAACAATCATACTATTATAAAAGTTTACAGATTTTAAATCTTTAAACACTCTAGCAAGTTCGGGAGGTGCTGACTGTGAAATATGAGGTGAGTGTAATAAATCAATTAGTTGTTTGCAAAACTCTATACATGTTCCCTGTTTATGTAAACCACCCTCCCAGTCACTCCAATAACTAGTATGAGTATCTTCTATTATGTACATACCACCGTTATTCAATTTAGGAAATAAGTTCAATAATGTTACAATTTGATCATTCATCATATGACTTCCATCATCGATGATAATATCAAATGTTTTATCGTCTTTTAAATATGCATCCCAATGTTCCTGACTACCTTGATCCACACAGCTATAATTAACTTCTACTTCATCAAATTTGTATCCTAAAAAATCTTTGTTTATATCAACTGCGTACAAATCTAAATCATTTTCAAAATAGTTAATCCACAGTTCTAAAGAGCCACCGTGTGCTACACCAACCTCTAAAATTTTAGGATGAGTGTTTTTATATTTGGGCATTATTTTATCATAAATGTCAAAATAGTTTTCCCACTTGTGACATTTTAGTTTTAACTTCCAAAATATATCCCTCGTACTTTTCATAGCATCACACTCGCACATTTAAGGAAGAACAAATGATTGAACACATTCAATCTACTTTGAAATAAATGATAGAACATTTCATTGCCATCTTTGTCTACGAACGTAGTTCCTATACCAAATTGCGGATCACCATCACGCAAGTCCCAAGGCTTGCGTTCATCTGTATTCCAATATGGTATTTCTTCGTACTTGCTGGGCATAAACATTTCTATTTCTATGCCTTTTTCCTCTGCAATATAACAAAGTTCTTCTCCTATATCGCCCCTGTTTGTAGGTTTCCAACTTGGTTTACCTAATTTTTCATACATTTCTTTTGTTAATGCGATACAACTAGGAGCTGGATATATATGTTTGTTGTTTTCTATATGATTACTTCGTTGAACATTACCAATTAAAACTCCCTGTTCCGCACGTTCAAATGTATATTCTAGTGCATGAGTACTTAATGGTACACAATCTATATCTAACATTAGGATAGTATGATAATTATCTACGTAAAATAATTTATCGAGTCCATATTCAATCACTTGATCGGGTGTCATTTCTCCATCAGGTTTTTTATAGTGCAAATATTCATACTTGCACAACTTGTTTGTGTTGTATCTACTAATCATCTGTTTTTGTAAATAAGAAATCTTCTCATCTATTTGATGATTACTATATGTAAATATGGCTCGTTTTTTCATAATCTTCTCTTTATAAAACTGTTGGGTACCCTTTCTACTGAAATGATACACGAAACTATTCAATAATGCAACTTTATATCCCAAATTAGGTAAAACTGAATGAAAAAGTGTCACATCATTGGCATATAAAGGGAATTTGTCAATGTTTGGATATGACACGAAACTTTTACGATTTACTACAAAAGGCATATACCAACCAATCGTATTAAACTGTATGATTGGCATTTGATCTTTATTTTCTTTTACAAAACGGTCAAACTTTTCATAGTTAAAATTATCTAAACTATCTCCGCAATCGTATTTTATACACTCAGGACCATCCATTTTTCCTGGATTAGCTTCTACTACGTTAAATGTTAGAAAAGTATCTTCTGCCAAAAATAACGGAATAAACTCATCCCAATTTTCACTAACAATCATATCATCATTCATTAATACTACGATATCATTACTAGCTTGATAGACGCCTTTGTTAAAAGCATAATATACGTCTATTTCATCTACGATTTGTATGATCTCAGGATCATACTTACTATTTTCTTTAATATATTTTATACACGTATCTATATATTTGCTATCACTTAAATGTGGTATTACAATGGAATACATTAACGTTCCTTGCCATCCATCGTTTTCTTACGACCAACAATTGTAGTATTTGCAATATCGCTTTCATCATATGCATATAATCCCAATTGAATTGCAGGTATAATATCACTGCGCAACATGATATCTAAGGATTCGCAAATGCCATATTTAATTACATATGATAGTGCATTTTTTGCTGACCATGGGTCAATACTGTACGCATGTGCCCTGCATATAAAATGATAATTATTACCATTGGTCGCATGGGGAGGCGTAATAAGTACAGGCCAACCTTTCTTAGCCTGTTCATAACTACCCAAATAATGAATGACACCTGTTACAGGATGATCTCTAATTTCTTTAAGCATAATTGCATCATGCTCAAGTATTATAATAGGTTGATCGAGTTCAATGCAACGTGCCCACAAGCTAATGTGACTTAATGCAACACTTACCTCAGTGATACTTAACTCTTTATCTACCCACTTAATCCAACTAGTCCAGCTTGCATCTTTGCTGTGGTTAGGTTCAATAATTGTGCCTGAAGTACCGTCAAATGCATCCCATACTTTATATGGCATATTTAATGCAGCGAGGCTTTGTTGACACCTCGCTGACATTTTTTCACTTATTGGATGATTTTTTAAAGTGATGATGTAGGCTGATTCGATTGATAGATTATAACTATAGTCTAATTTTAACATTATTTATTGGCTATAAAAGATTCTATTTCGCCTATTGACACCCGACCCGGTTTATTTACTTGAATTAGTAATCTCATACTTAAAGCAACATTATTAAATGTGTTCAAAGCATAATTTAATTCTTCTTCAGAAATTTCACCTCTTTTTAATCTTTCACTCCAATGTGGTAAATATTCAAAATTAACATCACATACTTCTAAATCAATATCATGTTCAAATGCTAATAATGAATCACTTTGATTTTCTTTCATACGTTCAAAGTTTTTCTTTTGATTTAATAGCATAAAAGTACCTAACGTTATCACTCGTCTATGTGTAGGATCATCAACTGCTATATCACAGCGCCAATGTGGTACTTGTACTTCCCATACCGCTCCGTTATCACTGATACGATACATCTCTTTTAAGATGTTCATAAAGTCTTTAGGTGTATCTCCTAAATGTTCTAGTACATCTTTGGCTACTATATGACCAAACTCATTATCTTTCCATGGCCAAGGAGTAACATTTAAATCAACTATTTGATCTGGCTTAACTAATTCACTGTTATCAACATTTAGATACCCGTCAAATTTATTAATACCGCAACCTAAATTCAAACGTTTTAATACTTTATCCTCATTTGGCATTTCTACATGTTCTAAATTGAATTTTTCTTCTAATGCACTGTATAATTTTTGAAATGTTGTATTCCATTTTCCTGATTCTTCTTGTCTAAATAACTTAACACATTCGTAATAAGGACTAGTTGTGTTTTCAGGACTTCCATACGCCCAAGTATGATATGGTAGAATCGGAGGTGTCACCCATGTTTCTTTGCCCATAGCTGCGGCTATATGTGCGATACTTGTACAACTAGTAATAACGATGTCTAAGTTAGCAATACATGCCATCGTATCTTCCCAACTTAGTAAGAAGTGTTGTAAATCAGTTACACCTTCTGGTAATTGAATAATATTATGATCACGTTGTAAACTGTAAATTTGAAGTTCTTTATATTTTGCAAGGTTGGTCATGAAAGCTTCGGGAAACTTTCTAAACTGCTGATGTTCAAATTTAGGATTACCTGCCCAACGTATACCAACTTTTATTTTTTCACTGTTAATTAAATTTTTCCATATATCGACACTTGCAGGAAGTGGGCTCATGTAAGGTTTACCCGGAAAATCATCAAAAGTATGTCCGACTACCCAACCCGCACTAAAGCCAGGAACCCAATAATCGTGTTGAACCGTGTGTGCCTGATTGCGTAATATAACGTCATCAACACCTTCAATTCTTTTAAAAACACTTACTAATTCGGGCGCGGCTGCTAGATATACTTTACTAGCACCTTTATTTTTGAAACTTGTTGCGAAACGTGCATGAATAATCTCGTCACCATAACCACCCTCTAATGAAATTATTATTGATTTGCCTACAATGTCATGTTCTTGTGGATTATAAATAGGTGCATCAGTTTTTAGTGGACCACTTCCATATACACTGATGAATCTTCCATTTTCTAATTGTTGACAACCTTTTTGATAATCGCCTTGTTGTAATAAAAACCAACCACGATTAAAACTGTGACGTATCCATGTTTCTGGATTTACTTTACCTGTTGGATCTTTGCAATTTTCTGGGCCTTCACTTTCCATTCTCTCAGAGATTTCCCAAGCTTCTTTTTGTTTTCCTTCTAATTGATATGCCAATAGTTGATCAATTGGATGCATAAAATTTTCCCTCTATAAACGTTAGATATTTATAGAGAGATATATCTTTGCCAAAATTAATTATTGTGATGTTGGATATATAATAGCTCTAGCGCCTGTAAACGAATTACCAGCACTAACTTCCGAATAAGTACCGGTTACTTGAGTTGGGCTTGATCTATTAATAGTATCATTCAGTCCTATTTGGCCGGCGTTATTTAATCCCCACAAGAATAAAGAGTTATTATTTGAAATTCCTGCTGAATATGAATTTCCTGCACTCACTGAAGACCAAGACGTTGTACCCAACTCACCATCAATTTTTGTTGGTATGTACACGTTAGCAACCGCATACTCATTTCCTAATTGTATTGGGCTTGAACGTGATATAATAGAATATGCTTGACCTAATTGACCTAAAGTGCCTGCTCCCCAATTAAATATGCTACCGTCACTTCTGATTGCACTAGCAACGCTTGCTCCTGCTGCTATAGCTGTCCAACTACTTGTTCCTATTTGTATTGGGCTTGAACGATTAATTGTTGCACTATTGCCAAGAACCCCGAGTGCACCTACACCCCACATGAACAAAGCACCTGTATTAGTAATACCACCTGTAAATGAGGAACCGGCGGCGATTGTGGTAAAACTACCCAATAACACAGGATTGCTTTTATTAATTGTAGTACCATCACCTAATTGACCACTAGCATTTAATCCCCATGTATATGCTGAACTAGCAGTATCCAAAGCTATCATATGGTTATCAATTACACTTACTTGTGCCCAACTACTATTACCAATTTGTACAGGACTTGATTTAGCAATTACTGTATTATCACCCATTTGGCCTGATGTGTTCAAACCCCAAGTAAATAGCAACCCATCACTGCGTATAGCTGCACTTACACTAGCACCAGCACCTATTTTACTCCAACTACCACTAGCAATTAAAACCGGACTGCTTTGATTGACACTAAGATAATTATTACCTATTTGGTTTGGATTGGATCTATTAATTGCTTGTTCATAGCCACTTATTTGTCCTGTAGTTCCTAAACCCCATGCATATAAGTTACCGTCATCACGAATAGCATAAGTAGTTGCCGAACCTGCAAATGTAGAACTGTAGCCACCCGAACCAGTAACAGGTTGAACCATAATTAATACTTGAGTTCCTGATATATTGGTTAAAGCATTTGATGGAGGCGTAAATATTGTTGCTCCAATAGTCGTACTACTAGTAGAGTAAACTACTGAAGTTACTAATCTAAAGTTAGAAAGATATCCATTAAAATATCTACTTGCTACACCAAATGTTCCTGGATTTTGTGACGCAATGTAGCTGTTAGGGTTTGAACTTCCTTGCGTCCAAGTAGTTTGAACATTGTACGCACTTAATATTCCGTCAATAAAAATACGAAAAGTTTTAGTACTAATACCTTGTACTTGAGTAAATGCAACATGATGCCAATTATTGTCGTTAACAGATGTTGCTGTGGATATAAATTGTGTTTGATTTGTTCCACTACTTTGATAATGAGAAACACGAACTTGTCCTAAGAAGATACTCAAAGAAAAAGAACCACCTAAAAAGCTAGAGTCAAACCAATTACTAAAAATTACTGCAGGTGACTTTGTGTCCGTAGTTTTTATAAAAAATTCAATAGTGAAGTCTGCATCCCAGTAGGAGGAGGTTAAAGCAAAGAATGCATTATCTGAACTCCCATCAAAACTAGTTGAGGATGTATTTGCAAAAGGTATTACAATGTTTTGTGAGTATGGACTACCACTAGTAGATATGGTTCTACTAAAAGAACTTATATCTACAATTGTTACTAGTCCGGCTCCTATTAAAACTGGACTTGATCTGTTTGTAACAGAATTATTTCCAATTTGGCCTGAAGTTGCGAGTCCCCATGTATAAAGTTGTGCATTTCTTAATGCAGCAGTATGTGATAATCCTGCGTTAATTGCATTCCAACTTCCTGCAACTAAAGTTGGTGATTTTGTTTGATGATTAATACCTTGTACTAATGTTGGGTTACTTCTAGCAGGAGTAGTTGTGCTTAAGCCTAACTGACCTAGTGTTGTTGCTCCCCAACTATACAAGAGGTTATTTGAATCAATACCCATTGAAGTCGTAAGTCCAGTTGATACTAAAGTCCAACTATTTGACCCAACTTGAACAAAACTACTTCTATTAATTGCAGTATTTGTACCCAATACCCCTGAAGTACCCAAACCTGTTGCATAAAGCAAATTATTTAACTTAATTACCATTGATGTACTGCTACCCGCACTCACAGAAGCATAAGCATCTGTTGTATCAATTTGTGTAACACTTGATCTATCAATTGTATTATTCAATCCAAGTTGACCCGCGTTATTAAGTCCCCAACCATACAATGTATTATCGACCTTTATTGCTAAACTATGGCTAGCACCTGCACTTGCACTTGACCAACTACCTGATGCCGCTAATATTGGACTTCTAAAATCAGCATTCGTTTGTCCACCAACCACTACCGGACTTGATAAATTATTAATCGCATTTGTTCCAAGTTGACCAGACCCTCCTGCTCCCCATGCATAAAGAATATTAAAATCATTTACAGTTGTTGAATGAGTTGCGCCTGCAGCTATAGACGATTGATAAAACGGTTGTGCCCCATCGATTGTAGCGGCAGCTGTCGTATATGTTAAGAACGAAACTGTTCCTGATAAACTTGCAGCAACATTTGGACCTGAAGTCCCTACGCTTGATGTTGTCAAAATACCAGTAGGAGGCGTAAATGTACCTGTATACAACGCTTGAGGTGTTACTCTAATATTTGACAAATATCCTTGTAAATAATTACCTAACGTTCCTCCGTCGGCAGCATCAGCCTCTGTTCCTATTAAAAATACATTATTACTAAATGCTGTTTGAGGTGCAGCAACTTCTGAATACGATTCAACACCTCCTATAAAGTATCTGAATGTCGTCCCATCAAAAGTAGCCGCAAAATGTGTCCAAGTGTTTAATGGCAAACTAAGACTTGATATTTCTGTTCCATTATAATAGATTCTATCTACGCCTATTAATAAATTATTAGTTCCTGAACTTTTTGAGTTGATGCCAATCATAAATCTACCGTTTGCAAAACCACTGTAAGTTGATGGATTACCGTATCCTTCAATTGTAAATTGAGCAGTAGTAGTTGTCAGACCAGATAAAGCAGCATCACATCTTAGATAATCACTAACACCATTAAAATATCCGGCAACACTTCCTGCAGTTGGTACAGTTGTTGTAGTATATGTGGTTCCATATTTAGTAATTGTATTTGCTGCTGAACTAACATCCAATACAGCATTTAATTGACCACCAACCAACGTTGGTTTCGATCTATTAATCGAATCACTTTGTCCTAATTGTCCTGAGGAATTTAATCCCCAAACATAAACACTACCATCAAATGCACGAACCATACTAAATGATTGTCCTGCTGCAACACTAGCCCAACTATTCGGCAATCCAAAATTCACTTGCACCGGACTTAATGTACCAGTATTAATTATTTGACTATTACCGACAAGCACAGGAGAACTATACGTTACTGCATTACCAGTACCAAATTGTCCACTAGAGTTTAATCCCCATGCATATAATTTATTATTGCTTGATACAGAAGTAACATGTGTATAACCAGCACTAATTAAATTGAAACCTTCACTTACTTCTGTTACCGAACTAGGTGTGTTGTAAATCAATAAGGAAGTTTCGTTACCTGTTATAGCATTTATATTTGTACCTGCTGATTGTGTTTTTGCTAATGGGCTTGTTGGAGGCGTGAAATTACCAACGGCACCATTACCACCATAAACATAATTTCCTTTGACAATACGAACATTGCTAATGTATCCAGTAAAATAATAGTATGGTGACCTTGCCCCACTTCCTGCAAAAGCAGAACCTATTCCTTCATTTGCTACTGAATCATAATTATTTGTATTGGTTATAGAACCAATAATTGTACCGTTAACATACATATTCATTGTTGAGGGTAATACAGTAGACTGGTTTCTAATAACTGCAACATGATACCACGTATTAGCGGTAAACGGAGTCACACCTACAGTAGTAGTAAGTGTTGTATTGGGATTACTTATAGCTACTCTAATGTTTCCTTGATAGCATGACATACCTATATAGTAGCCTGATCCATTATACTGTCCATGTGACATGAAGACACCAGATAGAGGATAATATGATAATGTTGGATATATCCAACATTCCATACAAAAATCACCTACTCCAAAATCTAATTGATTTGCGTTTACAACCTGCAATCCGTTAGGAGAACCACCAAAATAACCAGATATCGCGCCTGCAAATGGTACTACTGTAGTAGAGTATCCAGTACCATTTCGTAAAATTGAGAAGCCACTATTACTTTGATCCACAATTTGTAAGTTTGTGCCAGCACTTAGTAACGTAGGACTTGATTTGTTAATAATTGAATTGTCACCTAATTGACCTGAACTATTGAGTCCCCACACATAAACTTCGTCAGTTCTTTTTACAACACTAAAGCTTTGTCCAGCAAATACTTGTGTATATCCACTAGTACCTGGTGTTACTAGAACAGGACTATTTGTGTAAGTATTGATTTGAGTACCACTACCTACTATAACAGGACTTGATCTATTAATTGTATCACCTAAACCAAGTTGTCCAGATGTAGTAAGCCCAAATGCAGATACCTGTGTACTAGCACTATTTCTAATTAAAGTGTGTGCTGCTCCTGCTGAAAACTTATTGAATATTGTTGTTGAACCTATATCACGACATGTCAACAAACTAGTACCAGATATAGCGGTCAACGGACTTGTTGGCACAACAAAACTACTTGTGTATACCGCAACTCCTTTAACTATTCTCACATTAGACAAATACCCATCTAAATCAGCGGTGAGAGTTGAACCTTGAGTCCCTAAGTATAATGTATTACTAGTTGTTAGAGAACTTGTATAAGTAGCAGAAATTTTTGGTAAACCATTAATATACAATGTTACATTATTTGATCCGACCCCATTACGAACAACTGCAACATGATACCAAACGTTTGGTAAAATTGTATCAGGTGAAGGATCTTGTAATAATACTGTTGCGCTATCCACAAGGAATGTGATTGATCTTCCAGTGCCTCTGTAATATAATTGGTAACTTCCTGCGACTCCTGTAACCCAACGATCTAATAACATTACACTATTGGCAACCGGTGGGAAATTTAGGTAAAACCAAAGTTCAATAGTAAAATCGCCCGGCAAGTCGAATGCTGCATTACTAGCTATGCTTACATATGTATCATTTGATATAAAAGATCCTGATCCACCATATACACTTGTATCATATGGCACTGTTGCAAATGGTGTAAAATTCACCATTCGTGCATAAAGGTTAGGTGTAATCGTAAAATTATTTGTACTGTTATCTGTAAACGTACTGCTATTATTTGTTATTTGAGTTGGGAATCCTCTTGCAACTGCATTTGAAACACCTAACTGTCCTGAACTATTAAGTCCCCAAGCAAACAAACTATTATCATTTCTCAGTGCTAAACTATAACTAGTGCCTGCACTTACTGAAGACCATGATTGATTTGAAATTAATGTAGGTGTATTGTAATTAGTGTTTAAACCTACGTATCCTGTACCTAACTGTACTGAACTAGATTTGTTAATAGTTGTATTATCACCTAACTGACCAGATGCTGCTAAACCAGTTACATATAACTGACTATTTGAGTTTCCAAATACACTTGTTGATCCCAAAGCAGATATATTACCTGTGTATGCGGTTCCAAACGTTTGACATGTCAGTAAAACAGTGTTTGCTATAGCAGTTAAAGGAGAAGTTGGTACAGTTAACGTTGACAATGTAGGATCATATACTGAACTACCTTTAACTAGACGTACATTTGACAAATACCCATCAATATTTTGAGATGGGGTTGTAGGGAAATCTCCTATTCCTAATGTTGTTCTGACTAAGTTGCTAGCAACGACGCCGGGAGATCCTCGCACACCATCAATAAACACAGCCACATTATTGGAACTATCACGACAACAAACAATATGTTGCCAAACATTAGTCTTTATAAATCCCGGAGAAGAAGCAAATGTAGTATTTCCTACCACTACGTTATATGAACCAGCGGCGTCCCATCCCACAATGAATGAATCTGTAACACTTGTGACAGATGGATTGGTTGTTACTGCTGCTACAGCTTTCAATATATTATTATAGCACCAAAACTCAATACAGAACGGACCTGTACCAAATGCAAATACTGAGTTTGTGCCACAGTTAATGACATCACCTAATCCACTAAATTGTGTGCTACCACCACTAGTGACAGTATTATATGGCTGATTTGCAAAAGGACTAAAATCAACATTTTTTGGTGAGCCAGTGAATGTTACTGAGGTAATATTATTTTCTGATGCGTCTACAAAAGTTCTATATCCAATTAATGTAGGATTACTCCTTCTTGCTTGTGTTGCGGTATTATCTCCTAACTGTCCAGAAGTATTAATACCCCATCCCATTAAAACATTGTCATTAGCTCTTTTAGCTATAGTGTAAGATATACCAGTGCTTACTTGGCTAAAGCTTTGATAATTTAAAATTTTAGTTGGTATAACAGTTCCTGTAGTTCCTGCTAGTAATGTGGGGCTACTACGATTTACTGTGTCTCCTGTACCTAATTGTCCTGAGGCATTGAAGCCCCACAAGTAAAGTTTATTACTAGTTCCAGTAGCTATTGAGATAGCTACCATAGTATTATTACCAGAACTAGCTATTGAAGACCATTGTGCGCCAGCTACAACTTGCACCGGACTTGATCTATTTGTAGTAAGACCTATACCCAATTGTCCTACACTATTATGCCCCCAAGTCCATAGAGTATTATCTGACCTAATAGCCATAGATACACTATCACTAGCTGCAACTGCGGACCAACTACTTGAACCTATTTGTACTGGGCTAGATTTGTTTATAGTAGTGCCATCACCTATTTGTCCTACGTTATTCTGTCCCCATGCATATAGTGCTCCTAAATTAGTAATACCTAATGTGTTAACACCACCTGCACTTACTTTAGACCAACTAGTCGATCCTGATACTATAGTTGGTTTTGAACGATTAATTGTGTCGCCATGACCTAAAATACCAAGGAAATTTGTTCCCCAAGTATATAACTTTCCTAAATTATCTATGCCACCACTATAGCTAGTTCCTGCACTTATAAAAATCCAACTTTGAACTGACGGATCAGTTATTTGTACTGGAGTAGATTTGTTTATTGTTGTGCCATCACCTAATTGTCCAACACTATTACCTCCTGAAGTAAATAATGCATAATTAGTAGATGCAGCCAACAGGAATCCTGGGCCTGCTGCAACAAGACTAAAGCTTGATCCTGAGGAAATCTGTACTGGACTCGATTTGTTTATTGTTGTGCCATCACCTAATTGTCCCGTATTATTATTACCCCAAGTAAATAATTTACCGTCGCTTGCAATACCTGCGCTATTATTTCCACCAATAGCCGCTGAAATTGCCGACCAACTATTATTACCCACTAATACAGGACTAGACCTTAGTATCGTATCACCCAATCCTAATTGACCAGACGAATTGACTCCCCAAGCAAATAATCTTCCGTCATTTCTTATAGCTAGAACAAACTGATTACCTATACTAACCTGAGTCCATGAATTAACATCAATCCCTACGCTTGATTGTTGTCCCCATGTCCATAGCTTACTAGTTGTATCTATTGCAACCGCATGTGTTGGTCCTGCAGAAATTATTGAATAACTAGTTCCTGTTGCAATCTGTACAGGACTTGATCTGCTAACCGTGTTACCTGTACCTAATTGGAAGGCAGCGTTGACGCCCCAAACAAATAATAAACTAGAATTGTTTATACCTATAGTATATTGAGCGCCGGCGCTAACTGAATTCCAACTACCAGTTACCTGTACAGGACTTGATTTATTGATGGTTGTATTGTCACCAATTTGACCACTTACATTATTTCCCCATACATACAGTTGATTACTTCTAATACCTGCTGTATGAGATGTGTTTACAGATATTTGACTCCAACTATTATAATCTAACAATACTGGATTTGATCTATTAATAGTATCACTTAATCCTAGCTGACCACTAGCGTTACCTCCCCAAACAAATAAAGTGCCGCCCAATCTGATAGCCATTGTATTTGATAAATCTACTGCTACCGAAGTCCAGCTAATAGTTCCGCTTATTTGTGTTGGACTTGATTTGTTTATTGTTGTACCATCACCTAATTGGCCATTAGTGTTTAAACCCCAAGTAAATAATGCACCATCACTTCTAATAGCAGCAAGGTGTGATGATTGTCCACCACTTGCAATTGTACTCCATGATAGTGCGGTGACATTAGACAATCCAACAGCCGCAGCCGATCCCCATGCATGTAAACTATTATTTGATGCTATAGCTAAAACGTGATTCAAACCAGTACTTACACTTGTCCAACTACTATTAGTTAATTGATTGATAACGTCATTTCTATCGACTGTTGTATTATTACCTAATTGATAGGTATTATTTAATCCCCAAGTATATAGTTTTCCTAAACTATCTATACCTGCACTGTAACTTGCACCTGCGCTAATTTGACTCCAACTACTTGTACCCACTTGTACTGGAGTTGATATGCTTGTCGAACCAACTATCACAGGTGCAGACCTATTAACAGTTGTGCTATTGCCTAAGTTACCAAATGTATTATTTCCAGTAACCCAAACTGAATTATCTGACCTTAAATATCCTGCACCCAAATTGGTTGCTACTTCTAGTGCAGCAGCTTTCCAACTATATCCTATACCTGTTTGTACCGGTATTGATCTATTAATAGTATCGCCTAATCCTAATTGTCCACTAGCGCCTGATCCCCAAACATATAAATTATTATTGTTGATAGCAGTAGAAATTTGTTGTCCTGCGTAAATAAAAGACCAACTACCATTTTGAGGCAATAATCCAGAATATTGAGTAATTTGTGTTGGGTTTGATCTACTAGTAATAAGACCTAAACCTAATTCTCCTACACTATTACCTCCCCATGAATATAATAAACCAGAAGTAGTAAATCCTAAGGAATGTGAAAATCCAGCAGTGACTTGAGAAAATGAAGTAGTATTAAAAGGTGATGCTAGTAATACTGGAGAATTTCTATTCGTAGTTGTGCCGTCGCCTAATTGACCGCTTGTATTCCAACCCCAACCATAAACGATACCTGTTGTATCGATTGCTAAACTATAACTATTTCCAGCGTTTACACTTGACCAACTTCTAGTACCAATTTGTACTGGACTAGATTTATTTACTACGGTACTATCACCTAATTGCCCAACATCGTTTGAACCCCAACTCCAAAGAGTATTATCTATTTTAACACCTAATGCGTGGGTCGCACCACCTGATATTGAAAGCCATGAGCCAGCAACTTGCACAGGGCTTGATTTGCTTATTGATGTGTTATCTCCTAATTGACCTGAGGTGTTTAAACCCCATGTCCATAATGTGTCGTCACTTCTAATAGCAGAAATAAAACTTGTACCTGCTGCTACTTGTTTCCAACTATTTGAACCTAACTGTATAGGATTGGATCTGTCAATTGTATTTCCTTGACCTAATTGACCAAAGTTATTTCTACCCCAAAGTAATAATCCTGAATCAGATGTTCTTATCGCAGCAAAGAATCCTCCACCTGCACTTACAGGACTGTAGCCTGTTGGAAAATAACTTCCATATGGTATGATTTGACCTGAATCATTATTTCCCCAGCCATAAAGTTTATTAGTTGAATCAATTGCAAATGTATGTGTGCCACCGGCTGCTAATCCTATCCAACTTCCAGAAGTTATTAGCACAGGACTTGATCTATTTGTAATTACACCGATGCCAAGTTGTGCTGAAGTATTAAGTCCCCATCCAAACAATCGATTATTTGTGTCTATTGCTAAACTAACGTTGGTTCCGGCTTTAACTTGACTCCAACTGCTTGTTCCTACTTGCACTGGGCTTGAATTTGAAATTGCTAAAGTGTTACCTAATTGACCGGATGTTCCGATACCCCAGGCAAATAATGCACCATCACTACGTATTGCTAGTGTATGACTACTGCCACTTGATATTTCTGACCACGATTGAGGTTGAACTACTAATCCTATAGCTGCACTATTTCCCCATGTCCATAATGTTCCATTACTTGCAATAGCAAGTACATGATCGAATCCAGCACTTACACTAATATAACTACTTGTTGTGATTTGTACCGGACTTGATTTTGCTACTGTAGTTCCATCTGCTTGCTGACCTGAATTGTTTACTCCCCAGCCATATAATAAATCCTCTGCGTTAATACCCATTGAATAAGAACTACCTGCACTTACTAAAGAAAAACTACTTGTTCCTACTTGTTGTGGACTATAGTATTTCGTAGGGGGCCATCTAAATCCGCCAACTTGCACGGGGCTTGATGCGTCAACTGTTGTATTAAGTAAGTAGGTATTTGAAGTGTTGGCTGATCCACCCGAGCCCCAAACAAATGCCACACCTAAATTGTTTATTGCTGAAACTACACCGGCTGATGCCCAATTAGTTAATGCTCCTATTTGTGTTGGCGCGCTTCTGTTAATAGTGGCATTTTGAGCTGATGAGCCACTACCTCCATCAGCACCCCAAAACCAAAGTGTGCCTGTTGTAGTGACTGCTAGATTATTAGTTCGTGCAGCGGTAACTACTGACCAACTACTAGTTCCAATTACTACAGGTGTTGACTTATTAATAGTTGTATTGTCACCCAAAGAACCTTCTAAATTATATCCCCATGCTACTAGTCTACTATCGGATCTGACGGCAAGTGTGTGTAAAGCACCACTGCTTACAGCTACAAAACTACTTGTAGCAAATGCTCCGTCTAAAGTTACTGGATTGGATCTACTTGTGGTAAGACCAGTACCTAACTGCCCCTGATTGTTCCAGCCCCAAATATAAATTATGTTATCATTTCTTAAAGCTGCGGTATGAGACCAGCCAACACTAACAGATGTCCAACTAGTAGTACCAAACGCACCACTCAATAAAACAGGACTTGATTTATCGATTGTAGTGCCATCACCTAATTGGCCTGCTTCATTTTTGCCCCAAGTATAGATAATATTGCTTACATTTCTTGCAGCAGCATGACCAGATTGCACACTTATTTGATTCCAACTTCCTGCAACCTGTACAGGTGAACTTCTATTAATGGTATCATTTTGTCCTAATTGTCCTAGTGCATTAGTTCCCCACATCCAAAGCGTACCGTTTGTTTTTAATGCAGCTTTTGGATCAATCATAGAAAATATAGGCGCTATTGAGGACCAATCACTTGACCCTATCTGTACTGGACTAGACCTAATAATTGTAGTACCATCACCTGTTAATTGCCCCCAAGCCCATAAGGTACCATCTGTGCGTAATCCCAATCCACTAGTGATTTGTGTCCAAGAATAAATTTCGTCGTATACACCTGTTTGACCACTAGTAAATTGACCCCATCCATATAATCTACCATCTGCATCAATTGCTAGTGTATGATTAACCCCATCAGTTACTTCTATCCAGCTGCTAGATCCTATCTGTACTGGGCTTGATTTATTAATCGATGAATTATCGCCTAACTGTCCACTTGAATTTAAACCCCATGCATATAATAAACCAGCTTGATCAATAGCGTGAGAATAACTACTACCTGCACTTACACTTGCCCATCTAGTTAATCCGATTTGAACTGGGCTTAAGCGTATAACAGTTGTTGAATTGCCTAATTGACCTTGATCATTAGTACCCCATGTCCATAACGTGCCATTATCTCTTATACCTAATGTGTGTGTTGCACCACCTGACACAGCGAGCCATGACATTGGTTCTGTCACTAATCCTATGGCCACACTGCTACCCCATGTCCACAATGTATTGTCCGAGCGTATAGCTAAACTATGATCAAAGCCTGCACTTACTTGAATCCAACTACTATCACTGATTAATACTGGATTGCTTCTGTTTAAAGTATCGCCACCAATTGGGAAAGTAGAATTTACAATTCCCAATTGTCCTAAATCATTAAATCCCCATGCATATAATTTACCATCTAATCTTCTTGCAAGGGCGAAGTCTCTTCCTAAATCTACTTGTGTCCAACTACTTGTGTCAAATGGGCTTGCTAAACTAACAGGATTTGATTTGCTTATTGCAGTATTGTCACCTAATTGACCTGATGTATTTAAACCCCAAATATAAATTCTACCATCATTTCTAATTGCTGCTGTGTGATTTACACTTGCACTAACTGAAGTCCAGCTTGTGTTTGTAAAGCTAGAAGATAATGTAACTGGATTTGATTTTGCAATAGTTGTGCCATCACCAAGCTCCCCGTATGTATTGCTACCGTATCCTATTATTGTACTGTCAGCTTTAATTGCACTTGTATGACTCCATTTGCCTGATACTTGTGTGTAACTACTATTACCTACCTGTACAGGACTACTTTGAAGTATAACATTGTTTTGACCTAATTGTCCTTCAGTGTTCCTACCCCATGTCCAAAGACTGCCATCACTTCTAATAGCAGTTGTGTAAATATTACCTGCGGTTACTTGCGTCCATGAATATATTGTAGTTGGTTCTTGTATACCTGCACCAGCTGGATTACCCCAAATATATAATTGATTATCGGTTGTTATTGCTAAACTATGATCTACGCCTGCACTGACACTTGACCAACTAAAAGTAGAACCTATTTGTACAGGGCTAGATTTGTTAATAACTGTTCTATCCCCAAGTTGATAACTTGTGTTTAAACCCCACGCAAACATTTCATTTAATGAGTTTATTGAAACAGTATAACTATTACCAGATGCAACTTGTAGCCAACTATTCGAACCTATTTGAACGGGACTAGATTTGTTAATCGATGTATTGTCGCCTATTTGTCCGGCATTGTTTTGACCCCAAACATAAAGTTTGTAATCACTGTCAATTGCTACAGAATGACTTACTGCTGCACTAATATCATTCCATGTACCTGAACCAATTTGTACTGGACTTGATTTATTAATAGTTGTACCGTCACCTAATTGACCTGCGGTGTTTAATCCCCAAGTCCATAATGTATTATCATTACGAATAGCTAATGTGTGGTTACCTGAACTTGCAACTTTAGTCCATGAGAAATTAATAGTTTGAACAAAAGTACTAGCACTGTTTCCCCAAACAAATAGTGTATTGTTAGTGGTAATCGCAGCACTATGATCAAAGCCCGCACTTACCACTAAGAAACTACTATTTGAAATTTGAGTTGGTGTTGATTTGTTTAGTGTAGTACCATCACCAATTTGGTAAGAATTATTTGTGCCCCATGCATACAAGATACTGTTAGACCTCAACCCTACTGTAAAGTCGTTAAATGCACTAACTTGTGTCCAACTATTGTTGTCAACTTTTTGAGGCTCTGGTAAATTATATGGTAATTTGTTTCCTAATAAAACTGGTGAATTCGTTGGCATTTAAAAACCTAATTGTCCTGATGTATCCTGACCCCAAGCATAAAGAACATTATTAGTATCTCTTGCTAATGTATATTGAGTACCTGCATTTACTTGATTCCAGCTGCCGGTACCAATTTGTACGGGTACTGATATATTTATGATCGGATTGTTTCCGATTTGAACAGGTAGCGACTTACTAGTTGTTGTTCCATCTCCTAGCATCCCATTTAAATTGTATCCTTGATTATACAATAAACCATTAGAATAGATTGTGGCTAAATTATATTGACCAGTAGAATACACTGTTGGGCCTGGCGCTACTATTTGAACCGGATTTGATCTGTTAGCAGCAATTGGTAAAGTAGTAGTAAGTTGCCCCCAATCATTGTTCCCCCAACCCCAAAGCGTGCCGTCACTTGCTGATGCTATTGTAAAACTAAATCCACACCTTACTTGAGTAAAACTTGTTGTCCCAGAAACTAAAGTAAAAGTTGACTTGCTAGTTGCAGTGTTGTCACCTAACTGACCTTGAGCATTTAAACCCGTTCCGTACGCAGCTCCATTTTCACGAATAGCTAAAACATGATTAGCCCCACCAGAACTTACACTTGTCCAACTAAATGCACCTGGTGCGCCTGCAACTAGTGTAGGACTTGATCTATTTATAAGATCGTTTGTGCCTAACGAGCCACTACCCGATGCTGATTGGTTACCCCAAGTAAATAATCTACCAGTTGCATCTATAGCAGCAATAGTGGATAAAGCACCTCCTACTGCAGACCATGTACTAGAACCTATCTGCACTGGACTTGATCTACTAATGGTTGTGTTGTCTCCGACAAAGGATCCAGCACCCCATGACCAAAGTGTTCCATCATTTTGTATTGCAACTGTAGCCGGACCAACAAAGACTTGTGTATAGCTACCTGTTCCTTTAATCACCACCGCAACAGGTGAGGATCTACTAATTACTGTATTGTCCCCTAAATTTCCGGATGTGTTATTGCCCCAAGCAAACAAATTGTCGTTATTGTCAATGGCTAATACAGAAGCAAGATTTCCAACTAGAGCCGTAAAATTATAAACTTTTTTCCATGTTTTGATTCCTACTTGTACAGGACTCGATTTATTAATAATCGAGTTATCCCCTATTTCCCCTGAAGTATTTAAACCCCAGCCAAATAGTAAACCATCACTTCTAATAGCGTGTGTTGTGAGGCCAGTGTTTGCAACTTGAGTCCAAGAATACACAGTTGTTGCAAGACCAACTTGTCCAAAAAGATTAAATCCCCAACCCCAAAGTGTGCCGTCAGACTTGATTGCCATACTATGATCTGTTCCTGCACTTACACTTGTCCAACTACTTGAACCCATTTGTGTTGGTATTGAACGTATATTCGTATCACCTAATCCTAATATGTAATTTGTATTTGACCCCCAGGCCCACAATGTGCCATCACTTTGAACTGCTAATGTATGACTTGCTCCTACACTTACTTGAACATAACTACTTGTACCAGTAGCAAATACTGCAACAGGGCTATTTCTATTTGTTGTTGTGCCATCACCTAATTGGTAATTAGTGTTTACTCCCCATAAAAATAATCTATTACTACTATCAATCGCACCTGCATAATTATTAGTTTCGCTTGAAGTTATTACAGTCCAATTGTTCAATCCTACTTGAGTTGGGCTTAATCTTGTTATAGTATCACCCTGTCCTAACTGACCTAAGCTATTTTGTCCCCAAGTGTATAATTTATTTTCTTTTATTCCCAATGAGAAACTGTTACCTGCACTCACTACACTCCAACTACCGGATGAATCAACTAGGGTAGGTAAACTACGATTTACTGATGTATTATTCCCGACTTGACCTTGAGCATTTGTTCCCCAGCCATATAAAACTCCTGTATTAGTAATTGCTAAGCCATGATTATTGCCTGAGCTTACTTTTATCCAACTCAATGAACTATCTACTTGTACTGGACTAGATTGTGTTACACTTGCGCCATTTCCAATTTGAAAACTAGTGTTTAATCCCCATCCCCATAAGGTATTATCACTGCGGATCGCTAAACTTGTACTATTGCCTGCACTTAATTCTATCCATGACTTAGGTTCAGTTAGTGTACCTAATTGACCTGAAGTTCCTAAACCCCACGCCCATAATGTATTATTAGATTTTAATGCCATACTATAACTATTTGCAGCGACTACCGTTGTCCAACTAGGACCTGACAATAATACCGGACTTGATTTACTTATAGTAGTGTTATCACCTAGTTGGAAACCTGTGTTACCGCCCCAGGCAAATAATCTATAATCGCTTGTTATAGCTAATGTATGATCGACACCACTACTTACAGTTAACCAACTACTTGTACCTATTTGTACTGGACTTGATTTATTAATAGTTGTATTGTCTCCAACTTGTCCTGAACTATTGAGACCCCATACAAACAACAATCCGTCACTTCGAACTGCTGCTACATGTGATGTATTTTCAGATACAACTGTCCAACTAAATGGAGCTGTGCTAGCATTTAATGCTGTAGATGTACCCCAACCAAATAATCTGCCATTTATGTCAATAGCTAAACTATGTGCTGTACCTGTAGTAATTTGTGACCAGCTACTGGTTCCTATTTGTACTGGACTAGATTTGTTTATTGTTGTGCCATCACCGAGTTGAAATGTTGATCCAGAACCCCAAGAAAATAATTTACCATCTATAGTGATACCAAGTGCATTTGAGCCTCCTGCACTAATTTTACTCCAACTAGTCGTACCTACTTGAGTGGGGCTAGATTTTGTAGCGGCAGTGCTATCTCCTAGTTGACCACTAGTGTTTAGTCCATAACCCCATAATGTACTATCTTGTCTTACACCTAAAACAAAGTTTGTACCAGCATTTATTTGTGTCCAAGAATAAATGTCTGTAATAATACCGGTTTGACCAAATAAACCACTACCCCATGCATATAAACCTCCCCCGGATTTAATTGCAAGAGAGTGGTTAATACCTGCACTTACACTTAGCCAGCTAGCCGAATCAATGAGAATCGGACTTGATTTATTAATACTGGAATTATCGCCAATTTGAAAACTTGCATTACCGCCCCATGCATACAATTGATTATTATTTCGTATGGCTAACACATGACTTGCACCAACACTGACACTATTCCAACTATTATTGTCAAGTACTCTTAATCCTGTTCGAGTAAAAACACTATTATTTCCTAATTGACCTGTCGCATTACTTCCCCAAATGTATAACGCGCCTGTCGCATCGATTGCTGCATGTGTTGAAGTTCCAGAATGGATAGCACTCCAATTTGATTTACCTACACCTAGTTGCACTGGACTTGATAAGTTTGTTGGAATAGAACTTATTAGTGCCGGTGAGGATCTATTAATTGTTGTATTATTTCCTAAGTTTCCTAAATTATTTGCGCCCCATGCATATAAATATCCATCATCTCTTATTCCATTACTGTGAAAATATCCTGACGTAATTTTTGCAAAAGTAACACCAGTGCTTGTTAATATTACGGGGGATGATCTGTTAACTGTTGTAGAGTCACCAACTGCGCCGTAGGTCGTATTAATACCCCAACCCCATAATTTTCCATCAAAATCTAAAGCAGTTGATCTTGAAGCAGCAGCTGCCACTGTAGCCCAACTTAGTGGAATATTAACAAATGATACTTGTAATGGTGAGCTTCGGTTGATAGTAGTATTATTACCTAATTGTCCTACGTTGTTTAATCCCCAAACATATAAAGTATTATCATTTCTTAAAGCTAATGTATGGCCACCTGTTGAGCCAGTACCATCAGTGCCGCCAACACTAACGAAATTCCACGAAAACGTGTCGAACGGGGAGGCCAATAAAGTAGGTTGGGATCTGTTTAGTGTATTACCTAAACCTAATTGTCCTGTGTTATTAAATCCCCAACCATACAACAATCCAGTTGTGCTTATAGCAAATGTATGACGATTAGAGTCTGAAGCTCCGGAAACCAATGTAAAACTTGTACCAACACTTAACTGCACTGGGCTTGATTTATCAACGGTGGTGTTGTCTCCAATTAAACCGGTAGCACCTGCTCCCCAACTCCAAAGTTTACCATCAGTAGTAATACCTTTACTTGCTGATACCATACTCCAGCTTTTATCACTCATTACTAATACAGGACTTGATCTATTAATCGTATCACCTGTGGCTAGTTGACCAGTGTTATTGCGACCCCATACCCAAAGTTTATAATTTGAGTCTATTGCCGCAACCGCATTATTTACATTGTTATTTTCACCTAATTTTAACCAACTCTTATCACTTGCAATTTGTACAGGGCTTGATCTATTAATTGTGGTATTATTACCAATTTGACCAAAACTATTTTCTCCCCATGTCCATAATGTACCGTCTGCTCTTAATCCAATTGAACTGTTTGCATTATTGGTTACCTGTTGCCAACTTTCTGTTAATATATTTCCACCAGTTAAGTTTGTTGTAACGTTACCCCAAGTCCATAATGTATTGTCACTTCTAATGGCAAAAGAACTATCAGCTTCACCTGCTGTTACTGCTGTCCAACTACTTGTACCTATCTGCACTGGGCTTGACTTGCTTATCGCTGTATTGTCACCTAATTGGCCTGAAGTGTTTAAACCCCATGCAAATAATAAATTATCACTTCTTAATGCAATTGTATGTGTACCCCCAGTTGAAATTGCATTCCATGAAAGTGTCCCTACTTGTATTGGCACACTATAATTACCAACAATTGAACTTGCAACTAAAGTCGGGCTTGATCGTGTAATGGTAGTATTATTACCTAATTGTCCTGAACCGTTCGCCCCCCATCCATATGCAGTTTTGTCAGAAGTGGTTCCTATAACCCAACCACTCACTAAACTACTTGCCACTAGCGACCAACTACTCGTTCCTACTTGTACTGGGCTTGACCTACCTATTTGATTATTAGTTCCAATTTGACCACTTGTGTTTAATCCCCAAGCAAACAATCCCCCATCTAATCTTATTGCTTGACTAAATCTAGAAGCTGCACTAATAAAAGTAAAAGAACTTGAACCTATTTGTACTGGACTAGATTTTAATATAGTTGTACCGTCACCCAATTGTCCTTCAAGGTTATTTCCCCAAGCAAACAATAAATTACCTGACGCTAATCCTAATGTATGGCCTTCACCTATGCTTACATCAGTATAACCAGAATTAGCAACTAGAGTTGGGCTACTTCTATTATTTGTTGCATTTATTCCTAATTGACCAGCCCCATTAGCTCCCCAACCATATAGTTCACCAGTCACTGTAACACCCATAACATGACTACCAACAGAAACTTTATACCAACTTAATCCTATTCCAATTTGTACGGGGCTTGATCTATTGATTGTGTCGTTAACACCTATTTGGCCTAAGTTATTATTTCCCCAAGCATACAGTTCTCTAGCTTCATTTAATGCTATTGTTGTAGTTGCTTTACCACTTATATCTATCCAGTTTGCTAATGAACCAATTTGTGTTGGATTAGACCGGCGAGCTGTAGCCGCTGTTCCTAAATTTAATCCTAATTGACCAACGCTATTTGAGCCCCATGAAAATAATGTTCCGTCACTTCTAATTGCAACACTATGAAGTAATCCTGCTGCTACTTTTTTCCAACCAGGTTGACCTACCTGTACAGGATTAGATTTATTGATAGTAGTGCCATCGCCCAATTGACCATCACTGTTAACTCCCCACGATAACAATCTACTATCACTAGTAATAGCAAGCACGTGTGATTGTCCGGCACTTGCTTGTACTAGTGATAAATTTGATTCACCGTAAGAGCCTAATTGACCAGATGTGCCTAATCCCCAAGTAAAAAGCTTATTGGAGGTGAAAGTTTGAGTTTGTGCTTTGTATAAAAATTCTTTGAAAAACATGTTTACTCGGGTTTAGTAGGCCATATAACTTCATATATATTTATCTGACCCACTATGCATAGGTTTGGTAAATCACGAAGTTGTTGCCTATAATTAGCCCAAGCTGTTTTCCAATCATTTGTGTGACTTGCTTGTACGTCTGCTAATTGTGTCCAATCAGATTCAATTAACAAGCTATCTCTTTTAAGTCTTAATTCTGCTAATAAAGTTGCAAAACGTTCTTCCTCAGAAATTACAACAATCTCAATGTTTTTAAGTATAGGTGTTTCTAAGACTTTATTATCAACAAAAGAATACTCATATCCGTCGATATACTGAGTTGATATATCATAATTAGGATATACTTTAGTAACTGTATACCAACCTAAATTATTTAATAATTCTTCATCATCTTTCAACAAACTTAATCCACTAACATTTCTCCATGTTGTTGGAAGTAAATCATGTCTTTCTATAATTACGTTATTTTCAACTAATGCAAAATTTGCCATAATATTATTTACTATCAATCATTGAAGCGACACCACGCCAATTAGTGCCATTATCGTCAGTAACAAAAGCAAGTAAATCGACACCTGTTACTGTGAGAGCAGGTGCTACACCACTTGGCCATCTAACTGAAGTAGGCCAAATTTGAGTACTGCTACCACCATTTGTTAATTCTAAAATAAAGCCTGAAGCATTTGACGAAGTTGCTGAATTACTAAAAGTCCAAGTTACCGAACCAGTTACAGTAGCAGTAACATACATACCAGCATTTAAATTTATGGTTGTATTACCACTTATATTACCTAATGCGTTTGTTGGTAATGTGTAATTAGTAATCGATAATCTATTATTAACTGAATCAAATGTTAAACCAGTTGTACCGCCAAACGCATTTGAATTGTTAAACTGTAGTTGTGTATTACTACCACCAGGTGTGCCGCCACCTCCGCCACCAGTTTGCGCTGCCCAACTTAAGTTACCTGTCCCATCAGTTGATAATACATAATTAGCAGTTCCGCCGGGTATTTTTAAATTAGCTACGTTGCTTACATAAACATTTGCTCCAGTCAATGAGACATTACCTGATACTGTAAGATTAGACAATGTGCCAACTGAAGTAATATTTGGTTGTAGTGCTGTTGTTAATGTTCCTTGCAAGAAGTTACCAATAACTAAATTACCTAAGTTAGCATTATACGCTGTAATATTTCCGGTACCACTTGTACCAACAGTTAAATTGCCATATACTCCTGCATCACCCGCTAAGTTACCGTATTTTGTTTCAATTGTTAATGTACCGGTACTATCGTAAATATTTGCAGCTTTAACACCATTTGCTGTTGCAGTAATTAGTCCAGTAACTGTTAGTGATGATAATGTACCAACACTAGTAATATTCGGTTGTGCTGCTGTAGTTAATGTACCGGTTAAGAAATTACCACTGATTAAATTAGCGCCTGAAACATTACCAGCAGTAAAATTACCAGTATACGTAGGTAAGTACGCAGCAACATTTGTATTTGAATATGATCCACTACCAAAAGTCCATGCTGTGCCATTAGCGTATAACAAGTTATCTGTTAAAATATTACCAGCACTTGCATTAGCAGTTACACTTAGACTACTTAATGTACCAACGCTTGTAATATTTGGCTGTGCATTAGTGTACACTGTACCAGCGATTAATGCATTACCTACTTGTCCTGTTACATTACCGCCTGTAAGTGAAGTTAATAATGATCCATTGCCTGAAAAGAAATTAGCAACTGATAAATTACCTAAATTACTGTTACCAAAACTGACGTTAGATGTTACAGTTAAATTATTAACTGTATAGTTAGCTGTTTCATCTAACGCTATTGGTGTAATTTTTGTTATTGCTGCCATAGTTTAATTCTCTTAAAAATTCTTTAATTGTAACTTAGCTGGCTGGAAAAGTTATTGATCCGTTACCAGTAAAAGTATAGATTCTGTAGCCACCAGTAACAGATAATGTAGGTGATCCTGTAGTTGCTGAGGCATTAGCATGTGTATCAGAATAACGAATAATTACAACACCAGAACCGCCAGCGCCCGAGTTTCCTCCTGGGTAAGTCGTTCCTCCACCGCCGCCGCCTGTGTTAGCACTACCATCGCCGCCGTTACCTGAGCCAGTGCCGGCGCCGCCGCCACCCGCGCCGCCCGCTGCAGGAGTACTGCTACCAAATATACCTCCTCCTCCACCACCTGCTCTAGTCACTGAACTTCCGGTAATCGATGATGCTACACCGGTACCTCCCTCGCCAGTACCGGTATATCCATTGGCACCTACCGCGCCGGCACCGCCGCCCCCTGCGCCTCGATAAGGCGAAGAATAAACAGCTACATTACCGCCGTTATAGCCCTGACCTGAAGTTCCACTTCCTCCAGTGGCTCCTGTGTTATTTCCCTGTCCTCCACCAGAGCCTCCATTTTTACCAGCTGGAGTTCCATATGCGCCGCCACCGCCTCCTCCAGTAGAAGTTATACTACCAAAACTTGAGTCACTTCCGTTATTACCTTGAAGGTCTAAAGTTGTTTGCGCTGCACCTCCTGCACCAACTGTTACATTAAAAGTAGTATTATAACTTACAATAAGTGGTGCTTCTGCGCTTGCACCCCCACCTGAAGCTTGACCTATTAAGTTTGATCTATATCCTCCGGCGCCGCCGCCGCCGGATTGTCCCTTACCTGCACTGCCTCCACCTGCAATTACTAAATAGTTTACATCTATGCCAGGAGCTGGCCACTTGCCAGCTCCTTGAGCTATTTGTGCATCAACAATAGTATAGAGGCCATTCTTTGAACCTTGAGTAACAGTCTGTTCCGAACCTGTTATACCATAATTTGTTCTTTGTCTAGTCATAATTACGTTATTAACTCATACGCAGCAGAAATGTGTGCTGCACTATTTGCACTTACATTTGCTTGTAATACATCACCTTCTTCTAAATATATTGCTGTATCTTTTCCTAACACTACCAATGTTGAATACGCAGGAACACTTATATTACCTGCCAAATAATACGCGGTTGAACTTCTATTTACCATTACATTAGCTGTAATTGCTGATCCAGAATAATTACAAACAATTACATCATTGATTTTATCTACCGTATTACTAGATGTGCTATTAGTTATAATGTTACCTGTAACCGTAGTCAACGCCGCAAACGATGTTTTAAGTGTCACTGTTGTTAAATTTAATGTGTTTGGCGCTGCCATTTTATCCTCCGAATATTAATCCCATTGTATATACTACTGAGGTATTAGTTCCTCCACCGCCTGAACTCGCACCTACATTCATTGCACTTACTTCTATTGTACTTCCATTAGTAGGAGTACTACCTAACGTTATCACATTTCCTGCTAATGAATATGCATCCCTAAATTGAAATACTCCATTAATGTTTACAAAAACATAATTTGCATCTGTTGGGGAAGTAGAAAGCGTGAAGCTATTTGCATTACCGTTTGCACTAAAAGTGTCTACCGTCATGTTTGCTGACGTAGAGGTGATCCAAGATAGATTACCGGTACCATCTGTACTCAACACCTGATTATTATTTCCACCAAGTATTTTTAAATTACCTACATTAGAAAAATACGCATTAGCTCCAGTAAACGATAAGTTACCTGAAACAGTTAACCCACTTAGTGTACCAACACTTGTAATATTTGGTTGTGCGGCATTACTTACAGTTTGCGCAACTGTAGCTGTAATACCAGTCAATAATGATCCATCGCCGGTATAATAATTTGCACTGATGTTACCTGTATAAGTTGGTAGATATGCTGCAACATTAGTGTTAGAATATGTACTACCAAAAGTCCATGTAACTCCATTAGCATAAAGTAAATTGTCTGTTAAAATATTACCAGCACTTACATTAGCGGTTACACTTAGACTACTTAAAGTTCCAACACTTGTTATGTTTGGTTGTGCGTTAGTATATACGGTACCAGCAACTAGTGCATTAGCTACTTGACCAGTTATATTACCTCCGGCAATACTTGTAAGTAGACTTCCGTTACCACTAAAGAAATTAGCTATTACATAATTAGCGCCACTTATATTTCCACTACTTCCAGTAGTTGTGATGCTACTTGCATTAATATTATTTGATGCTACAATATTATTAGCAGTAAAGTTACCTGTGTAAGTTGGTAGATATGCAGCAACATTCGTATTGCTGTAGCTTGCTGGTAGTCCAGTTAATAAGCTACCATTTCCCATAAAGAAGTTTGCTGTTACTGCATTACCTAAGTTAGCATTACCTGCTGTTAAATTTCCTGTATAAGTAGGTAAGTAAGCAGCAACATTCGTGTTACTATAACTTGCAGGAAGTCCAGTTAATAAACTACCATTTCCTATAAAGAAGTTTGCTGTTACTGCATTACCTAAATTAGCGTTCCCAGAACTTATATTTCCTGTCGCAGTAAATGTTGTAGCGGAAATAACATTTGCACCTGTAATATTTCCACCACTTCCTGATGTAATTAAATTACCGGCTGTGATGTTTCCTGTTACATTAGCATTGCCTGCTGTAAAATTACCAGTGTAAGTTGGAAGGTATGCAGCAACGTTTGTATTAGAATAACTACCTGAAAGATTCCATAATGTTCCGTTAGCATATAATAAATTGTCTGTTAAGATGTTACCGGCACTTACATTAGCAGTAACACTTAAACTAGATAATGTTCCAACTGAAGTAATATTAGGTTGTGCTGCTGTTGTTAGTGTTCCAGTTAAGAAATTACCACTAATTAAATTAGCACCTAATATATTACCGGCAGTTAAATTACTGGTGTATGTAGGGAGATATGCAGCGACATTTGTGTTTGAATACGAACTACCAAAGCTCCATGCAACTCCATTTGCGTATAATAAATTATTTGTTAAAACATTGCCAGCAGCAACATTACCTGTATAAGTTGGAAGATAGTTTGCAACATCAGCATTACTATAAGTTCCTGCTATACCTGTAAGTAAACTACCATTTCCTATGAAGAAGTTTGCTGTAGCGGCATTACCTAAATTAGCATTACCTGAAGTTGTATTCGCCGTAATAGTAACGTTAGCAAAAGTAAAATTTTGCGTTTCGTCTAGTATATACGGTTGAATCTTGATAATTGCCATTTATTTTATGCCTTTTTAATATTTAGTCTATTACTTAATACGTAATGAACGCTGAGGTCGGTGGTGTAAAATTACTTGTATAACGTGCATAGCCTTTAGTGATACGTAGATCATCTATGTAGCCGGTCAACGGAAATCCATAGTTATAAGTTCCGACGTAAATAGGAGATGTTTCAGAAACCAAAGCATTGGTAGAAACATTTGCCGGGGTTCCCTCTGATGTACCGTTCACATAAAGCGTGACTGTAGATCCGTTTCTTACGGCTGCAACGTGATACCAAGTGTTCGTAGATACAGATGTTGTTCCATCAACTATATACTGTCCACTAGATGTTTGCACAAGCACTCGGAATGTGTTTCCATTGTTTATTCCTAACTCCCATGGGACGATTGTACCAGCAGCATTTTCTAATGCTACAAACCCCTGTCTTCCTGTTGCTCCTGGTCTTACCCACAGTTCAATTGTCCAATTACCAAAGCCGAATACAAAATTTTGGCTGTTTGGTATTATTAGCCAATCTCCCGTTCCATCAAAACTCATACTCGCATTGCCAAACTTTTTTACACTATATGATAGTTGTGCGTTACCAGCTGTTTCTAAATTATTTTTGCTAGTATAATCAATGATACCACTATTAGTGCCATTAAGTAATAATGTTGCTCCAACAGTAGTTAGTGGCGCAACCGGTGCCGAAAATGAGGATGTATAGAATGCTGAACCTTTAATAAGTCTTAAATTACTTATATAACCATTCCATTCAAATCCTGAACCTGCTCTATTGTAACCTATTAATGGTGACCATGAGGTTCCCAAATTACTACTAACAGTAACAGTTCCGGCAGCCGCTCCGTTAATATAGAAAGCTAAACCGTTGGTAGACGTTGATGTTCGAACTAGTGCTATATGATTCCACGCATTTAAAGTAATAGTTCCAGTAGAATAAACATAAGAATTTGTAGACGTATAAATTCCAATCGTTCTGTCATTAAACGCACGAATTACATAACCTTCAGCTACTACTCCCGAACGAGCATCAAAAATAGTACCTGGTCCATTTGCAGGATTTGCTGTAGGGTATAACCAGCATTCAAAGGTAAAATTTTCAGTTCCCAAACCAAATACAGTAGAAGAAGCTACGGTTAAATAATCTCCAGTACCATCAAAATACATACTACCCCCCACTGTAGCTGCGCTATACTCAGTAGTAGGTACGAATGGACTAAATGCCTGTACAGAAGTAGATCCAGCTAAAACAGGTGTTCTATTACTTGTACTAGTATCGACAAATCTATTTGACTGGGCAGTAAGAAATGCCACTGTTCCGGAAGGAACAGTAGTCGTTAATGGAGTTGTGCTTGGTGTGAATGAGGTAGAATAAAGGCCGGCACCAGTAACAATTCTGGCATTGGAAATATAACCATACAAAGCATCTGAGGTAGCGTATCTTCCTACGTTAATGTTACCTTGATTACCTCCACGATTTGTTAAGGTAGATGTTCCTGTAGTGCTTTGTAAATTACCATTTATAAATAGTTTAATTGCATTTGAACTTACTGATACTGCAATGTGAGCCCATTGGTTGAGAGAAACTGCACTAGTAGAAGTACAATTAAAACCGGATGCTCCGTCATACCATCTGAATACTATATTTCTTGATGTATTTAAACCGAAGCCCCAAAATGATCCTCCCGCCAAGCCGCCGCCATCGACTACCACCTGACCTACGCCGCCACCAAATGTTGGATCTGCTGTTAAATAAACCCAAGCTTCAATTGTAAAATTTGTTTGTGTTGTTGAGATAGGTGTTCCTGCGAAATACAGTGTGCTGCTACCATCAAAATAATTACTCCAACCGGTCTGACTGAACGGACTAAATGTACCTTGTGTAGTATTACCATTACGTGTAATAATATTATTAATACCGGATGTATCAACAAAACGATTATTGTTTTCACCAAATCTGTTTTGTAATGTCAGTAAACTTGTATTTGCAATTGCTGTTAGTGGACTTGTTGGTGGGGTAAAGGTTGTGGTATAAACTGCTGTACCTTTTACTATACGAACATTACTTAGATAGCCAGTCAACGATTTATTTTTAGGTTCATTACTAGCAATAACCAATGCATTATCTGAAAAATTTTGTGAACTAGAATAAGATCCTGCACTAACACCATTAACATATACGGTTATAGTGCTACCTGATCTTACAATAGCAAAAAAAGTCCAAATATTTAAAGGTGCTGTACCTGCTGTTAGTTTAGCACTATCTGTATAAATTAAAAATTGGTTAGATGAATCAGTTTCTACTGCGAATCCACTTGCACTTCCATTAGTATTTCTAGTGTCGATAATCATACCATTTGATGCTGTTGGATATATCCAACCGTCAATAGTAAAATTCCCAGACCCCAATGCAAACGCAGAATTAGCCGTTGCCGTTAACCAATCTCCAGTGCCATCAAAATAACCACTACCAGTTGTTAAATCTGTTTCTACAAATGGGCCAAAGTTACGTACACTTACATCTCCGTTTCTTGTTAGTGTAAAATTATTTGTACTATTATCAATTAATCTATTACTTTGACATGTTAATAAACTTGTACCTGACACTGCTGTTAAAGGTGTTGTTGATGGTATAAAGTTTGATGTGTAAAGTGCAGTGCCTTTGACTAGTCGCATGTTAGACATATATCCTGCTAGTAAACGGTCTGCGTTTGTTGATCCACCTATAACTGCGGTGCCTCCATTCGTACCATACGAAATACTATTTGTAGCGGTACTGCCAATTTGTACACCATTAACAAATACTCTTAAATTAGTTCCTGAGCGAGAATACGCTACATGATACCAGGTATTAACAACTGCGGTATAAGCAAATGTATTGTCAAATGCTACATTAATCCTTGCTATATTAAAACCGGTAGATGTTCTATAAACAAAATCGTAACCAGCGCCAACAGTCGCTCCTAAAAATCCATGATCGGCTGCTAATGAAGTTGGATACCACCAAAGTTCAACTGTAAAATCCCCAGTACCAAAATCCAAAGCAGCATTAGTTGGTACAGTTAAATAATCACCAGTGCCATCAAATTGATTACTATACACTGTTTCATATGGACTAAATGCAGCAGGTCTTGTATCACCGTTAACAGTAATTGCAAAACTATTTGTGCTACTATCACTTATCCATGCGTTTGCAGATGCTTCAGAGTTTAATAATAATGTAGTTAAATTAAAATATGGGTCAGTGCCTAACTGTACTACCCAATTAAATGTTCTGGTTGCAGTTCTATTCGATGTACTTGCTGTTGCAGTAATTAATGAACTACTATTTGCGACAACCGTTGGTGTACCTGTAATGTTTGCTCCACTAATGCTTAAACCAGTTGGTAAACTATTAGCTGTATATGTGATACCATACCCTGCAGCACTTGTAGCACTCATTGTAACATTAGAGATAGCCTGATTTACATTACTAGTATATGTGATATTATTTGCAGGACTATTCCATGTAACTACGTCTGGATTAATTGTTAAACTAAATTGTCTGTTTGTATCTTGACTTTCTGCATCAGTCGCACGAATTGTAAATGTATATGTAGTTGGGCTTGCTGTTGCATCTGCTGTACCACTTAATACACCAGTAGAACTGTTTAATGTTGATGTAAGTGGAAGTGTACCACTAAACAAACTATATGTAATGGGTGCATCACCAGTAGCAACTAATGTATTATTGATTGCAGCAGCTTCGTATACGTTACCCAAACTACCAGCAGCAGTACTCCAAGTTGGCGTACCACTATATTGTATACCCGGCACTGCAATCGCAGTTCCACCATTTGGATTAATCACGTAAAGAGTATAACTACCAGCACTTAATGCCGGAGTTGTAAAAGTAATTGTAGTAGAACTTACGACTGTAACAACACCAACTGCTGTTGTATTAATAACAACACTTGCACTTGCTTCAAAACCTGAACCAGTCAATGTAATCGTTTGCCCGCCGGCTGGATCAGCAGCAGTATCATCACCTGGATAAGTAATCGTTTGTATTTTAGGTCCACCTAATGTATTAAGTGTTGCTGTTTGTATGTTATCACTAGAAATTTTTGTAGTCATGTTATTACAATTTAATTAAAATGTTATTGATCCGTTGCCGGTAAACCTATAAATTCTGTAGCCACCTGTCACTGTGTATGTTGGAGATCCTGTTGTACTAGTGGCTGCTGCTAGACTGTCAGAATATCGTAATATTACTACTCCGGAACCACCGGCACCCGGACCATTAGTGTAAATACCTCCACCACCTCCACCTGTGTTTGTAGTGCCTGAGGCTGCGCCACCACTGGCACCTGCGCCACCCCCTTGTGCGGCCGAACCACCGCCGTTAGCACCACCACCACCTCCTCCACCAGCGTATCCTACTGAGGATCCTGATATACTATAATTTAATCCAGCACCACCATTACCGCCGGCTCCGCCAGCATTACCACCAACCGCGCCGGCTCCACCACCGCCACCTGAAGCATTGTTTGCATCAACACCTGTTCCACCGTTATTACCTTGCCCTGTCGTGCCTAATCCTATGCCAGTTGGAATAATTCTCGGAGCACCACCTCCTGATCCACCGTTCCCGCCATTTGAGCCGCCACCGCCGGCTCCGCCACCTACTGCGGTTAATGTTGTAAAGTTTGTACCTGACATTACACTATTAGATCCATTACTTGAACTTGTGCCTCCACCGCCCACTGTAATACTGTATGTAACACCTGTTTGTAATCCTAAAGCACTACCGTTAGGTGTTTTTGGTGTTTCAGATCCATAATATAATAACCCACCTGCTCCACCGCCGCCACCGGAGCCGGCTCCACCACCAGCTACTAATAATGTTTCTACTATTAATGCTGATACTGTGATGCTAAAATTTCTTGTTGTAACTTGATTGTATTCATTAGTCGCCGCAACAGTAAAACTAAAAGTACCGGTAGTGACTGAAGAGGTGCCCGATATTACTCCAGTACTAGAATTTAATGAAATTCCTGAAGGCAAACTTCCTGAAGTTATTGAATATGTTATTGTTCCGCTTGTAGCAACTAAAGTTGTACTATATGCAACATTAGTTACAAGAGGAAGTAACGCTCCACTTGCAGTTGACCAAACAGGAGCTGCATTATAAATTAATCCACCTGGTTTAGTAGCAACTGACCCATCGGTGTTATATACAAATAATTGATAAAATCCAGCACTTTGTGCAGGAGAAGTAAAAGTTAACGTTGTTGAGCTAGTAAATGTGGTAGATACATTGCTATTGTTTATCCAAACAACTGCACCACTTAAAAAACCACTACCTGTAACTGTAACTGTTTCGCCGCCGGCTGGTATAACAGCAGTAGCACTTTCGGTAGTGACTGTTGTAATTTTAGGATATAATGATTGTGTAACTAAACTTTTTAAATTCTGTGGCATTATACTACCTCTAATATCTTCCAACCATATGTGCTATTACTGTACACTAAACCAAAGCTAGCCTGTGCCGTATTTGCAACTAAATCATCTGCAACACCTTGAATGTTATGTCCATTTCTGTTTATAGTACATGCATTACTACCAAATGTACCTGCTAAATCATTAATTCTAATTGTATCACCTAAACTTGCACTAGCCGGCAATGTCATCGTTTTTGCACCAGCTGATGTATCAACAAAGTACCCGTTGCTTGCTGACATCGTTGCGTTAGCGTTTGCAATATTCCATGTTAATCCACCTGCACCACCTAAACTTGTTGGTAACTCACGTACTTGAATTGCTACATTACTTGATGGTGCTGTAGTAAATGTGAGTGACGCACCTGCTACTGTATAATCAGTTGTTGGTACTTGTAATACACCGTTTTCTGTTACAAGTAAACTATCAACACTAGATCCACTAGTGACAGTAAACACAGTTTGTGATCCATTACCTGTATATGTTCTTGTTGTATAAACTGCTGGTGTAGCTGCATATCCAGCAAATGTTGTAACTTCAATTGGAGCATTATTTGGTGGCGCAGAGCTAAACGATATTACATTACCTGAAACCGTATATGTTGTGCGTGGTTGGAATGTACCTGCCAAACTAACAATCGTGAAATCTTCGCTGACTGGTGTCGTGCTTAATGTAAAGTTAGACTGTACGCCATTACCGGTAAAGTCATCTACAGTTATATTAAGTGCTGATACACTTTCTTGTGTCCAACTTAAATTACCTGCACCATCTGTGCTAAGGAAATAACCATTAGAACCACCGGTGATCTTAAGATTTGCTATATTACCTAAACTTACATTAGCTCCAGTAAAACTTGCATTACCTGTGACACTTAATGTATTTGTTGTTTTATCATATGTAACGTTTGCAGTACCGGCAAAACTGCCACCATCGTTAAATTGTAATTGTGTATTACTGCCACCAGGTGTGCCACCTCCGCCACCGCCGGTTTGTGCTGCCCAACTTAAATTACCAGACCCATCAGTAATGATTACATAGTTCGCTGAACCACCTGGTATTTTAACATTACTAATATTTGAAAAGTATGCATTAGCACCAGTAAATGATAAATTGCCTGATACAGTTAAACCAGTTAACGTGCCTAAACTTGTAACGTTTGGCTGTGCTGCTGTTGTTAACGTACCGGTTAGATAAGTTGCATCTATTAAATTAGCACCGCTAATCTGAGATAAACTACCACTCATTGTAATATTACTATTAGCTGCTAATGTAGTGCTAGTTAATGTTCCAACACTAGTAATGTTAGGCTGTGCGTTAGTATAAACAGTGCCAGCTATTAACGCATTTGCAACTTGACCAGTAATATTACCAGCAGCGATAGAACTTAATAATGAGCCATCACCAACAAAATAATTAGATGTAACTAAATTACCTAAGTTCGCATTACCTGAACTAATGTTTGCTGTAACGGTTAAACTACTTAACGTTCCTACGCTTGTAATATTAGGTTGCGCATTTGTGTAAACTGTTCCCGCTATTAATGCGTTACCTACTTGACCACTTACATTGCCACCGGTAATTGAAGTCAATAAACTTCCGTTACCTGAGAAGAAATTAGCAATAACTAAATTACCTAAATTGGCATTACCGGCGGTTAAATTACCGGTTACGGTAAGGCTTGCAAGTGTACCAACACTTGTAATATTAGGTTGTGCATTGGTTAATACTGTACCAGCAAATGTAGAATAGTTTGCGCTACCAACGACACCAGTTAATTGACTACCGTTTCCTATAAAATAACTTGCACGTACATTACCAAAACTATTAAATGTAACGACTTCGCTACTCAGGCTTACATTGCTACCAAACGCAAACTCGCCATTACTATTATCCCAACCCATAAATGCATCAACGGGTGCAGTTGTATAATAATGTAGTAGTGTGCCTCTATCTTTGCCGTCATTAGTTGTTAGTGGTGCACCATTTGGGCCTCCACCTAATTCAATAATTGGATCTTCAACAACCAGTGTATCAACGTTTATATAATTTGTGTTACCTTGAACAGTTAAATTACCACTAACCAATGCATTACCTGTAACATTTAAATTTGTAGAAACGTTAGCATTACCACTCACAGTTAGACTTGCTAATGTACCAACTGAAGTAATATTAGGTTGTGCATTAGTATAAACAGTACCGGCTATTAGTGCATTAGCTACTTGACCAGTTACGTTACCGCCTGTTAAATTTGTTAGTGTAGCACCATTTCCTATAAAATAATTAGCTGCAATGTTACCTGTATAAGTTGGAAGATATGCAGCAACATTTGTGTTTGAATACGTGCTTCCAAAACTCCATGCAACTCCATTTGCATATAATAAATTGTTTGTTAAAACATTACCGGCACTTACATTAGCCGTAACACTTAAACTGCTTAAAGTTCCAACACTTGTTATGTTTGGTTGTGCTTGTGTTGTTAGTGTACCTTGCAAGAAGTTACCAATAACTAAGTTACCTAAATTAGCGTTATATGCTGTTATGTTGCCAGTACCACTTGTACCAACTGTTAGATTTCCGTAAACACCAGCGTCACCTGCACTATTACCATATTTTGTTTCTATAGTAAGTGTACCTGTACTATCATAGATATTTGCAGTTTTAACACCATTTGCTGTTGCAATAACTAATCCAGTAACAGTTAAACTTGATAGTGTACCTGTACTTGTAATATTAGGTTGAGCACCTGTTGTTAATGTACCTGTAACAAAGTTAGCTGTAACTAAGTTACCTAAATTAGCATTAGTACTTGTTAAATTACCTGATATTGTTAATACGTTTGATGATTTATTAAACGTAAACGCTGCACTAGCACCAAAACTATTAGCATCGTTAAATTGAACTTGTGTATTAGTACCTGCAGGATTACCTGAAAATACGTATGGACTACCATTAGCATACATTAAATTATCCGTTTTAATGTTAGCCGTTAAGGTATTGAAAGTGTAATTACCTGCTGTATCTAAATTAAACGGTTGTAATAATGTAATTGCCATAATTTTTTATTCTAATTATAGTATTTAGCTATTAGAAAGTTATTGACCCATTGCCGGTAAATGTGTAAATTCTATAGCCACCTGTAACAGTGTATGTTGGGCTTCCTGTAGTTGTTGCAGCCGTAAATGAATCAGGGTAACGAATAATAACTATTCCGGATCCGCCGCTGAATGAGTTTCTGACTGTCCCGACATCCCCGCACCCACCCCCACCGCCTCCGGTATTTGCTGTACCGGCACTTCCGGTTTGTCCATTGCGTTGACCGTTACCTCCACCTCCTGTGCCACCTGTACCGCCTGCAGATGATCTACCACCTCCTCCACCTCCGCCAGCATATGTTACTGATGATCCTGACATAGAAGAAGCTGCTCCTGCACCACCATTACCAGCAGCAGTTTCCGTATTAGGATTCGGTCCTTGACCATTCGTACCAGCACTGCCTGCGCCACCGCCACCGCCCGCGCCTGTATAATTATTATTACCACCATTATTACCTTGACTAGGAGATGTAGAGGGAGTATTTCCTAAACCACCTATACCTAAATCATATCCGCCGCCTCCGCCGGAACCCCCGTTTGATTTTGAAGGTGCCGCGCCAGCTTTATGTCCGGCGCCACCTCCAGTAGAAGTTATCGTACTAAAGATTGAATCTGACCCTTTAGTTGCGCTGTCTGCATCTGCTCTTGGTGCACCGGATCCTCCTCCGCCCACAGTAATTGAGTAGGTTGTTTCTGGTGTTACAGAAAATGAATCTCCTGTTCTAAATCCGCCGGCGCCGCCCCCGCCGCCATCATCTGCTGCGCCACCGCCACCACCAGCAACAACTAGATAATCAACTGCTGTGACTGATGGAGGCGTTGTAATTGAAATACCACCGCCAATCGTAATCCCAGGACCTATATCTAATGGCATTACGCTGGTACCTCTACCCAATTAGTTGTTTCTTCATCCCAAACATATCTACCATCATCATTTGGATACGGCACTGGACTTTCCCAAATGCAAGTTGTTTCATTTAATATCCAACTATTGAATGGTTTAGGTGGAATGAATGCATCGAGTTCTGCATTATATGTATATCCTTGGCCTGCGTAGTTTTTTCTAAAAGTACCATTATAGCTTGTTTGTTTCCACATGGTATATCCTCCTGACCAAGACGTTAGAAAGTCGATACCTTTCTGTTCACTTTCTTGACCGTTTTCATCTAATAGTTCATTGTTATGAACTACGTGAACTTCTAATACAACATTATTTTCATCTAATTTTGCAAAATGTGCCATTTTGTTTCCTTTCTTTGTAAAATTAATAAGTTAAAAACGCCGTTGTTGGTGGCGTAAAGTTAGCAGTATAACGTGCGAAACCTCTGGTGATGCGAAAATCATCCACATACCCATTGAAAAAATTACCGCTATGACTTTTACCAAGTTCCACGAATCCAGTTGAATTGTAATTGGTGGTATCAGTTGCGGAGCCATCAACTACGCCATTCACAAACAATCTAACTGTGCCGCTGGCCCGTGTCACGGCGATATGATACCACTGTCCAGTTACTAAAGTTGTTGCGCCGGTTATCAAGTTTGCGTCCCATTTGCCCCACTGCAATTTGCTTGCTGGAAATATGTAAAAAGTCCAAAAACGAAAAGTGGCTCCATCATTGTTAAAAACAATAGCAGATTCACTTGCAAGTGAATTCCAATAAAACCACCCCTCAATAGTAAAATTGCCTGTTCCAAATACACCTGTTTGATTTGATAGAGCAGCAACGTAATCCCCACTACCGTCAAAACTCATACTCGCATTGCCAAACTTAGTTTGTGTTGTACTTAATTGCGTATTGCCTACAGTCTGTAAATTATTTTTACTTGTATAATCAACGATACCACTATTTGTAAAGTTCAACAATAAAACTGTGTTACTGATTGCAGAGACTGGTGCAACCGGAGGCACAAATGCTGAAGTATAAACAGCAGAGCCTTTGATTATTCTCAAATTTGATAGATAACCATTAAGTAAGAAAGCACCTGTTAATGGAACGGATCCTACTCCCAAATTAGTACTGTTACTCATAAGTGTAGATGAATTTGTAGCAGAAGTAATTACAGCACCATTGGTAAATAATTTAATAGCAGAACCCGATCTAGTCAAAGCAATATGATACCATTGACCCGCCACCATGGCTCCAAAAGACGCACCAGATAGTACGTCGTTAACTGTACCTGAAGAAGAAGCATATGCTAATAAATTCCCACCAGATAGAAGTATGAAATAAGGGCTATAACCGCCTCCGTTGTTCCAGCCCTTATCTATTATAATCTGCGCTGTTGAAACAGAAGTAAAATATACCCAAAATTCAATTGTAAAATCATTAAAGGATTCTAACGCCGTATTGTCTGGTACTAGTAAGTAATTACTAGATCCGTCAAAGTATCCACTACCGCCTACTGTAGTTATTCCATAAACTGAATTAGTTCCTGTAGTTGATGTATTACCAAACGGATTAAATTGTCTTGGTATTGAATTTCCGTTTACTGTGATTGTAAAATTGTTTGTACTGTTATCGATAAATCTATTTGACTCACATGTTAATAAACTTGTACCTGATATTGCAGTTAATGGTGAGGTTGGTGAGGTAAATGCTGAAGTATAAACTGCTGTACCCTTCACGACCCGCAAGTTACTTAAATATCCATTAATAATAATGGTGCCGTTTGTTGCTGCGTCAAAACCAATAGTGCAATAGTTTTCAGTTAAATTATTATTAAAGGTATCAGAACCATTTGCAACACCATTAATATAAATTATTCTTGATGTTCCATTACGAACGACAGCTACGTGGGTCCATGCACCAAGTTGTATAGTACCTGTGCTAGTTAATTCTTGTGTGGCAGGTCCAGTAACTATTTTCTGATCGGACTTAATATAAACATAAAATCTATTTGATCCGCCACCGGGTGTATTTGGTTGCAAAGTATCAAATACCATTTGCGCTGTTGTACTTATTGTATAAACAAAAAATTCAACTGTAAAGCTACCTGTCCCAAATGCAAATGCTGCGTTTTGTGGGCCACTTAAATAATCTCCATTGCCATCAAAATAACCACTATAACTTGTTGGTGTTATGATTGCTGATACGAATGGACTGAAAGATTGTACAGATGGTGTTCCACTTGGTGTGCAGGTTTTTGGAGAACTAGATGCATCAACGAATCTATTATTTTGGAATGTAAGTAATACGCAATTTGACGCACTTTGACTTGTTATAGTTAAAGGTGATGTAGCTGGTGTAAAGTTATTCGTATACACCGCTGTACCCTTACAAACTCTAAGATTAGAAATATAACTTGTTCCTGTGTATCCTGTTTGCCAAATACGACCTGTTTCTGCTACTGTGGCAGTAATATTACCCATACTATAAGTTGCACCGGAGTCTGAAGTTCCATTTATATAAACTCTAGCAGTGCCGCTGGCACGGACAGCTGCAATGTGAACCCAAGTATTTGTAGTTATTGTTGATGTCGTTCTTCCTGCTCCGGCACCATCACCGTATCTTGTGCTTTCAATATTACCAGAACCGTTAACATACAAACTATAAGCTCCGGCATTTGCACTACCAACATTAAACATACTAAAACCGGTTCCTATACTTGTTACAAAAATCCAAGCTTCAACTGTAAAATCGCCTGTACCAAAAGTAAAATCTGCACTTGAACCATATGATAGATATGTTGAAGTACCATCTTGATAGTAACTCCATCCTGTCTGACTAAACGGCGATAACGCACCCTGCGTTGTGTTACCGTTACGGGTAATAAAATTACCGATGCCAGATGTATCGACAAAACGATTATTGTTTTCACCAAATCGATTTTGTAATGTTAATAGGCTTGTATTTGTAATTGCTGTAAGTGGTGCAGTAGGTGGGGTAAAGTTAGCGGTGTAAACTAATGTACCATTAACTATTCTTAAATTAGAAATATAACCAGTGTAATAAGTTGATTGAGCAACACCTATGTTTATTGGGAAAGAAGCACTTGACTGCGGAGTTCCAGATTTAGTACCTGTACCTACTAAAGTTCCATTTAAATATAATCTGATTTCTCCCGAAGAATTGTTATGTGTCATAGCAAGATGATTCCACTGATTTACTAAAACCGTTCCAGAAGTAGCAGTAACGTTTTGTGTTCCACCGTTGAAATAATATAACCCCACACGACCTGAAGCGTTATAACCAAAACTCCAATATAATACATCAGAATTAAATTGACCATGAGAAATTTGGAGGGGTGCAGAATTAGTACCGCTAACTGTTATAGAAAAAGGATAAACCCACATTTCTATAGTAGTATTAGAGCTGTACCAATTAGCTGTGCTAGCTGAATACGGTGCAGAAATGTAGTCGCCGGTACCATCAAAATAACCACTACCTGTTGTTAAATCTGTTTCTGTGAATGGACCAAAATTACGTACACTTACATCTCCGTTTCTTGTTAGTGTAAAATTATTTGTACTGTTATCTATTAATCTGTTTGTTTGACATGTTAATAAACTTGTATTTGCTATCGCTGTGAGTGGTGATGTTGGTGGTGTAAAGTTTGATGTGTAAAGTGCAGTGCCTTTTACAATTCTAAAATTGCTGATGTACCCATTAACCGACATGTTCTGGCCTGCGCCAGCGTTGATATAAGTGCCGATGTAATTTAGGGCGTTTGAGTTGAGGGTAATTGCTTGCGTAGTTGTGCCAGCACTTACTCCGTTAATATACAAAGTAAATACATTTCCGTTTCTGACAAGGGCAATGTGATACCAAGTTCCTGTCTTTATTGCATTAGTAACGGCAAAGTCATATCTACTATTTGATTGAGCAAGAAGAACCGTTAATGTACCACTAGTTGGGGCAACAAAGAATCCGTAGGACAAACTGCTATTATTTTGTACATCTGCATCTTGCTGAATATAAAGACACTGATCTGCTGCCAACGAATTGCAGTAATACCAAAGTTCCGTTGTAAATGTTGAAGAACCCATTTGAGTCGCAGATGTGGCAGTCGAAGATAGATAATCCCCAGTGCCATCAAAATAATTACTCCAAACAGTTTCATATGGACTAAATGCCATAGGTCTTGTATCACCAACTACTGTAACTGCGAATTTATTTGTACTTGCATCTTGTGTCCAATAATTACTACTTGTTTCGCCATTTAACAATAACGTAACTAAATTAAAATACGGATCGTTGCCAACTTGTATTACCCAGTTAAAAGTTCTTGTAGCACTTCTATTTGTTGTCGCCGCTGTTGCAGTAATTAGTGAACTAGAATTTGCTGCAACAGTTGGAGTTCCAGCAATTACGTTACCAGTTATTGTTAAGCCTGTTGGTAATGTATTTGCACTATAACTAACACTAAAACCAGCGGCGCTGGTTGCATTTAGTGTAACGTTACTAATCGCACTATTAACATCGGATGTATATGTATTGTTGTTTGCAGGACTGTTCCATGTTACAACATCCTGTTGTACATTGATAAAAGTTGTTCTATCAGCACTTCTAGTTGATGTATTTGAAGTAGCAGTTAGAGTAACCGTTGTATTAGCAACAGTGTTTGATGTTCCGGTTAATAAATTACCAGTAACAGTAATACCAGCTGGTAAATTTGCACCAGTATAACTGATGTTGCCACCAACTAAGTTTGTTGCACTTAATGTTGTATTGCTTATGGCAACATATTCATATGAGTTGATAACTGAGGCATTAGCTGGGTTACTCCATGTAACCACGTCTGGATTAATTGTTAAACTAAATTGTCTGTTAGTATCCTGTTGTTCGTTATCGGTTGCACGAATAGTAAATGTATAGGTCGTTGAATTTGCGGTACTACTGCTTGTTCCAGTTATTGTACCGTTACTGTTTAGTGTAGCACCCGTTGGTAGCGTGCCACTAAACAAACTATAACTTATCGGAGCATCACCTGTAGCAACAACTGTATTACTAAAACTTTGTGTTTCATAGACTGTACCTAAAGTTCCTGCTGCTGTAGTCCAATTTGGTGTGCCACTATATTGTATACCTGGTATAGCAATAGCTGTGCTACCATCTGTATTAATCACATAAAGAACATAACTACCTGCATTGTTAGCAGGGCTTGTAAAGGTTATTGTTGTATTATTAACTACTGTAACAACACCAACCGCACTCCCATTGATTAATACACTAGCTCCATTTAGAAAACCACTACCAGTTAATGTAATTGTTTGACCACCTGCTGTATCTGCGGCAGTATCGTCGCCAGGGTATGTAATTGTAGTAATTTTAGGAGCACCTAATGTTGATGACGTAAACGTAGTATTAGAAACGACTAAGTTACTTTGGATATAGGCAGTATTAAACTGGTTCGTAGAATTACCTAAATTAGTATTAGCCGGCGGGTTTAAGATACTTTGATTTTTAATTTGAAAATAATCTGCCATTTTATTATACCTGTGTTAATATCCAACCTTGTGCTGCATTGTAATAAACTAGGACAAATGCTGCTCTATTAGTAGTAACCGTTAAATTACTTGCATCCCCTTGTATATTAGAACCATTTCTATTAATAGTAATTGCATTAGTGTTTGCATTTCCAGTACCGTCTATTATACCTATTTCATCTCCAAATGTTGGACTAGATGGTAATGTTAATGTAATGTTTGCAGTTGACGTATCAACAATATATCTAGTTGATGCAACTAAGCTAGTATTACCACTAACACTTGAATATGTATAACTTGCAACATTGCCAAAACTTAAATTACCACTACCATCAGTTGTTAATGCTTGTCCACTGTTACCACCACTAATATGTAAGTTTGCAACATTACCCAAACTTACGTTTGACCCGGTAAAATTTACATTACCGGTTTGATTAATCATTAATGTTGAAACTTTTGTTGTCATTATTTATAATCCTTAAAATAGACTAAATGCACTTGTTGGTGCTGTAAAATTACCTGTATATCTTGCATATCCTTTAGTTATTCTAAAATCGTCAACATAACCATTGAATGGGAAACCGCCATTTTGATATGAGCCTATAGTTATTCTTCCCATATTACCTACAAGTGTGCTTGCTCCTCCAGATAAATTACCTGATCCTATAGATGTTCCATTAGAATATACGCTAATATTAACTCCATTTCTAACCAATGCTATATGATACCACACGCCAGTTGTAAATGATCCCATACTCTGTAACCAAAACGCACCTGAATTTTCAGTTCCTACAGCTAATGAAAGTGCGCCACCAGTATTTCCTGCTATATCGAATGTAAAACCACCTTGGGTATTATATCCTGTTTCGCCCCAACCTTGATTTATTATTGCTGCTCTTGATGCAACACTGTTAAAATAAAACCATCCTTCTATTGTAAAGTTGCCGGCACCAAACGATAATTGAGGCGAAGTTATCGTTGCTGAACTAGTTAAGCTGGTTGTCGATCCATTAAACGACATACTAGAATTACCAAACTTTTTAACTAATGTAGAGAGTTGAGTACTACTACCTACAGTTTCTAAACTCATTCTACTTGTATAATCAAATATGCCTGCGTTAGTTCCCGTCACTAACAACGAAGTTGCATTAATAGATTGTAAAGGTGTAGTACTAGGTGAGAATGACGTTGTGTATAGTGCTTTACCTTGTACTATTCTAGGACCATGAATGAATCCGTTAAATGCACCGCCGTCACTAGTATTAACAATTCCAACAGTTACGGCTCCGGCTGAATTCACAAATGAACCAGAGACAGTAAAAGTACTTGCATCAACAACTCCGTTTACAAAAAATCTTAGAGTAGTTCCCAACCGTGTAACCGCTACGTGATTCCATTGAAACGGAGTGGCAATTGCAGTGGTACCCGAAGTGCCAACTGCGCCGGATATATTATATGCAAAATAAATTGTACCATTGGCGTTAACACTGAATATCCATGATGTATCTGACGGCGAATTTGCCACCCACTGTGCTGCTATACATCCATATGCTGTACTGCTTCTATATACCCATGCTTCAATTGTAAAATTACCTGTAAAGTGAAATCCAACATTATCAAGTACAGTCAAATAATCTCCTGTGCCATCAAAGTATGAACTTCCACCAATAGTGGCTACTGAATACGTTGCACTTCCACCTGTTGCAGAAGTTATTCCAAATGGATTAAATTCTGATGGTATTGTATTACCACTCGCAGTTATTGTAAAATAGTTTGCACTGTTATCGATAAATGTACTTGATTGACATGTCAATAAACTTGTATTTGCAATTGCAGTTAATGGGCTAGTTGGTGGTGTAAAATTAGAAGTGTATACTGCGGTGCCTTTTACTATTCTTAAATTTGATAAGTATCCATTTATGTATATGGCGAGTACCGGAGCCTGACCAATATAGAAAGTGCCTGATGCATCAGAATAGTTTGTGCTGTCCGCTACTGATGTAATCAACTGCCCATCAATATATAAACTTAGGGTTCCGCTCGACCGCACTAGTGCCCAGTGCCTCCATATGGCTGTTAAATATGCAGCCACACTCGCAGTTAACCGATTGACTTGATTAACCACACTTTGCCAATAAAGAGTTCCACTTAAAACAAATAATCCCCAACCTACGTTGATATCACCCTGCAGGATACCTTGATGTACGGCACTGTTAGCATACAACCAATATTCTATTGTGAAATCACCTGTGCCAAAAGCCAACTCTGAACCATGTGTATAAGTTAAAGAATCATTTCCATCAAAATAGCCACTGTAACTTACTGGTGTAGTTATTGATGGTCCAAATGGCCCAAACGAATGAGTACTGACATCACCATTTCTTGTTAATGTTAGTCTATTACCACTATTGTCTATTATTCTATATGTTTGACAGGTTAATAATGCAGTATTTGTGACCGGTGCAAGTGGAGTAGTTGACGGAGTAAATGTTGCAGTATAAAGAGCCGTTCCTATAACAAGTCGTAAATTACTAATATATCCTGTCCACCAAGTTCCAGCACTTAAATCTAATGCACCTATTCTAGTAGTTGTATCTGTTAAATTCTGTGATGTTGATCCTGAAGCTCTTAGTGTACCATTTAAAAATAATCTAACAGTAGAACCTGATCTTGTACAGGCAACATGGTACCATGTATTATTTACAACTCCGTCATACTCAAGAAATGATGAACTTAAACCTCCGACCCAACATCTAAAATACGTTAAATAAAATTGTACATATAAATTACCAGTACCCCCAATAGTAAAAATACTATCATTACTGGCTTGAGCTGCTCTGTAAACCCACGCCTCAAATGTAAAATTACTTGTACCTATTGCAGTAGGTAGTGTTGTTGAAATATAATCACTATTTCCATCAAAATAATTACTCCAACCTGTTTGACTAAATGGACTAAATGTACCTTGCGTTGGATTACCATTGCGTGTAATAATATTATTAATACCAGATGTATCAACAAAACGATTGTTGTTTTCACCAAATCTATTTTGCAATGTTAATAGACTTGTATTTGCAACTGCGGTAAGAGGTGATGCCGGCGGGGTGAAGTTTGAAGTATAGACTGCGGTTCCCTTTACAACACGCAAATTGTTTATATATCCAAATAATGTACTTGACGTATACGGTGAACCACCTTCCCAATAAGTTCCAATACCTAAAGGTGCAGTTGCCCCATAATTATTTCCATCGGTATAAGTCGATCCAGATTGTGTGCCATTTATGAAAAGTTTGGTTGATCCTGAGGCACGAGCTACCGCAATATGATACCATATACTAGTGCTTAACGAACTTCCAGTAATTCTATCAGCACTGGCAGTAAAATATCGTATAGTACTACTAATATAGATATGAGGATTAGTACTAGATGCAGAAGCTAAGTTACTGTAAATAGTTTGTAGCCCCGTACTATTCAAATACAACCAAAATTCAATTGTAAAATCTCCAGTACCAAAACCATAACTTGAATTTGTGGTTTGCGTAATATAATCTGTTGATCCATCAAAATAACCACTACCTGTTGTTAAATCTGTTTCTGTTACACCCCCGTAATTTGAAATAAACGTATTGCCAAACACAGATATCGTAAAACTATTTGTACTATTATCAATAAATCTATTACTTTGACATGTTAATAAACTTGTACCTGATACAGCAGTTAATGGAGATGTGCTAGGAACAAAGTTAGCTGTTCCTATATATACTGCTGTACCTTTAACTACTCTTACATTACTAATATATCCATTAAACCAACCTTCTACTGGATTACTTTGTGCTCCTATTACATTTAAATTATTATTAGTAAAGTTAGTTGTTACAGTTGACCCAGATGCTTCTGTTTGATAAACCCCATCTATCCAATATCTTACTACACTTGATTGTCTAACAACTGCAATGTGATGCCAAAATCCATCAGTTAGTGTAACAGTAGATCCATCTATTGGAGTCAATCCGCTTACTCTTAAAGCTCCGTTAGTTCCGCCATGATATTGTGATACTCTTAAATAAAAAACTAAATCACCCATTGACATAATACTACGTGAATATCCGGGACCGGGCGCAAGACCACCAACGCTTGTGTTTATCCAACATTCTATAGTAAAATCACCTGTACCAAATGAAAATGCAGTATTTGCAGGTGTACTTAAATAATCACCATTGCCATCAAAATAATTACTCCAGCTTACATTATATGGACTCAAAGCAACTGGTCTTGTATCGCCATTTACTGTTAATGCGAAACCATTCGTACTTGCATCCTGTATCCAGTAAGGACTTGTTGTTTCCCCTGATAATAAGAGTGTAGTTAAATTAAAATATGGATCATTTCCTAATTGTACTACCCAATTAATTGTTCTTGTAGCAGTTCTATTAGATGTATTCGCTGTTGCAGTTAATAATGAAGAAGTATTTGCTACAGCAGTTGGTGTTCCAGCAATTATATTTCCCGATAAAGTTAATCCAGTGGGTAATGTATTTGCTGCATATACTACACCAAAACCTGCAGCACTAGTTGCATTTAATGATACGTTACTAATTGCTGTATTTGCAGCCACCGTATATGTCGTATTGTCAGCGGGACTATTCCATGTTACTGCATCCTGTTGCACATTTATATAAGCCGTTCTGTTTGCAGTTCTATTTGTTGTATTTGCTGTTGCTGTTAATGTTATGTTTGTATTTGCTACTGTGTTTGCTGTACCGACTAATAAATTGCCGCTTATATTAATACCAGTAGGTAAGTTTGTTCCACTATATTGAACACCATACCCTGCTGCACTTGTTGCTGTTAATGTAGTGTTAGCTATTGGTAGATATTCGTAAGTAGAAATTACTGCACCACTTGCCGGACTACTCCATGTCACTACATCAGTATTAACTGTTAATGTGAAGGTGCGAGTAACGTCCTGTAATTCTGCATCTTCTGCTTTGATAGCAAAAGTATATGTTGTGCTGCCACTTTCAATAGGACTTGTTCCTGTAATTACACCATTTGCATAAAGTGTTGCACCACTAGGCAAACTTCCACTTGCTAAACTATAAGTAATGGGACTATCGCTGGTTGCAACTACACTAGTATTAATTGGTCTAGTTTCATAGCTTGTACCAATACTTCCAGCTGGAGTAGTATATGTAGGCACACTAGAGTAAACCAAACCCGGTACTAATATAGCTGCGCCGCCTGTACTATTATAAACGATTAGTGTATAACTTCCACCTGCTAATGCTGTACTTGTAAAACTTAATTGTGTTGGACTTATAACTGTAACTGGGCTAATTGTTACACCATTTACTGTAACTGCGGCGCCGCTTGCAAAACCAGTACCATTTACTAATACTGTTTGTCCACCGGCTGGGTTTAATGCTGTATCGTCACTGCCCTGAATACTATACCCAGTAATACTAGGTTGTGGGTACTTCTGTTGCACAAACTGACTTTGTTTGTCAACTGTACCTGTATTATCGGAAGCTCTTTTACCCCTAAACCCACTATTAAACATTTTTAATTAATTTCTTCCCAGCTACATACTGCTTGCAATCTACTATTTGCGTTTGCAGTGACTCTTACGCTGTCACCTTCTAACAAATATAAACTTAATGTTTTATCTATTGGTGTGTAAGCCGTGTTTATTGCAATTGCAACGTTACTTATTATTTGAGTTGCAACACTACCTCTATATAAATCCACTGTAAGTGTTGCACTGTTACTTGTGTCTATATTAGCTACTACCAACATATTTACCTTATATATTTTACCACTTGAAGAATTGTTAGTAACAATTGCTGACGCACTTGTAGTTACGTTAGCGACTGCTGTATTTCCATAAATTGTAGTTACATTTACTATATTTGGGTTTGCCATATTCTTTCCTTAAAATCCAAAAACGATTGCCATTGCTATCGCTTTTCCTGTTGTTACGTCACTAGTAGATTGAACTACAGCTAATTCTCTTATTTGTATTGCTACACTATCACCCGGCGCTGTTGTAAAGGTTAATGTCGTTCCTGTAATTGTATAATCTGCTGTTGGTGTTTGTAATACACCGTCTAGTGTTACCAATACACTACTTACAGTTGCTCCATTCGTTACACTATAATTTACAGTACTACCATTACCAGTATATGTTCTTACTACAAAACTTCCGGCACCACCTGAAACTAAATTAGTAGTAGTAACTTCAATGCTTGAATTATTAGCTGGAGCATTTGTAAAAGAAAGTGTGTTGCCTGTAATACTATAATCAGAACGTAATACAATGACACCATTATAATTAACCTGAGTAGTATTGATGCTTGTTGGTGATGTACTCAATGTAAAGCTTGTTTGTACACCGTTACCTGTAAACGCATCGACAAAAACTGTACTATATGTAGTAGAACCTGCACTTACAAAACTTAAATTACCTGATCCATCTGTAGTAATTACTTGACCATTGGCGCCGCCGGTAATGTGTATATTAGAAATATCACCTAAACTTACATTACCACCACTAACTGCAAGATTTCCAGTAACCGATAACGTATTAGTTGTTTTATCATATGTTACATTACTAGTACCACCAAAACTGCCGCCGTCATTAAACTGTAGTTGTGTATTACTACCACCAGGTGTGCCACCACCTCCACCGCCTGATTGTGCAGCCCAACTTAAATTTCCAGATCCATCAGTTACAATTACATAATTGGCTGAACCACCTGGTATTTTAACGTTTGCGATATTAGAAAAATACGCATTGGCCCCAGTAAAAGATAAGTTACCTGATACTGTTAGACTAGTCAGCGTACCAACTGAAGTGATATTAGGTTGTGCATTAGTGTAAACAGTACCAGCAACTAATGCATTGCCTACTTGACCTGTTACATTACCTGCTGTAATTGATGTGAGAAGTGATCCATCTCCGCTAAAATAGTTTGCGGTAGCAAGATTTCCTAAATTAGCGTTACCGGAAGTTATATTACCAGTTAATATTACTCCTGTGCCACTATAGTTATTAGCCGTAATATTACTGTTACCAGAATTAAGCGTAATATTGCCGGTCGTTAAGCCGTTCTTAACGTTAAAATACTTTAATGTCACAGTTCCATTATCCCTGTTTGTTTACTAATTTTTATAAATTATGTTTTAATATAACTCACTACCATGTTTACCTTTGCATTAGCACTTGTTGATGTTGCATATACACTTACATTACCAGAAATACCGTTAATGTTGCTAGATAAATCAATAATATCAGCACTATTATTACTACAAATACTACCATATATTGTTATATATGAATTTGTACCATCATGCACTAATAATGTTTCAACCGATTGATAACCATCGTCACCGCTTGCACTAATTATATACTTAGCAGTACGATATGTTGTTGGAGCAAATTGATCGATAACCGTATTTGTAGTTACACTTACATTACTACGATTACTTGTTAATCCACCATTTAATAATAAATTACCTGTTGTTGTATTACCAGAAACATTTAATGAGCTTAATGTACCAACACTAGTAATATTTGGCTGAGCACCTGTTGTTAGTGTTCCTGTAATAAAGTTAGCGAGTACTAAGTTACCCAAGTTAGCATTATATGCTGTTACATTACCAGTACCGCTTGTTCCTACAACTAAATTACCATATACACCTAAGTCACCTGCATTATTACCATATTTGGTTTCTAATGTTAGTGTACCTGTACTGTCGTAGATGTTTGCAGTTTTTACACCATTTGCTGTTGCAGTAATTAAACCAGTAACCGTTAAGCTACTTAGTGTGCCAACACTAGTGATGTTTGGTTGTGCTGCTGTATACACGGTACCGGCTACTAATGCATTTGCTACCTGACCTGTTATATTACCACCTGGGACGCTTGTTAACCCTGCACCATTGGCAACAATATTAGTTACACTTAATGTGTTTGTTCCCTTATTAAATGTAAAGTTTGCACTACCAGCAAATGCATTACCATCATTAAACTGAACTTGTGTATTGCTACCTGCTGCATTTGTAGTGAATACGTATGGGGTACCATTTGCATATAATAAGTTATCTGACTTAATATTGCCTGCGCTTACATTACCGGTTACATCTAAGCTTGTTAGTGTGCCAACGCTTGTAATGTTAGGTTGTGCGTTTGTTAGTACTGTTCCTGCATAAGTTGCATAGTTAGCATTTGCTACGGTCCCAGTTACATTACTACCGTTTAAGTTAGTAAGTAAACTACCGTCACCACTGAAATAATTACCTACAACTAAATTTCCTAAGCTTGCATTACCTGAGGTAACATTACCTGAAACTGTGAGTGTAGTCAATGTACCTACACTAGTAATATTTGGCTGTGACCCATCAGTTACGGTATTAGCTGTCGCTGATGTAGCAACACCAGTTAATAGACTACCGTTTCCTAAGAAGTATCCTGCTCTAATATTACCGTAACTGTTGAAGGTCATCACCTCACTTGAATTTGTTACGTTACTACCGAAACCAAATTCCCCATTACTATTATCCCAACCCATAAATGCATCAATCGGAGCTGTTGTATAGTAATGTAATAATGTACCTCTATCTTTGCCGTCATTTGTGGTAAGTGGTGCACCATTTGGACCGCCGCCAAGTTCAATGATTGGATCTTCAACAACAAGAGTTTCTACATTCGCATAAATCGTATTGCCTTGAACAGTTAAGTTACCAGTAACGGTTGCATTACCACTTATAAGTGCATCACCTGTATTCGCTGTACCTGTCACTACAAGATTAGCTAGAGTACCTAAGCTTGTAATATTAGGCTGTGCATTTGTATAAACCGTTCCAGCAAGTAATGCATTGCCTACTTGACCTGATACATTACCTCCAGCAACACTGTTTGCACTATCAGCAACGTTTGCATGATTTGCACCTGATACGTCACCAGAAACATTACTTCCATTTATATTAGTAATTAAATATCCATTACCTTGAAAGTAATTTGATACCGTTAAGTTTCCTAAATTTGCATTTACTGATGTTAAATTACCACTAATTGTTACTACATTCGTAGATTGATTAAACGTAAATGCATCACTTGCACCTGCATTTCCTGAATTATTAAACAATACAGCAGTGTTATTACCCGGTACAACAATATTACCACTTATATTACCTTGAACGTTACCAATAAAATAAGGTGCTGTGATATTAGCAGTAGCGTTTAGTGTGCCATTAACTCCTACTGAAATTTCTACATTTGCTGTACTATTCCCGACAGTTAGACTCGATAACAACCCAACGCTTGTAATATTTGGTTGCGCATTTGTTGTTAGTGTACCTGTAATAAAATTACCTGAAATTAAATTAGCACCAGTAATATTACCTGCAGTCGCATTACCAGTAATATCAACAGAACTTAATGTACCTAAACTAGTGATGTTGGGTTGAGCATTTGTGTAAACTGTACCAGATATTAATGCATTACCTACTTGCCCAGTAATATTCGCCCCAGCTAAACCTGATAACTGACTACCATTACCTTGAAAGTGATTCGAAATTACTAAATTACCTAAGTTTGCTGTAATTCCGGTTAGCGCAGTTATATTCCCTACATTAGCTAGGTTACCAGTAGCTGCGTCAATAACAACATTACCAGTTGTTATACCCTGTTTGACGTTAAAATATTTTGTTGTCATTTTAAATTTTCCTTAATCTTAATCTGATACATAAGTACCTAATAAATTTACCGTAGTATTAGCTGACAATGTTGTTGCTAACATTCTGACATTTCCAGAATTAATATCTGTGCTTAAAGTAATAATATCAGAACCGATTGTAGACAAACTACCATAGATTGTTACAAAACTGTTAGTACCGTTGTGAATCAGCAATACTTCTACAGCCTGATAACCGTCATCACTATTAACCCGCATAGTGTATTTAGCTGATCTATATTTTGTGGTACTGAAGCTATCCACAACAGTACCAGTTGTAACAACAATAGGAGTTCTATTGCTGTAAAAATCATTTACTTTTAGATTTGTTATAGTCGCTGTATTAGCAACTGATAAATTGCCCTGAACCGTAACATTTCCTGACGCACTCCCTAATGTCACATTACCGGCTAGACCAATATTAGTGTTTCCTATACCAACTGTAAAGATACCAGCATTACTACCGGATACCTCAATAGTTCCTGATCCTAATGTTAATAAACCAGAAGTAGCTGATAAATTACCACTTGAAACATTACCGGTAACAGAAAGGTTAGATACTGATAACGTGCTAGTGGTTTTGTTGAACGTAAAGTTACTATTTGAATTTACGTTTGAACCATCTATAAACAGAACCTGTGTATTTGCACCGGATATAGTTATTGCCCCGTATATAGTTACTTCAATATTAGCATTATTAGCAGGCGGATCAGAGAATATTAAAGTACTACCTGACAATGAGTAAACCCAATCCTGCTGAATTAAACCGTCGATGTTAACTTGTAATGCTGCTTCAGCAGAAGGTACTGTTGATAATGTAAAATTAGTTTGTACTCCGTTACCAACAAAATTATCTTTATTAATATTAACAAACCCTGCACCACCACCTGCACCAACTTGCCAACTTAAGTTACCTAATCCATCTGTTGTTAGTGTATAGCCAGCTGAACCGCCGGTTATCTTAACATTACTTACAGATCCTAAATTAGCTATACCATTAACATTTGCATTTGTAGTTACAAAGTTATATGCTGTAAGTGTGTTGGTCGCTTTATTGAATGTTAGATTTGCACTTCCGGCAAAAGCATTACCGTCATTAAATTGAATTTGTGTATTACTTCCAGCTGCATTTGTAGTAAAGACGTATGGAGTACCATTAGCATATAATAGATTATCCGATTTAATGTTTCCTGCGCTAACGTTTGCTGTTACTGATAAACTACTTAAAGTACCTAAACTTGTGATGTTTGGTTGCGCATTAGTATACACTGTTCCGGCTACTAATGCGTTCCCTACTTGACCATTTACATTGCTACCTGTGATATAAGTGATGCCAGCGCCATTACCTATGATGTTTGTTACACTTAACGTGTTTGTGGTTTTGTTAAATGTAAAGTTTGCACTACCGGCAAGACTATTATTATCATTAAACTGAACCTCTGTATTACTACCACCTGCTGCTGCTGAATCAATACCCCAACTTAAATTTCCAGCGCCGTCTGTTTTTAAGACGTAGCCTAAACTACCACCTGCTATATGTAAATTACTTACGTTACCTAAAGTTACATTACTTGAATTGTTAAAATCAATAACGCCATTACTTGTTAAACCACTTAAGTTACCAAGACTCGTAATATTTGGTTGTGCATTTGTATATACTGTACCCGCTAACAATGCATTACCTACTTGACCGGTTACATTGCCACCTGTGATCGAACTTAATAATGAAGCATTACCTGTGAAATAATTTGCTGTTACTAAGTTGCCTAAGTTAGCATTACTTGCGGTTACATTAGATGTTGTGCTGATTACACCGTTAGCTTTTAGATTAGTAATAGTTAACGCTGAATTAGCAAAATCCCAAATTAAATCAGGACCACCAACTATTAAGCCACTTGATGATATTGCTATTTGTCCTGTACCTAATGAATTTAATGTAAAGTTACCAGCTTGTAAATTACCTGTATATGTTGGTAAATAATTCGCTACGTTTGCATTCGAATAGGTACTACCAAAACTCCATGCAACTCCATTAGCATAAAGTAAACTGTCCGTTAATATGTTACCAGCACTTACATTTCCTGTTACACTTAAATTACTTAATGTTCCTAAACTTGTGATATTTGGTTGTGCTGCTGTTATAACGGTACCTGCAAAATTTGAATAGTTTGCGCTAGCTACGTTACTTGCAGATATGTTAGAAAGTAATCCACCGTCACCTTGGAAGAAGTTTGCACTTACTAAGTTTGCACCGGATATAGTTCCGCCGTTGCCTGAACCACTTGAAAGCTTAGATATGTATAATGTACTGTTACCAGCATCATAAGATATGTCTGCATTAGCACCTAACGCATAATTACCTGAACTATTACTTGAAACGAACGTTGGATAATAATTTCCAGTTGTACGCTCAGTAACCATTACATAATTTGCCGTAACGGCATTTCCTATTACTGATCCTGTAACTGAAATATTACCCGCTGTAAAGTTTCCAGTGTATGTAGGTAAGTAATTAGCTACGTTGGCATTAGAGTACACATCTCCAAAACTCCACGGAGTTCCATTTGCATATAACAAATTATTAGTTAATATATTACCTGCACTTGCATTTGCTGTTACGGATAAATTTCCTAAAGTACCAACACTTGTTATATTTGGTTGAGCACCTGTTGTTAATGTTCCCTGTAAGAAATTACCAATAACTAAGTTACCTAAATTAGCGTTGTATGCAGTAATATTTCCTGCACCACTGGTTCCTACCGTTAGATTTCCATAGACACCTGCATCACCCGCTATATTACCGTATTTTGTTTCAATAGTAAGTGTTGTAGTACTATCATAAATGTTAGCAACTTTTATACCTGTACCAGTCGCTGTAATTAATCCTGATACAGTCAACGATGAGAGGGTACCAACGCTTGTAATATTAGGTTGAGCAGCAGTGTAAACAGTACCAGCAATCAATGCATTTGCTACTTGACCTGTAACATTAGCACCTGTTATTGAAGTTAATGCACTACCATTTCCAATAAAGTAGTTTGCCGCAACATTACCAGTATATGTAGGTAAGTAGGCAGCAACATTTGTATTAGAATACATTCCTGTTAATAATGCACCATTACCAATAAAATAATTGGCACGTATATTACCGTAACTATTCCATGTAACTACTTCATTTGTAACTGTAACATTACTACCGAACCCAAATTCAGCGTTTGAGTTGTCCCAACCCATAAATGCGTCAACTGGAGCAGTAGTATAATAATGTAATAATGTACCTCTGTCTTTACCGTCATTACTTGTTAATGGATCGTTATTACCTGTACCACCTAATTCAATGATTGGATCTTTAACATTTAATGTAGATACATTAGCATAAATTGTTGTTCCTGAAACTGTTAGATTTCCTGCAATCGTTGTATTGCCACTAACTGTTAGGCTTGCTAGATTACCAACACTTGTAATATTTGGTTGTGATGCTAATGTTACGTTTCCTGCAAATGCCGCATAGTTTGCATTTGCGACTGTACCAATATTACTAGGATTTATATTTGATAAAAAGCCACCATCTCCGCTAAAGAAGTTTGCTCTAGCTAAATTACCTAAGTTAGCATTACCTGCACTAACATTACCTGTAACAGATAAAGACGTTAATGTACCAACTGATGTTATGTTTGGTTGTGCATTTGTATATACTGTACCTGAAACCAATGCATTACCTACTTGACCTGTAACATTAGCACCTGTAATTGATGTTAGTAATGCTCCATTACCTGAGAAGAAGTTTGCTACTACTAAATTACCCAAATTAGCGTTACCAGAACTAATATTAGCGGTTACGGTTAAACTAGCTAAGGTACCTAAACTTGTAATGTTTGGTTGGGCGCCTGTTGTTAAAGTACCTGTAAACAGATTAGCAGTAACAACATTTGCTCCTGATATATTTCCGCCTGAACCTGAACCCAATAGTAAGGCACCGGTTAGTGTTCCATTGTTACCAAAAATGTTACCTGAAATGTTCGCATTACCTGCTGTCAAGTTCCCTGTATAAGTCGGTAAATAGGCAGCTACATTTGTATTTGAATATGTTCCGTTAAGATTCCAAGGAGTACCGTTAGAATATAATAAATTGTTAGTTAATATATTACCCGCACTTGCGTTTGCTGTAACAGTTAAATTTCCTAAAGTACCAAGGCTAGTAATATTTGGTTGTGCTGCTGTAGTTAATGTACCAGTCAACAATGACGCACTTACTAAATTAGCACCGGTTATTTGAGATAAACTGCCACTTAAAGTTAGGTTGGCGTTTGCTGCTAGTGTAGTACTTTGTAATGTACCAACACTTGTAATATTTGGTTGTGCATTAGTGTACACTGTGCCTGCAATTAATGCGTTGCCTACTTGTCCTGTAACATTACCACCGGTTATTGATGTAAGTAGTGATCCATTGCCACTAAAATAGTTTGCTACTGCTAAATTACCTAAATTCGCATTACCTGAAGTAATATTACCTGTAACAGATAAACTTACTAAAGTTCCTAAACTTGTTATGTTGGGTTGACTCGCAAGCACTACGTTGCCGGCAAAAGCTGCATAGTTTGCATTAGCAACGGTTCCTATATTTGCAGTATTTAAATTGCTGAGTAAAGAACCATCACCAATAAAATAATTTGCTGTTACTAAATTACCTAAATTCGCATTACCTGCACTAATATTACCAGTAACACTTAAACTACTAAGTGTACCTAAACTTGTAATATTTGGTTGCGCATTAGTGTAAACTGTACCAGCAATTAATGCATTGCCTACTTGTCCAGTGACATTACCGCCTGTAATTGATGTTAACAGACTTCCATCAGCAATAATATAACCTGCTCTAATATTACCGTAGCTGTTCCACGTAATTACTTCATTTGTAGCTGTGACGTTACTACCGAACCCAAACTCACCGTTCGAGTTGTCCCAACCCATAAACGCATCAATTGGAGTAGTTGTATAGTAATGTAGTAATGTGCCTCTGTCTTTGCCATCATTAGAACTTAGTGGATCATTATTGCCTGTGCCACCTAATTCAATTATCGGATCTTTAACATTTAACGTTGTAACATTAGCGTAAACAGTTGTACCAGATACAGTTAAGTTTCCTGCTATTGTTGTATTACCACTAACAGTCAGGCTCGATAAATTACCAACACTAGTAATATTAGGTTGTGATGCGAGTGTAACATTACCTGCAAATGCTGCATAATTTGCATTTGCTACAGTACCAATATTTGCAACATTTAAATTACTGAGTAAAGAACCATCACCACTGAAATAATTTGCTAATACTAAATTACCTAAATTCGCATTACCTGAACTAACATTACCTGTTATATTTAGGCTTGTTAATGTACCAACACTAGTGATGTTTGGTTGTGCATTCGTATATACGGTACCAGCTATTAATGCATTAGCTACTTGACCTGTTACATTACTACCGGTTAGACTTGATAATAATGACCCATCACCGTTAAAATAATTAGCTACTGCTAAGTTACCTAAACTTGCGTTGCCTGATGTGATATTACCACTAACTGTTAGGCTTGAAAGATTACCAACTGAAGTTATATTAGGCTGTGCATTTGTATATACTGTGCCGGCTATGAGTGCATTTGCAACCTGACCAGTAACGTTACCACCGGTTATTGATGTAAGTAGCGACCCATCACCACTAAAATAGTTTGCTGTTGCTAAGTTTCCTAAACTTGCATTACCTGATGTAATATTGCCTGTAACACTTAATGACGTTAATGTTCCTAAACTTGTTATATTTGGTTGTGCGTTAGTGTAGACCGTACCAGCAACCAGTGCATTACCTACTTGTCCTACAACATTGCCGCCTGTGATGTTAGATAATAATGATCCATCACCACTAAAATAATTTGCTGTTGCTAAGTTACCTAAACTTGCATTACCAGAAATGATATTACCTGAAATATTAGCGTTACCCGCAGTAAAGTTTCCAGTATACGTAGGGAGATATGCTGCAACGTTTGTATTACTATAGTCTGTTACGTCGATGCCCCAACTTAAGTTTCCAGCACCATCTGTTTTTAATACATATCCATTACTTCCGCCTGGTATTTTAACATTTGCAATATTAGAAAAATATGTATTTGCTCCTGTAAAAGAAGCATTACCCGAAACAGATAAAGAAGTTAGCGTACCTAAACTTGTTATATTTGGCTGTGCATTAGTATAAACAGTACCAGCGACTAATGCATTTCCTACTTGACCAGTAACGTTGCCACCAGTAATAGAACTTAGTAATGAACCATTACCGCTAAAGAAGTTTGCAGCAACTAGATTACCTAAGTCTGCATTCAATGCATTGACATTACCTGTAACTGTTAATAATGAAGTAGATTTATCAAACGTAAAGTTTGCGTTACCGCCTAATGATCCACCATCATTAAACTGTACGTATGTGTTATTGCCTGCCGCTGCTGTTGTATCTATACCCCAACTTAAATTACCAGTACCGTCTGTTTTTAAAACGTATCCTGCAGTACCGCCTAGTATTTTTAAATTAGAAACATCACCCAACGATACGTTACTTGCAGTTGTAAAATTAACGATGCCATTACTTGTCAAGCCACTTAGTGTACCTAAACTAGTTATGTTTGGTTGATTACCTGTAGTAAGTGTTCCAGTAACATAATTTGCTACTGCTAAATTACCTAAATTCGCATTACCTGATACTAAATTACCTGTTAGTGTTAAACTCAACCCCGTTGCACTATCGATGTTGGGATTAATTAAGTTTGCATTACTTTGTCTTACAAAATTACCCGTGCCTGTGCCTGCATATTCATTGTATGTTAAATGGTAATATTCATCAATCTGACCGCCTTGCAATCCTGCCAATTGATCGTGTAATGTTGCTAATGGCGTTGTAAAATGACTTGCTTGATTTGTACCATTTATTGTAACATATACAGATTTTGATGATGACGTAGTTGCCGCCAATAATAAACCCATTGATGAATTGGTAGTAACAGGCCAAGCAGGTTCTGTTGTGGTAAAATTATATTCAAACAGCGATGTTGTAGACATATCTGCTGAACCAATATTAAACAACGGTACCCACACACTCGCAGACACAGTTGTTTCATTCGTGTACGTAGTGGGAACATTAATACTTACTACTGTGTCACTAGTTTTAGCAGTAATACGATATAAACCTTGAGGTGTTTGTATGTAACTAGATAATATTACGTTTGACCCAGCTACTACATTAGCAAATGGTGTACCAGTGCTAGCTGTTGCTGTTCTTGTGGTACCTGTACCTGTAGTAGTTACTGTTCCAGCATTAGGCAATATTTGATGAATGCCCGCATTCAACGTGTTAGTGCCACCTGTAGCACTAATATTAGCCCAAATTGAAAAGTCCCAATTACCTGCATCCCAACTAGTTCTGTTTAATGGTGGTGAAACAAATCCAGCAATAGCTGCCGTACCGTTAACTGTAACGTTTGCATATGTTTGTGCTGAGGTATTTGGTGTACTACTTAATGAATCAACTTGAATAGCATTGTTAGCATTTATTGCGTTTATTATCGGAGTAGAAAGCCAAAAGCTAACACCCTGTCCTGCAGACACCGCACCTGTATTAGTGTTTACCCAAACTAACCCGTTGTAGATTAAAGTTTGACCATTGGTAGGTGACGTTATTGATACATCAGCGATTGTGTTGGCAAGAGTTATACCAGATAGTAATCTACCATTACCAGTAAAATAATTAGCAGTGGCTAGGTTACCTAAGTTAGAGTCACCTTGTACATTTAAGTTGTTAGCACTGACGTTTGCAGTATTGTCAATGACAGGTATTTGAACAAGACCACCAACCGTAAGACCTTCAACTACATTAAACTTTGTTATTGCCATTATAGTTTTCCGTCAATTGGCCTTTTAAATTGTTCTATATTGTGTAGTCCATCTTGTAGAATTACTACTTGTAGGAGTAACACTTAAAAATAATGTTGATCCCACTAAATTAACTACTAAAGTACCTGTTGCACCACCTAATAATACTGTACCCGAAACTGAATAATCTACATTAACCCCATCATGTACACAATACACGGTCGCTATACTATATTTTCCACCTGCAGTTTCTTGACCGCTTATATCAAACACAGCTCCTCTTACTCCAGTTGTTGATAAACTTGCTATAGTTTGATTTGCGCCTGTGCTAGTTGTTGTTACTGTTACTGACCTAATAGTAGAATTACTTATAATTAGGTTCGATACATCAGCATTACCTGACGTTAAGTTACCTGTAACATTTAATATACCGTTAACTGTAGCAGTAGTATTAGAAATGTTAAGTACGTTCGCTGTACCTATAGCACTAATTGCAACATTACCGCTAGAATAAACAACAATATTACTGTTTCCATTTGACAAACTACTTGTGCTAATTGTAGCCCAATAGAGTTGTCCGTTACCATATGTAGATAATACTTGTGATGTTGTTCCGTCAATTACTGGATATGTAAGTCCACCTGCAACTAAAGCATTTAAGTTAGCTGTAGTGTTAACTTTTAAGTTACCACTAATTGTTAGATTACCTAATGTACCTAAACTAGTAATATTGGGTTGCGCAGCGGTTAATATTGTTCCGCTTAAATTACCTATAAATGTATCACCGCGAATATTTGCAAATGCACTGGCAGTTACAACTTCATTGGTTATACTATTAATTTGACTGATTGCTTGGAATTCACTATTACCTGTCTTCCAAATAAATGCTTCATTGACTGGTCCACTACCATTGCTATAGTAGTTAAGAAGAACCATACCTCGATCTTTGCCGTCATATGCAGTTGCGTTTCCACCGTTACCTGAACCACCCATTGAAATTAACGGGTCAACAATATCTAAGTTAGTTACATTAATGTAAGTTGTATTACCAGAAACCGTTAAATTACCTGATACTGTCAAGTTACCTTGAACTGACCCATCGTTTCTAACTGTCAATGTTCCTGTCGATATATTGTTTGCTATGTTAGCGGCATCCATTAATATTACATTAGCACTTGACCTAATATAAGTGGATCCTATGTTAATGTTACTTACAAATAAGCTGTTCCAAACATTACCTGTATTGCCTAATGTTAGTGTATCATTTGTTCCTGGAATTACTGATGTCAATACTTTACCGGTTAAGCTTAAATTACCACCATTAATATTACCATCAATATTTGCATTTCCAGTTACACGCAGTGATGTTAAGTTACCTAAACTTGTGATATTTGGTTGTGCCGCAGTAACTAGTGTGCCATCTAAAAAATTACCTATTACAATATTAGCACCAGTTAGATTACCAACTACAGCATTTCCAAGAACACTCAAACTACCTAAAGTACCTACTTGCGTAATGTTTGGTTGTAGTGCTGTTGTTAGTGTTCCTGTTAAAAAGTTAGCACTTACTGAATTAGCACCTGTTATCGCACCTGTGCCTGAAATTGTTAAGCTACTTAATGTACCAAGACTTGTTACATTTGGTTGTGCATTTGTAGTTAGAGTACCTGTAAAGTAGTTAGCTGTTGCAATGTTACCTAAATTGGCATTTAAACTTGTAATATTTCCTGATACTGTTAACGCATTTGTTGTATAATCAAAAACAAATGCAGAACTACCACCAAGTATGCCATTACTATTATATTGAACTTGTGTATTAGAACCTGCTGCTGTAATATTACCAATAATATTACCTGATAAATTACCTACGAATGTTGATGAGGTAATATTACCAGAAACAATTGCATTACCATTGCTTAGATTTAATAAATTGGTTGTAGGATCAAATGTAAAATTAGCACTAGCACCAAAATCATTATTGCTGTTATATTGAATTTGATAATTGCCTGTACCAGCGGCTTGTTGAAAATCCCAAGGTACACCATTTGCATATAATAAATTATCAGTTAAAACTCTTAATGCGCCTACGTTTGCAGTAAAAGTACCGTTAGCAGTAGTGATATCTCCATTGGCTAAAATAATCGTAGTAGGTGTTTCACCTACTGAAAATCCGCCTACCGAGTTAAATGTTCTAATTGCCATTTTTTGTTTTCCTTATTCTTTATAACTTGTTACCATAATTCTATAATCGACTAAAGAAGATGTAACGGGCTGAACAGTTAGTTCAATATTTCCTGCGTTATATCTTACTACAAAATCGCCTACGCCTGGACCTAAATATGGTACATCAATTGTAGCAATTTCGTAATATCCGACTTCAGTTCCTAAAATACTTGCAAACAATTTACTTGTTTGTCTATTGTTACCTGTAGCATCTGTCGCTATGACAGTAAAATCAACAGAAATTATGGTATTAGCATTAATCGTATACAATACCTGATCAGGTGCATTACTGTTAGTTGTTGCAAAAAATACTCTTTGTGTAGAAAATTCTAAACTTTGTGATCCTAAAGTAATTGAATTTGCTACTAGGTCGCCATCTATTGTAAGAAGTTTATCTGCGCTATCAAATGTAAAAAACTGACTGGCTCCTGCATTGCCATTATCATTATAAATTACATATGTGTTTAATCCTGGTACAACAAAATTACCTGTTATATTACCTTCGAAAGTGCCTGTAAACAAGTTTGCTGAAATTGTGCCGGTAACAACCTGGTCTCCGCTTATTGTTACGTTACCAATCTCTGCATAACCAGCATATATATTTCCATTAGCATCAATAACTTCTATTGGAGGTATGCCAACTGTGTAGCCACTTTTACTGTTAAATGGGTCTGCCGCCATGTATGGTTCCAAATATTTTCTTTTATTAGTTATTTATCATTTTTTAACAATTGTAGTTTTGGCATTCAATGTATGTAACAAAAAACCGCCTTTCGGCGGTTTAATGTTTTCCCATCCCGATTGAGAATTATTGGAATGTTAGGTTCTGAACAGCAATCTCACCTAAGTAGTCAGCAGCGTTACCGAATGATGACGCTGTATTTGTTAACTCGATATAACCATAACGAGTCATAAAGCTAACTACTGGTTCGAATGTTGATGGATCTAGAACAACACCGCTGCTCATTAATGGAATATATGGGCAGTAGAATGCTGCTGCATCCGTTTCGCTTGAACCTTTGTAACCAACTAATACTGGTTGTGTATCTGGTGCATATGTATTAACAAAAATACGCATTGCGCCATTTAGTGTACCAACGAACTTAGTATTTGTTGGAGCTTCGAATGTACCTTCTGTTGTACGTGCAAATGCAGAAGTTGTAGCACTCTGTAGTACGGTTAATGCTGCTGGGGAAACAACTGCCCAGTTACCAGCACCACGACGAGTACGTTGTGCGATCAAGTTTGCAACACGATTGATTAGAACTGCTAAAGCAGCATGTTCGTCACCAACGAATGTAGCAGTACCAGATACAGTAGCTTGGTTGAATGTAAATTCAGTTGAAGCCAATGTTGATAGGCTTAATAGAATTTCTTGATCAATTTCAGCAGTAATTTCTTGAGCAAGTGCTGCCATAATTTCTGCTTCAACATCAATACCATGCTGACTTTGTGCATCTTGTGCTGCTTCAAATGTCCAACGTGCTTGTAACTTACGTGACTTAGCTTCAACAGCCTGACGTAAGATTTGTACGCTGATTTGACGACCGCCATTGCCTTCCATTGCAGCAGTATCATTAGCTGTGTAGCTTGTTACTGTTGGGTTAGCTGCACCACCTGGTGTACGTGAGTAAGCTTGAGCAATCTTGAATGGGCTTAATGCTTCTTCACCTGCTGTTACGCTTGTGTTTGCTGCGCTGTTGTCAGTTAATGACTGTGCATAGCGTACACGTAGTGTATGAATCTGACCAACTGGGCCAGTCATTGGCTGAACACCGACTAATTCGTTAGCGATAACTGTTGGCATCACACGACGAATAACTGGTAGAATTACACGGTTTAGTGTAGCAATATTACCAGCGGTTGTTGTACCTGCAGAACTTTCTGAAAGTAACTGCTTGCGAGTATTTTCTAAGATAACACTCATTGTTGAACGGCGAGTACCTTTAAGACCTTCAAGTAGGGCTTCTTTGGTCTCGTCCCAACGGTTTTCTAATAGAACTTGTGACATTTATATTTCTCCTAAATTATATGTCTTTATATTAAAGCCCTGCCAAACGTCTAAGCTCAATAACGTTATCACGTTCTTCGCTTTCAACATGTTGTGTCACGGCAGTTTTATCCCCAGTAATTTCTTTTACACTTTCAGTAAGAACAGGTTTTTTAGTCTCTTTCTTTTCTGTAATTGTATTCAAAACACTTGGGAGATATTTATCAAAAGCGACCTGTAGACGAGGTGTTTGGACGCTTTCTAGTAAGTCACGCATTATTGATGCCTTTTCTACATTTAATGTAGAAAGTAATTCATCCATAACCTTCTGACGTTGGTTATTTTCTTTAATAATACGTACTTCACGTTCTTTTGATTCCACTAATTTCTTAGCTTCATTCATTTGCTTAATACTTTCAGCTAATTGCTGTTCCTTCTCATCCATTTGTACTAGTAGTTTACGTGTTTCTGCCTTATCGTTAAGATAAGTTCCACTATATTCACTAGCAAAGGATTCAAAGATGCGACGACCAAAATCGTTTTCACGTGCAATTTTGATATCTTCTTTTAGTTGACTTATTTCACCTTTTAATTGTGACGCAACAGCAACATTAAGTCTCTTAGCACTTTCACTAACAAATTTTGCCTTTAGTGCTTCGAGTTGCTTACGGCCTTCAGCAACTAACTTGACCTTAGCTTCAACTACAGCTTGTTTGTCTTGTGCAAATTCTTTGATTTCACGTGCAAGAGCATGAACAATAAATTGCTCTAGCTTTTGCTGACTTTCTACTTGTAGTTTGCGCTCAGAACGTAGTTCTTTAATTTCTTCTGCTAGTTTTTCAACCATAAAATTATTGAACTTAGCTGCGTTTTCACGTAGCTTTTGTTTTGCTTTTACGCGGTCTTCGTTCATTGCCTGTCTTTCAGCATTAAATTCTTCAATTTCTGCTGATAAACCTTCTGTTACCATTTTGTCAAGGGCGTCAACCATTATATTTTTGTCGTGTTCATAACGCTGTGCAAACTCATCACGCAGTTCTCCACGAATTTGCTCACGGGCTTCAAATAACTTAGATTCCCAGGCTTCGTTTATAGCTTGGCTGGTTTCTTCGTTAATGATGCCAGATTCTAGCAATGGTTTAATAGCATCAAACATGCTTAATTCCCCTTATAGTTTGAGATCCTTGATAAGACGAACCACTTCGTCCTTCAGGTATCTCTGTACTTTCTTGTCGTTTTGTGCATCTTTAGCGATATCCAACATTTTATGACCATGACGCATATTCATCATACCTTCATAAATTGCTTTTGGATATGCATTAGGCGCACTAGGCTGTGCGACAATATCCACAGTGACTATTTCAAAGTCACTTACCTTACCTGTAGCATCATCTACGTTGCCGCTTCCTCTGCTACTTACACCTAACTTTACACCACTCTGTAACATAGTAGAAACAAGTTCTCCCATTGGAGTAGGCAAAATCTTTAACTTTCCAAACCCATTAGCACCATCCATCCACATGTTTGTAATCATGTGACTAACACGATCTAAATTAATTTTTAAATCATCTGGATGATCTACTTCACCTAACACAGAAAGACCTTCGCCTATCTGTTCATTAAGTGTTACAACAGCTTTTTCTATTTCATTAACAGGGTATACACGTTCATTTGCATTACGTACACCTCCCTGAATAAAAATGCCTTTCATAAAAAGACTCTTTTTATTACCCTCACCTTCACTTTCGACCACCATTTGAGCGCGGTCGAAAGTTAGGTTTTCTTTTAGGTATGCAGCCATTATTTTCAGGTCCTAATTACTTCTTAATGATTTTCTTTACAATCTTTTTGCTTTCTGCTACAGGGCTTTTTGAATTTGAGCCGTCATCACCATGCTTTGGCTTTGGTGCTGCCTCACCCTTTTCATTAAACTTTCCTGCACCAGGTGCGTTTTTAAATGATCCTGCGCCTGGTAAATCTTTAGTAGCAGGATTTAACAAACCACCCTGTGTACCACCTTTACCACCGTCGCCACCTTTGTTCAAGTTAGCTGCGCTTGCGCCGTTACCAGAAACTTTAGGTCCACCGCTTACTGGGCTTTTGGTATTTTGACCATTGTCACCATGTGTTACAGAAACTTTCTGTAACTGAACAGCTTCTTCTAATGTTTCTTCTTCATCATCATCTTCTTCTTTGGCTTCTTCAAGTGATTCTTCATCATCTTCTGATGCTTCCATCATTTCTTCATCATCAGAACCCATATCGTCATCACTTTGACCCATTAGTTCTTCAAACTCAGCCATTAATTCATCGAGCTTATCTTCTAAATCAACAACACGGTCTTCCAAATCACCTTCTGATTCTTCATCTCCCATGTCGTCAGAATCCATATCTATTTCGCCTTCGTCGCCCATGCCGTCGTCAACATCGATGTCAACCATTTCTTCATCTTCTTCGGTCATGCCTTCTTCTTCGGCAGAAATTTCGTCTAATAGACCTTCTACAGGACTATCGACCATTTCTTCATCCATCATCATGTGTTCATAAATTTCACGACTTTTTTCTACAACAATATCGTGAAATAATGCACGTGCTTTTTCTTCGTCCTCATTGATAATCAAATCAATAAGCTGTTCAAATTTTTTGTTATCCATTGTTTTTTCTCCTGATAAAAAATGGCTTGTAGTATATTTACACAATATACTATAAAACACTGTAATAAGTGCTATTTTTTTACACTTTTGTTACAAATAAATTATAATCCTGGGGTTTCAGGCTGTGCGGGGGTGTACTGCTTGCGGATTTTTTTGAGATTTTTGGCTTGTTCATAATTACGAACATCCAGCATTTTACGCAACTTACGTATCTGTCTTAGCGTAAGTTTGGTTTTTCTAGTTTCTGTCCATTTATATTTACTTTGATCTTCTGCGGGATCTTGGTATCCTTGGACAGGGGCATCGTACATTTCAAATAACTTCATAAAGATATTTATCTTTTATACCGGAGGAGGCGGGGGAGGAGGTGCACCGCCACCGGCTGCCGGTGCTGCTTCTGGACCAGCAACTGCAGGTCCTATTTCCGGAGGCATTTGCCCCATTTGTTCTTCCTCATTAGGTAGATTTTCTGCGGTTTCAGTATCAGATTCAAGGTCACCTGCACTAATACCAATACTTCTTAAGTCACCACCTGACGCTTCTTGGTCTTCTGGTTTTTCTCTTTCTTCAAACCAAAGTCTGCTATTTTCTTCTATTTCTTCTTCGGTTAATCCTAAGAAACGTTGCATTGCAAATCGTTTACTAATATACGGAAATGCTTCCATTGTTTGAAAAACAGTTACTCTAGCGGTATCTAATTCACTTTGTCTGTAAGCAGCAAAGTTTTGCGGGGCTCCAAACTTAATATCAAATAAACTAGAATCGATATTAAGTCCACGCCATCTCATAAAGAGTTTAAATTCGTCATTTAATTTTTGACTAATATAGTTTTGTAAACGTTTGCAATATTCGTTAAATCTAAATTCCTGAATCATAGCTGTACCAACACGACCATCACTAAGTGGTGTAGGATTATCTTCAGGCCCAGTAGGCAAATAACTACTTGGTACACGTAAACCACGTGCTAATCTATTATTAAAATAACGTAAATCGTCAATTTCACCTAAGTTTTGTCCACCTTGCAATGTAGTTACATCACTACCTCTGCCTCCCTCAGTAACTGGGAAAAAGTAATCTTCGTTAATACTTAATGGATTATAGGTAGCATCTAGTACAGATTGACCACCCTGTACACTTGGTATTCTACGTTGATGTATTTCGTTTTTAATTCTTTCGATAAAAGCCATGGCCATATGACTTGGCATGTTACCAACATCAATTTTAAAAACTCTACGTTCGGGCGCACGACTAATACGATATATTAATATTGCATCTTCTAATAATTCTTTTTGCTTGTAGACTTTGAAAATGTTTTCAAGTATGCTCTGACCAAAAGGCCAGTAACGATCTAGCCCTTCGGTTAAGCTTAAATGCACAATATGTTTAGCATCAATTGCGGCTTCATTCAACCCTAAACTGAATCTGCTACCAGTCGTACCATATGGTTCGTTAGGGACTGTATAACTATAGGGCGCTGAATATCCAGCAGTTGGTGGTTGTGCTTGAAAATCTGTTGTCGTTTTTTCTGCTATACTTAAGTTTTGTAAGTTTGGATTAATATCTTTTACGACATATTGTTCAGGTTTTTTACCTTCACTTTCGTTAACAATTACTTTGCTAACTTTGGTCATGTCTACCCAATATAATTTAAAATTTTCGGGATCTCTTATAAAAACTTGATCTCCGTACTTGATTGTATTTCTAAAAATTTTAAATGCTCTGGTATCAAATTCATTTAATTTGCACCATTGTTGTAATTGCTTCTTAATTAAGTCAACTTCATGTGGGGTAGGATCGTCACGAAATTCTATTTCAAAAGGGGTATTATTCTGTAAATTTTTCTGTGTGCTAAACTCAGCAATTATATCTAAACACGCATTAATTTCTGCGTCTACATCCATCATTTCATATTGGTTATATCGTTCGATGCGATTAGGATGCCCTGTATAAACTTCTGGTAAACGGCTTTGATAATTTTTATACCCAAATTGATCATTGTTCCAACCACCTGTAGGTGTTTGATTATAACCAGCACCGTTCCATGCACCAATATTACTGTTACCACCGGATATGGGACTTAGTTGACCTGTTAAATTAGTAAAACGCTTTTTATATGACATGATTTATATTTATCTATTAGGCTCTAGTGTACGTTAATAATTCATCCTGTATACTATTAGACCTTTCTAGACGATTAATAACATCGTCTAATTTATTTGAAAAATTAGTAAATGCAGAGACTAATTTGTTATCTGTTCCTGTACCCATATCAGTGGTAGATGTTGATAAACCCATTTCACTCATTAATTGATTTTTGTACTGTGCTAAACTACTTTTTTGTACATCTTTCAACAAAGATTTTAGTTGAGCTTCTGGCCATGCGCTTTCATTTTTTCCATGCAACATTACTGGATATCCCTTGTCAGGTCCACTAAACAGTCCACCATACTTAGCCACTTCAACGTGCAGATGTCTACCAGATCCAGACGTATCTTCAAAATATTCATCATGTACTCTGCTGGCTCCCAAATCTTTTAGTTCTTCACGTATTCTCTGAATATCTTCTTTTGTAGGTTGAAAAGGTAATACAAAGTCAAGAGCCTTACCTTCTAAGTGTCTACTATAATCTTTACCTGTTTTTGGATCATATTTTTTCCAATGATATTTGTCGTTGAGCGCAGTTATTGTCCCACCAAATCTTGATATAATTTTATCCGCTAATGATACTAAAGCCGGGTCTGCATCACCTCCCCCAATTCTTTCTTCAAATTGTTTTTGAGTACCAAAAGAACCTTTTTTGTTTAGCCTTTCTATAATATCTTTTGCTTCAGTTTTTGTAGTAAGTTTTAATCCTTCTGCGGCTGATGTGCGTTTTTTCATAGTAGCTTCATCTACTCTTTGTCCTGCCGCATTGTAACCTAATTTTTCTTTTTCCTTTCCTCCCACTGCAGTGGAAGGCAATTGCCCGCCCTCAACTGTTAAATCGCCTGTAACATACCTATCTAACTGTTTTTCTTGATCAATAATTTTAACTTTTTCTTTTTTTAAATCTTCACTTTTCTTTTTCTGAGCATCTAGTAATTTTTTTTCATTTTCTAAATCTTTTTCTAAAATTTCTTTTTGTTCTTTAGCATTTTTATTAACAAAGTCTTGATAAAAAGTTCGTAATTTATAATTATATTCAATTAGTTTTTTAATTTCATCTTTTTCTGCATCTGTTTTTGCACGACTCAATCTGTCAAATAGACTTCTTTCTTCGGTAAATGTATCTTGTACCGCTTCATATCCAACTTTTTTACCTTCTTTTACTTGTGCTAGTTGCTTTTCTTTTTCTGATATGATTTTTTCTTTAGCCAAAATAATATCATTGCTTGCTTTAAGGTCTTCTACAATGTCCTCTTCATCCCTAAATGCTGCTGCAAAGTTAGTTTTTTTGCCGATTAAACCCATAAACCAGTCGGTGGCTTTGGCAAATGATTTGACTAATTTATAGGTAATTTTAACCAAATATGCGAATGCTTTAGTAACTAGCTTAGTAATTTCAATCAACATATTATCAGCTAGCATTCTCATAGTTCTCATTTGCTGTTCGGTTTTAATGTTATCTTCTAACATATCCCCGTTTTTCTTTTCAATATTATTAAGTGCTGCTCTACGTTTTGCTGCTGCATCTGTGTTAATGCCCATAGACTTCATAGACCCTATTACAAATTTATTGTTTAACCCCATATCTTTTAAGACATTTTCTTGAAGCATAAACGTGCCTTCAAGTTGCTTAACTCTATTCATACCGGACTGACCGATATTTTTCATAGCAACATTAAAATAATCTGAACCTTTATCCATCGCCTTAAGTGCTTCTTGATAAGCATTAGGGGCTGCTTGGAATATTGCGGCGGCGGCATCAGTTGTTATTCTGCCTTGATTCATTAATAGGTCTTGCAGACCTTGAGCAGCTTCATCGCCGTATCTTTCATTGAAAGATACCATAAAGTTCATAAAGTTGTCTGCTTCTTTGCCTCTATTTTCTTGTTGAAGTTTTGTATAATATAGATCCGCACGTGCATCAGACATAAGTTTTTCTCTTGCCTTAGCTTGTTCATCACGTGTTAAACCTGTAATTTCTTCTAAATCTTTAATTGTTCTAAGATATTTAAATGCTTCTTTATCTAAATCTTTAACCGTTTTAGTTTGTGCAATACCTAATCGTGTTTGCAGTTGTAGGTATTCTGCGATACCGGCTTGATATTCTTCTGTTGTATATCCTAATCTTTTTAAGGCAGCTTCACGTTGATTATCTGATGATATAAAACCTTGAAAAATTTGCTCTAGTTTATCTCGACCAAATGTTACAGACCCACCAAGCAATGCCATTTCTTTGGTAACAGGTTTCAGCACTTCAAGGAATTTTTCATAATCCTTTTCACTTGTGTAACCCATTTTATTCATCCTACTTTGAAGTTCTTCTAATCCCCCAGTAGTTACACTACCCATTCTACTCAAGCCTTGGTAAGCTTTAAGCAATTTGTCATTTTGCTCAAAACTTAAAGTTACTAACCCGCCAATAACTTTAGTTAATGCCGCAACAGCCTTTCCAGCTGGTCCCATATTTGAGGCGAATCCTGCTACTGCATCCGTAGTTGCATTAACGCTGCCACTAAATTTTGAAAATCCTTGGTCTGAATTTGAAATTGCTTTACCAAAATTAGAAAGACTATCTCCCAATCCCTTGAACAAAGTAACTACTTTTGCCCTTCGCTCATCCGCTTCTTTCTGTAAACGTTTCTTTTCACGCTCCTCAACTGTAAGGGCTTCATTGATATCTCCAATGAGTTCGAAGAACCGTTCTAGTCTTTCGTCGTTAATTTCAGCCATAATATTTTACCTATAAATATCTTGTATTTAGTTGAAAAATTACTGTCAAATTTTGGAGAAAAAATGTCTAACCCACTAAAAAGTTATTTTCGTAAACCTGCATTATATTTGAAATTACCTAGCAAAGGCATAGGATATAAAGAAAATGCCATTGATTTACCGGAGTCAGGGGAGATACCAATTTTTCCCATGACTGCATTAGACGAAATTACCACACGCACACCAGATGCACTTTTTAATGGCCAAGCAGTAGTTGAAATTATTCACAGTTGCGCACCAAATATCAAAGACCCATGGCAATTACTACAAATTGATTTAGATCCTATTCTTCTAGCAATTAAAATTGCAACTAATGGGTCTACTATGGAAATTTTAACTGTATGCCCAAATTGCAATCACGACGCCAAATACGATGTAAATTTAACTGGAATGCTTAATGAATTCAGTCCAGGGGATTATAACAAACTTTATCCAGTGTACAACGATGTGCAAATAAAATTTAAACCATTGACATATACAAAAGTAAATGAGAACAGTCAAAAACAATTTGACTTACAAAGAGCATATGGAATAATATCAAAAATGGAAGAAGGTGCTGACAAAGAAAATAAAATGTCTGAGTTGGTAAAAGAAATGAATGAGATTGCAACAGAATTGATATTAGAAATTGTAGAATATGTCAAAACTCCTGAAAGCGTAGTCATTGAAAAAGAGTACATAAAAGAGTTCTTAGAAAATATACCAAAGAAAGAATATGATAACATCAAAGACCAAAGTATTAATCTAAGAAAAACAACTGAAGCTAAACCTTTAGCATTTACTTGTCCAAGTTGTAGCCACAATTACGAACAACCATTTGATCTAAACATATCTGATTTTTTCGTCTAAGACTTCTGGCCCTAGCCCCCGATGAGGTTCAGAAGTTAATAGACGATATGGAAAAAGATTGTGAAGCCATTAAAGCCAATGCATTAAAAATGGCATGGTATATGAGGGGTGGGGCATCTTATATAGACATACTCAATATGTCATTTAAGGAAAGACAAGCCATCGGCAATTTAATAGAAGAAAACTTAGAAACAACAAAGAACACAAAGTTACCTTTCTTCTAACCGTAGATATTCATTATCATAACTTAGGATTACCATTAATATTATTAGAATTATTAAAAGATGAACTTCGTTCATCTAATTCCTTCACATGCTCACTACGTTCGCATTGTTCGGAATTTTATTGACTGTTATAACTTTCGAAAACTTTTCTTTAGGGCTTATATATTGCCGCTTTGAAGCCATGGTAGTGCTATTCAGCACTACCAATTGGAAACTTGCCATGCCCGTCATCCACTTGCTGTTTATTCCCCGAATAGCTAACACTTTTAGTTGCTATACGCCGTCGGTTGCCCTGTAAGTATAATGGGACTGTAGTGAAGCTACTAAACTTATTTTTTCATTTAGCTCTTCGGCAACGCATGTTTTGTATCCGCAAAACAGAGTAAGATACAAACTCATTGAGGGTTCCCTAACAAAGATTGCCCTCTCGACATTCCATGTCATTACTGACATGTATACTCCAGATCCGTCGGCACAGCACTACCTGTACTTCCTCAAGGAGGACTGACAACTCAGTCGGCTAATTGTAAATTCGTTAAATTTTGAGATTGTGACGTTGTGTCTATTGAGCCTGAGTAATTTTTAACTAAGTCTTTGTTGTTTTTGAAAAAGCTATCAAATTCTGTAAGTATCCAATCACCAACCGTTTTACTTGAATAAAAAGTATAATTATCTAACACCCATGTAAATTTTGGTTGTACTGCTACGAACTTACCAATGCGATTAAACTTCATAAAAAGAATATTAAAATCATCTTGGTCTGATACTTCTATCATTTGTGCTATCCATTGGTCAAATTGTTTGTTCTCACCCGTAAGTAATAAGTGAAATGGGAAGTCTTTATAACTCTTACACTCCGCATTAAATTTAGAAAAACTTTGTCCTGGAACAATGTCTCCCTTAAAACTGCGAATTTGACCTTCGTGTAAAAATTGCTTCCTGCTTTGATTTGTACCGCCCACATACGCTCCGGACCCTGGGGCACGTATAAAACTTTCTCCGTATAATTCTGAAAGAAATTTCGCAATTTCTCTTTCAAAACTTGAACCTTTTGCTTTTTGTGGACTTGGCATGAATCTACTTATCTTTACTTGTCTTGTTTTAAAAAATCTTTAATTTTTATCCAACTCTGCTTGCCAATGGTATTTTCTAATTTGGTATTATCACTGCATGTATAATATTGATAACTTCTCTGTAACTGATCTGGCATCATAGCATACTTTAACTTTCCGCCATATATATCTTTGATATATTCGGCAACTTTCTCAAAACTAGTCGGCCTACCTGTGCCTAAATTCCAAATGCCTGATTCTTTAACGCTTTTAATAAACTCAATCTGTACTCTACAAACATCATCAACACAAATAAAATCTCTAAACATTTTATGACTATCATCAAAAATCTTTATTTTTCCGTTTGTTTTAGCTTGTTTTGTAAACTGATGAATAGGACTGGACTGACCTTCTTTATGATCTTCGTGCTTTCCATAAACGTTAAAATACCTAAACCCTTGAACTATATTACCTCCCATATTATTTGAGGCGTGTCGCTCGAAAAGATATTTTGACCATGCGTACGGAGTTATTGGATCTAATGGACTTTCTTCTGTAAATTCTAAATTTTGTCCATATACACTAGCAGAACTAGCATATTGTAAATTCACCCCAAACGTTTTGCATTCGTCAAACAGATTTTTAGAAAACTCATAATTTTGAGTTAAAACTTTATCTAAGTTTTTTTCGGTTGTACTTGTTACTGCACCTAAATGAATTACCCAGTCATAAGACATGACCCCTTGGAATTCATCTTTAATGTCATATGTATCAATAGACCAATCTGTATTAGATTGGAGATACTTAAGCATATTTTGACCAATGAAACCTTTATGACCTGTTAATAATATTTTCATAATTGAATAACTCCTCTAATGTATGTTCATAACTTGTTCTATGTAATATACCATATCCACCTGCTGCTATCCATTCTTCAATGTTACTAGTTCTATCATCAATTAAGATATCACCAGTTTTACAATGCATATGTTTGTCTTTACTATAAGGGCCAAACATGATAGGAATATTACTAAAACCGTTCTTTTCTACCCATTTAAACTTGTCATAGAAAGCCCAAGGTAAATCATTATCTTTTGGTACTGCTGTTAAAAACTTTAAATTAAAATTATTACGTTTTGCAAAAACACTACATTGAAACACTAATTCATCTGCGTAAGGTGTTTTTTCTAAATCTCTGTAGAGTCTAGGATTGCTGCGTAACTTTTCCCATTCACTATTTGGATATATACCTTCTGAAGGACCTAAACCTAATGTATTATAAGCATAAGCATCAAAATCTGCAACAACCCCGTCCATATCAAGGTATAAAGTATTCATTCTATGTCAATCGCTGTGTTGTATGTTGTAAACCCGTTTTCTTTAATGACCTTAAGTACGCTAGGAACTCTACCTGCTAATTCTTCTCTGTGTGATACCAACCATATAGATTTATGCCTACGTCTACTCATATCTTTTAAAATAGCAATACTGTTTTCAACTCCCAAAGTATCTAAACCAGAATCTATAAGTTCGTCGATAAACAACGTATTGATCGGTGTGTATAAACTTTCCCAAACATCACGAAATGCGAAACTTAACCCTAATATTAATCTGTTTCTCTCGCCTCTAGATAAATTGTCGAAATCTAATTCTCTACCCAATTCAGTAATTTCTACTTGTAAATCATTTTTAAATACAACCTGATGGGGCAATCCAATTTTGTCAAGATAGTGAGTTAGTCTTGCATTCAGATAACTTAGATTTTGATCGATAATCTTTTTGCGAACAAAGCTATCTTTGCTAGTTAACAAGTCTAATAGAAATTTTTGATGTTCCATAGTTCTTGTTAGCCTGTTTATTTGATCAAAACTTATTTCTTGTAACGCCTGACTCTCCATATCATTTATTTGTTCTTGATATGGATCTATTTCCTTTAGTTTAGCAGCAAGCATAGTAGATATATTGTTCATTGTACTACGATGTTCTACTGCGTCACTTTCCGCATCATAAAACGTTTTAGGTGCGGGTCCTGGCTCACCGATAACTTTTAGTTGTTCTTGTAGTTCAAGGATCTCACCAGATAAAGTCAAGCATATCAGTCCAGAATCACTTAACTGAGATTCTTTTAATTTTAAAACTTCGTCGTGTTTCTTATCATGCAAATCTTGCCCACATGCGTAACATTTATGATTTTGTAAAGATTCAATTTCTTTTTTAAGCTTATTGTTTGTTTTCGTTTCTTTATCAAGATCCAATTCGGCTCTTGATATAAATTTGTTTAAGTCGGTATACTTTTTGTATATTTCAGTATGCTCCGCTAATTTTTTATGCATTGACAATTCATTTTCAATGTCAATCTTACTTAATTCTTCTAAGCTAGTTTTAAGTTCTAAAACATCTTGATCATATTTTGTTTTCCACAACTTCTGCCTGCGCTTTAATGCCTCTATCTGTTCTTGTACACGTTTGTTTGCCTCTTCGACGGCTTTAATGCGAAAATCTTCTTGTTGAATTTCGTCTTTGGTATCCTTTATTAATGATTTAATTACTTCAGCTTTTTCTGACAATAAGGTTATACCTAAAAGCTGTTCGATAATATCTCTTTGCTCATTAGACTTAAGTGCTAGAAAAGGTTGCGTGTACGTATTAAGCGCAATGATATGCGTAAACATATCCTTGCTCATGTGAACTACTTTTTCAATTGCTTGTTGTGTTTCTTTATTTTCGCCTTGAGTGTCATCTTGCGTTTTTTGTAAATCGTTGTTTACATAAAATTTTAATATATTTGGTTTTCTACCGCGCTCTATTTTATAATCGATACCGTTAACAGAAAACTCTAATGTAACTAACATTCCTTTACTGTTTGTTCTGTTAACTAGATTGTCTTTGCGAATGTCATTAATAGGAACACCGAACAACGCATAGCTAAGACCCTGTATCAATGTGGTTTTGCCAGTGCCGTTACGGGCACCGTCACCTCCTAAATCTAGATTTTCTCCTAGTATTAGTGTTAGTTCTTGTTTATGTAAATCTATTGCTTGTGTTACTTGACCCGTACTTAAAAAATTACGGAGAGTAATATTTTTTAATGTTATCATAGATTATTATAAATGTCCAACAATATTTTCTTATCAAATGCTGCGGATTCTATCGCATTAATTTGATCAATAACAATTTGATCCACAGATTCAAACTGCAATCCTTCAAATCCTTGTTGTTCAATTTGATCAAGCTTCATAGGTATTAATGTCATTTCTCTTAATTTATGTTCTGGTATAAGTGTTTCTCTAATAAAATTAGCTTCTTCATAACTAATATCGATATCTAAATGAACACGAACGTGACTATCAATTAATAATAAGCCTTCTGGATTTTCTAATACTTCACTTAGTTTATACACTCGATACAATGGTTGTCTAGGCCATGATTTAAATACTGGTTCTTCACCCCATTCTAATATCATCATACCACGTGCATCATCACCCGCATCAGCATAGTTGTGTGGAAAAGCATTTCCCATATACCAAATATTTTTTCTTGCTTGTCTTTTGTGAAAATGACCACTGAATACTTTATCGAATCCGCCTAAGTGAGATTCGTTAAGTTCACCATGGTCTGGCATCTCTACCATAGCGTTCATATAGAAGTGTGGTAATTCAAAATGACCAAACAAATATTTGCCATTTAATTTCTTCAGTTTTTTGTAATCGTCTTGTACTAACCATGGCGCAATAGTGACATCTCCTTGAGTGTACCAATCATTTACTAAAGTTATGTTTTGTAAATGTTTAGCCCACTCAACTGAATGTATGTCTCGCCTGTCACGATAGTATAAATCGTGATTACCTGGTATAAAAAATACCCTGTCAAAATTTTGACTTAACTTCTCGATAGCATTTAAACTAAACTGTAGAGTATGTAAATTAATACTTGCTCTATGATGATGCCAGTCTCCTAAAAAGAAACAAGTTTCACAATTTTCTTTTTTAGCCTCACTTATGAACCAATCGATAAAATTGGCGCAATCTTGATTGTGTTGTAAACTATTTGTCTTAAGACCAAAATGTATATCTGTAAACAGTGCTGCTTTTTTAAAAAGGTTATTCATCCAGTAAGTTTAATCTAAATTTTGTAAAATGACAATATAAAAGGTTATTCTTCGTATGACATGCTAACTTGACCTTGACGAGTCCAACTAGGATTTAATCCATTTATTTCTAATATGTCATCACGTATGTTTTGATTACGTTTTTCACTGTTTAGTACACGGCAAAAACTATTGGTAATTGCTGCCGTATAATATGCAAATGGGTTTTGAGATTTGGCTTCGTTAAATCGCAACCCTACGTAGGTTAATTGAAGAATAGCACTATTACGCATTTCATCATTATATGTGTACCCACGCCAATTAAATTTCAT